TACAGAAACACGCACAGTAATGCCACGTAAAAGATCAGAGCACTACGTCAATAACAAGGAGTTTCTTGCTGCAATTATTGATTATAAAGACCAAATTATCATTGCCGAGAAAAGAGGTTTACCTAAACCTGTAATTCCCAGATACATTGGCGAATGCTTTCTAAAGATAGCAACTCACCTATCATTCAAACCAAACTTTGTAAACTATATGTTCAAAGATGATATGGTATGTGATGGCATAGAGAACTGTGTTCAATACATTGATAACTTCAATCCAGATAAGTCTAGGAATCCTTTTGCATACTTCACACAGATAATACACTATGCATTTCTAAGAAGAATACAGAAAGAGAAACGTCAGTTAGATATAAAACAAAAGATAATAGAAAAGTCTGGGTATGACGAAGTCTTCGTCGCAGACGAAGCGGATAAGTCCTCTGAGTATAACTCTATCAAAGATGCTGTACAATATAGAACCAATAACAGATGACTTACGATCTCACAGAGGAAGAGTGGGAGTGTGTTCGTGTCTGTATATCTAATGCACCGATACCCTACGATATCACCAAGAAAAAAATACCTGCTGATATCCTAGAAAAAATAGGAAAACCCATCGAACATCGAGAAGAGGGTCTATCCAAACCAAAATACGATCTATCAAAGTACGGAATCCATGAGAGTTGACAGACACAGAGACATCGCTGATGACCTTGAAGCAGAGTTATTATCTGAACTAGAGGGCATCACCACACAACTACGTGGCACTATGAAAAGAATGACTAGAGTAAACTCCATGGGGAGATCAGCAAAAGTCATCGAAATTGAGTATGATGTAAACGAATGAAAGTTGCTATTATCACAGACCAACACTTTGGATTCAAGAAAGGTTCTAAACTATGGTTAGATTACTTTCAGAAATTTTATGATGAGATATTCTTTCCTACATTAGAGAAGCATGGTATAGATACTATACTTGATCTAGGAGATACCTTTGATAACAGGAAGGGTGTGGATCTATGCTCTCTCAATTGGGCAAAGTCCAATTACTTTGATCCTATTCGAGATAAAGGAATGTCAATGATTAGTATAGTTGGCAATCATACTGCTTTCTATAAGAATACTAATGACATCAACACTATAGATCTGATGCTCAGAGAGTATGATAATATACGTATCGTTGAAGAGTGTGAAGAGATAACTGTAGGTGGGTTACCAATACTGTTTATACCTTGGATCAACCCAGAGAATGAGGCAACAACATATAAGATGGTGAAGGATAGTAAGTGTAAGGTTGCTATGGGTCATCTAGAACTAAATGGGTTCGTTGCCACACACGGGCACGTAATGGACGTAGGAGCAGACTTTGAGTGTTATGACCACTTTACTCATGTGTTCTCAGGACACTACCACACAAGGTCAAATAACGGTAGGATATATTACCTAGGCAATCCATATGAGATGTTCTGGAATGATTGTGATGATCCAAGAGGATTCCACATATACGACACAGAGAAACTAACACTCAAGACAATCAATAATCCTTATCAGATGTTTAAGATTATCAATTATGATGATACACCTAGACAACTGACTAAGTTTGAGGAGTATAGGAATAAGATAGTCAAGGTTGTAGTTAGACAAAAGACTGATGATAAAGAGTATGAAAGATTCATGCAATCATTAGCAAGGGTACACCCATATGACATCAAGGTGGTAGAGAGATCTGTAAATATGCTTGCACCTGAGGAGAACGTAGCACAGACAGAAGATACGATGACTCTACTCAACACATATGTCGATGATCTAAGCACAGATCTAAATAAATCTAAGATCAAAGACATTTTAAGAGTCACTTATCAAGAGGCATGTGAGGTCATCTGATGCATATTATTACACCAAAGCATAGTCAAGACGAGGGAGCATATGCAGTCGTCAACGAGTATGGTGAGAAGGTTGTATTCTTTTTTGTAGAGAAAGATGATGCCGATAGATATGCTATGATGTTAGAAGGTTCGGGTGAACCTATTATGAAAGTAATACATGTTGCTGACCGTGTAGCAATTGCAGCTTGCGAAAAAACAGGAACAAGGTATACTATAATAGGTAAAGATGATTTTGTTATTCCAGTTGATCCTAAGTGATTCGTTTCAAAGAAATTCGTTATAAAAACTTTTTGTCCTCAGGGAATCAATTCACATCTATAAAGTTAGATGAGAATAAAGATACTCTCATTGTTGGTGCAAATGGTTCGGGTAAGAGTACGGTTCTAGATGCTCTTACATTTTCTTTGTTCGGTAAACCGTTCCGAAAAGTTACGAAGGGTCAGTTAGTCAACAGCACAAACGAAAGAGATGCTGTTGTGGATATACGATTTGATATTGGTGATGTACCTTATAGGGTTATAAGAGGCATCAAACCAAATATTTTTGAGATCTATAAAAATGGAAAGAAGTTCAATGAGGACTGCTCTGCTAACGATCAACAAAAGACTTTGGAAGGACAGATACTCAAACTCAACTACAAGTCTTTCACTCAAATTGTTATACTTGGGAGTGCTTCTTTCGTTCCCTTTATGCAACTATCTGCTCCACATCGCAGAGAAGTTATAGAAGACTTACTTGACATCAAAGTTTTTTCTATGATGTCAGATATCTTGAAGACTCAAATCAAACAGTCAAGAGATAACTTGAGAGTCATGGAACTGAAGAAAGAATCAGTTGCAGATAAAATAATAATGCAGAAAAGATTTATCAAACAAATAGAGGAAGAAGGTTATGACAGCATCAACACCAAACAACAAGAGATCGAGAATTGTGATACCGAAACAGAAGAGTATCAAAGGAGTGTTGAAGATCTCATCTCTAAAGTCAATAAAAAGGAGAAGGATATTCAACAATATACTAAATCAAGTAGTACTATAAAAAAGTTAGAAAAGTTAAAATCAAAAATACAAACTAAAGAATCAAACTCTAGTCATGAACTAGATTTTTTTGAAGCACATTCGGTTTGTCCTACATGTACACAGAATATAGAAGAGTCATTCAGAGTAAATAGAATTGAACACCTCCAAGGAGTTCTTGCCAAACATCAAAGTAGTTTGGATGAAATCACCACTGCTATAGAAGCAGAGGAAGAACGAGAACAACAGTTTCTCAAACTCCAGAAGGAGATTACTACACTATCTAATGAAGTTTCTCAATTCAATATTAGAATTGCTAACAACAACAAACGAAGAGGAAATCTTGAAACAGAAATTCAAAACATTACCGATAGACTTGAGAATAAAAATTCTGAGGATGAGAAACTAACAGAGTATAAGGATAAACTAAAAGACATACTAAACAATTTACAAACAACTCAAGATGAGTTCGATTATCTAGAACAGGGTAACGAACTACTCAAAGATGATGGTGTAAAGAAAAGTATTATAAGAAAGTATCTACCTCTGATCAACCAACAGGTCAATGAGTATCTACAGAGGATGGATTTCTATGTCAACTTTATGTTAGATGAAGACTTCAATGAAACTGTGCAGACACCTGTGCATGAGAAGTTCTCTTATGCATCATTCTCTGAAGGAGAGAAGATGAGGATCGACCTTGCACTTCTGTTTACATGGAGAGAGATAGCAAGGATGAAGAACAGTGTCGTTACAAATTTGCTAATCATGGACGAGGTTTTTGACTCATCACTAGATGAGTTTGGTACAGACTACTTCCTCAAAATTGTACGGTATATCATCAAGGATGCTAACGTGTTTATAATCTCGCACAAACAGGATCTATACGATAAATTCAATCACTGTCTGGAGTTTACTAAGGACAAGGGGTTCTCCAAACTAAAAGTTTGACAAGTGCGAACTTTGTGCTATCATATATAATCATACAAAGGAATCGAAAGATCGTACCCCTGCGTAGATAAAAAGACACCCATGTCGGGGTCGTCTAACATCCGCAGGATTTTTTTATGTCTTGCGAGATACTTAAAAACAATAATGAACATTAAATCAATCTTAGCAGTCGCTGCTGTAACTGCTTTCTCTTCTCCTGTATTAGCAGGACCTTACGTTGGTGTAGACACCAAGTCAAAATTCACTGGTAACAACTACAGTGCAACAGAATTCACTGGTAAGATCGGTTATGCTGGTGCTTTAGGCGAAGGTGGTACTAAGTACTTCGTAGAAGGTGGTCCTATTATAACTGTTGCTGACGGTGGTACAGAAACAACTGAATTAAGAATCAACTCTGGTTTAGCATTTGCTCTAACAGACTCAGTTGGTGCTAAAATCGGTGGTAAGTTCACATCTAACGATGGTGGAGACAACAAGTACGAATTCCTAACTGGAATCAAGTACAGTTTCTAAGAAACAACTTACATAATACAAGGGGTGCTTGACACCCCTTTTTTTATGCTATATAATAAATGAACCTAGGTTAGATTATGGATCAAGAAGAGGCAATGTTTGGTGCTGAACCCAAACCTAAGAAGAAGCCATCTAATGATGGAAAGTATAAGTGGATATCAATTGGTGTGGTAGGCAGTCTATTCGCTGTGTCACATCTTGGTATGATAGGACATATTGTAAGTAGAAAAGATACACCTAAGTTACCTAACTTGAATATACCTGTAGGACCATACACTTCATATAAGGCAAGTGTATCAGAGGATGGTTACGCTATAACATATAAAGCAAACGATCCTAAGACAATGCATATCACTACAAGTATAAAAGAGAAAGGAGGTTTCTTAGGGTTAGCAAACAACACCAAAGAAGTTGTTGAAGAGTATGTCATGGATGGTGTAACCAATCAAGGAGGACCTGTATCTAATCCTAGATCATGGCAAGATCCTGCAACATTAGGGAGTACAACGAACACACAGGGAGATGCGGTTGCTAGATCAGAAGCATGTATCAAAGCAATCGGAAGTGCAGAAGGAACAGGAAGACTCGTGGGTACCTCGATTGGTGCTTCTGCTGCTCCTGCTCTGTCTAATATCCCCTTTATTGGTTGGGTCGCTGCTGGTTGGGTGGCAATGTTTAGTGGCAATCAGGGTTCTGACATAGGTGGAAGTATGGCAGAAGGTCTAAACGAGAACTGCTAATGTGGGAAGGTATACTTATTATTGCAGTTGGGTCTGTTGTCTTCATTCTTGTTGACATATGGATCAGGGAGAAATTCGGAAAGAAATAACATAAATAGTAACAGTTCTTTACAATTGAATGTCAGAAGTTCAGCACATGTTGATCAAGGTGATAATGTTGATATTTGTCACCACTGTTCCTACAGCGTTAGTGCTGTCAATCTTTTTGCGGGTTTGGGGTAGAGATATAAGCAAGGATGATGCGTGACATAAGTGTGTCTTATGTAAAGTTTCTTGACAAAATTTTATTTTTTATATATAATTATGTAACAAAAGTTCACAATTACTAAATGACTGTAACTACTGAATCAGGCGGACGTCAAAATGCGTTCCCAACTGAAACAAAACCTTACGTTGATGAAAGCGTAGTATATGAAGGGTATCCTCAAAATGCTGAGAAAGTAAATGGTCGTTGGGCAATGGTTGGTTTCATTGCACTGATTGGTGCTTATGTTACTACTGGACAAATTATTCCAGGTATCTTCTAATGGATTTTTCACATCCCTACTGGAAGTACGCAGAGAAGGTCAATGGACGTCTCGCAATGCTCGGTCTAGTGATCGGGACAATCAACTACGGTCTATTCGGTTGGATAGCACCAGGTTTATTCTAAGCAAACAATTACAAGGTACAAACAAATGACACCAGAAGCAGAAAAGTTTAACGGTTGGATGGCAATGATTGGATTCGTTGCAGCAGTCGGAGCATACGCAACAACAGGCAACATCATTCCAGGTATATTCTAATGAAAGACAATATCGAACCACAAAAGAAAATTGCAGAAAGATGGAACGGTAGACTTGCTATGTTAGGTTTGATTGCAGCAGCAACTTCAGACTTATTGACAGGTCACATGTTCTTCGGTCAGTTCTAAATGACAGATCTTTCTGTAGTAAATGATATATCACCCTTTCAAGCAATACTATGGTGCTTCTATCCCATAGGAGCACTTGTATTTCTTGAACTATTCATCCGTGCCATCAATGATGACGACGATGATGATTTTGATGGTGGTAAAGCAGTCCCAGTTTATCAAGGAGCAAACTAATGCAACACTTACTATTCACAACATTAGTAACAGCATACATCTTATCAGGTGTAGGTAATATCGCTTTCGCATGAAAGTATTTTCAAACCCATACTATCCGTTGATAGAATTCGGATTCTTTGTTATTGTAGGCACAGTAGCAGGATTCGCAGGAGTAGTATGAAACATTTCATCCAATGGTCTAACAGGTGCATGGTTGTAGCAATGCTACTCGTGTCCTGTATTTTATTAGGTGGGAAGGCATACGCAGATGTGCCAGTATTATATGTACAAGTCCCTCAGTGGACAGACGATTGGGCAGTATGTGCAGTAGACATACCTGACGCTAAGTGTCATTGGTATGTACAACAGGCAGACAACACATTTGGTGAAGGTTTCGATTGGGAAACTGCTCCATGGTTTGATGCCAACGGTTTATACGATGTCCCCGCAATGCAAGCATCGACAGCAGTAGAGAAGTTGCAAGATAGATAGTATGCTATCATGGCAACATGGAAAAGATAGAGATCGGTAATAACTTCCACAACTTCTTAGAGGTTGTAGAAAAAAGATTTATAAAAAATGAAAGATGGGATAGGTCGTATGATTATCATGCGGATCCCATCTTTTTTACTAGCATCACATTCTTAAAAATGTTGCTAGAAAATAATCAAAGACTTGACTTACCAAGTAAGTATCTGGTATTCAATGATCAGGAGGATGTGACACCAAGAAAGAAGTTTGATCACGACCTACTGAAAAGAAAATTTCCTAAGTGTATTGACACACCTGTTGTAGGATACTATCCTCCTACAGGATTTGTAGGTTGGCATACTAACTACAAGGTGCCAGGTCATATAATATTGTTCAACTGGTCAGAAGATGGAGAAGGGTTCTTCAGATTTGCCAAAGGAAATAAAATGGATACTATAAAGGATGGAAAGGGTTGGAGTTGTAAGGTGGGATACTTCGGAGAGAATGTAGAAGATCAACTGTGGCACTGTGCTAGGACAGAGTGTCGTAGGTTTTCTTTTTCGTATCGGTTTGCAAACAAACAAGATTGGCAGGATGCAGTTGACTTGATACTGGGTTAGTGTTATTGTATAAGTGTTAGACATTTATCATGAAACTCAGGGAACCTATGAGACTATCTGAAAAGACAACTAAAATTCTTCAGAACTTCACGTCTATCAATCAGTCATTGCATTTCAAAGAAGGAAATACATTGAGAACTATGTCAGTCATGAAAAATGTTCTGGCAGAGGCAGAGATTGAAGAGTACATACCACGTGAATTTGCAATCTATGATTTGCCACAGTTCTTGAACACATTGTCATTGACTGCTACACCATCTATTGATGTGTCTAGTAACCAGTCACATGCAACAATCAAAGGAACAACAAATCATCAGACAAAATTCTTCTTCTGCGATCCTAGTGTCATTGTGGCACCACCAGAAAAGAAGATGGAACTTCCTAGTATAGATGTGGAGTTCAACCTATCAGAGCAAGACCTAAAGAGTTTACTCAAAGCATCATCTATCATGCAACTACCAGACCTATCTGTTGTAGGTAATGGTAATACTGTAGAAGTGATAGTATCTGATCGTAAGAATGATACATCGAATGTTTATAGTCTTACTGTCGGAAATACTGAACACACATTCTCATTCAACTTCAAGATAGAGAATATCAAGACACTTATTGGTGGATATACTGTTCAGATTTCTAAGAAGAATCTTGCTAAGTTCTATAGTAGTTCATATAAACTTACATACTTCATTGCATTAGAACCTGATTCTAAATTCGATGAATAATTACGGACTAGAGATAGCGTTCTGGGTTATACTAGGACTCTATTTCGTATACCTCTGGGAGGAGAAAAAGTGAATAGTGAAGGTAAGGAAGACAAGGGTACACCTAAAGTAAACAAAGACGCTATCAAAAAGTTAGTCAAACAATACAAGAAAATCAAAAAGTACCACAAGTCAAATCTCTATCAAATCAAACAACTAGATGACCAATGAATTTCTATGGGTCGAGAAGTATCGTCCCAAGACAATAGAAGAGTGTATTTTACCAGACTCAACAAAGAAAACCTTTGCTGAGTTTGTACAGTCTGGTGAATTACCTAACTTATTACTTGCAGGTCCACCAGGTGTAGGTAAAACTACAGTTGCAAAGGCATTGTGTAATGAGTTAGGTGTTGATTATTATGTAATCAATGGTTCTGACGAAGGAAGATTTCTAGATACTGTAAGAAACCAAGCAAAGAGTTTTGCTTCTACTGTCTCGTTGACGAGCAGTGGCAACCATAAAGTAATCATAATAGATGAAGCAGACAACACGACCCACGATGTACAACTCCTTCTTAGGGCAAATATTGAAGCGTTTTATAACAACTGTCGTTTCATCTTCACCTGTAATTACAAGAACAAAATTATTGAACCTCTCCACAGCAGATGCTCGGTGGTCGAGTTCGGAATTAGAGGGAAAGAAAGACAAGAACTAGCAGCAAAATTCTTCAAAAGATTACAGACAATACTGGCAGAAGAAAAAGTAAAGGCAGAACCTAAAGTTTTAGTAGGACTCATCAACAAACATTTTCCTGACTGGAGAAGAGTTCTAAACGAATGCCAGAGATATTCTACAAGTGGTGAGATTGGTAGTGAAGTTCTTACCGCACTATCTCCAACGAATACAAATGAGTTGATAGGTTTTCTATCTAAGAAAGAGTTTCAAAATGTAAGGAAATGGGTAGTACAAAATCTTGACAATGATCCCAACTCTATACTAAGATCAGTATACGATTCAATATACGAAAACTTGAAACCGTCCTCTATTCCAGAAGCGGTTCTCATCATTGCAAAGTATCAATACCAATCAGCATTTGCTGCTGATCAGGAAATCAACATGCTTGCAGCAATGACTGAACTCATGGTGCAATGTGAGTTCAAATAATGTATAATTAGTATGTACGAAGATTTATTATGGACGTGACTCCCCAACAACCTGTCGGAATTATCCAAGAGATACCTGTTTGTCTCCCAGAACCACCACCAGAAGGTAGAACAATGATTCAGCATGTTGGAGTTGCTGGCATTGTTGTCTTCCTAGTATCAGCAATCGTTGCATCATTCTGGTTGATTGGTAAAGGATTGACTAAAGAACAACTAGCAGATCTAAAGAAAGCAGAAGAGGCACCAAAGCGAAAAACTAGAAAGAGAACAAGTGCCAAAAGTAAAAATACTAAGTCAGAATAGTATGAAGTGTTTAGTTACAGGCGGTGCGGGATTCATAGGATCTCACATCGTCGAAAGACTACTGGAAGATGGTAGTGAAGTTGTCGTTGTGGACAATGAATCAGCAGTTAGTAATGATGAATTCCACTGGTATGCTTCAGCAAGTAATCATAAGGTAGACATAAGAGATTATGATAAGATAAGACCATTGTTTGATGGTGTAGATTGTGTTTTTCATTTAGCAGCATTCAGTAGAATACAAATTGCTATGAAAAATCCAGATGCTTGTATAGATGTCAATTACGTTGGCACTAACAATCTTCTGAAATGTGCTGTGGAAGCAGGAGTAAAAAGATTTGTAAACTCTTCCACATCATCCTCATATGGTTTAGCAAACACACCTCCTCTAAGAGAGGACATGCCTACAGATTGTCTAAACCCATACTCAGCATCTAAAGTTGGAGCAGAAATTTTATGTCAGATGTATTCAAAATTGCACGGACTCTCAACCGTGACCTTGAGGTACTTCAATGTTTACGGTCCTCGTCAACCACTAAAGGGAACATATGCTCCCGTGATTGGTTTGTTCGAGGAGCAAAAGAAAGCAAGAACACCATGCACCATAGTCGGTGATGGTGAGCAGAGAAGAGATTTCACACACGTGTCAGATGTAGTAGAAGCAAATATGTGTGCAATGCAAACAAATTGTGATGGAGTATTCAATATTGGTACTGGTAAAAATCATTCTGTAAATGATATTGCAAAATTAGTCAATAACCCTTATAATACAATACAAATACCATCAAGACCTGGTGAAGCAAGAATTACTCTTGCAGATAACACAAAGGCAAAAACATTATTGGGGTGGGAACCTAAGAAAGAACTTCATGAATACTTTGAAAACTCCTCTAAGATATCCTGGCGGTAAGTCTAGAGCAGTAGAGAAGATATATTCAAGATTCCCTTATGGTATAAAAGAATATCGTGAACCTTTTTTGGGTGGTGGTAGTGTTGCATGCTACATCGCACAGAAGCATCACAACCTTCCTATATGGGTAAACGATTTGTACTTCCCTTTATATAATTTTTGGGTACAACTTCGTGATAATAATGATTATGTTTATAAACAACTACAACAACTCAAGAGTAGATTCCCTGATCCATCATCAGCGAAAGGTTTGTTCCTTGATGCAAAGGAGAAGTTGAACGATGAGACCACCGATCTCCCCGACAAGGCTGTTTGTTTCTATATTATTAATAAGTGTAGCTTCAGTGGGCTTACTGAATCGTCTTCGTTCTCCCCGCAAGCCTCAGATTCCAACTTTTCTATGCGAGGTATCGAAAAGATGCCCTATTACGGATTACTTATAAAGAAGTGGAAAATAACAAACTTATCTTACCAAGAGTTACTAGATGGTGATGATGCATTCTGTTATCTTGATCCACCATACGAGATAGGTTCTAATCTGTATGGTAAGAAGGGTGCGATGCACAAAGGATTTGATCACGATCTGTTTTTTACTACATGTGATCTATCAAAACAAGATTGTTTAGTCAGTTATAATACTACACAAGTTATAAAGAGTAGATTTCTAAATTGGACAGCATCAGAATTTGATCTGACATATACTATGAGATCAGTTGGTGAGTATATGAACGAACAGAAACAAAGGAAAGAATTGCTATTGTCAAACTACTAGATAATATAGCAATATACAAAATATGTTATCTACACAATACCGATTGCGACTGGAAGGCATTTGTAAGTCAATCGCTGCGGGACAAGAAGTCTCAATAGCAGACATGATCTGGGCAGAAAAACTTTCAAAAGCGAATACGAGTGCAAGAGGTATGTTGAAAACTGCAAGACGTATGGTTACAAATCCAAACGATTCTTTTCTGAATAGCTTGAACATAGGAGACCCCGATTCAAGTAATCATCGAAGGGGTTTCACATCACCTGATGAGGTGGTAGACTGGTTTCATCAAGAGAGATCAGATGATTGGAGGCAAAGAGATTAATGGCATACAATGTTACAGTAATTGACACTGAACAAAACACAACAACTATTGAAGTTGAAGAGGATGAATATATCCTTGATAAAATTGAAGAGGAAGGAATAGATGCTCCTTACTCTTGTAGAGCAGGTGCCTGTTCTACTTGTGCAGCAAAAATTAAAGAAGGAACTGTAAATCAAGAAGATCAATCATTCTTAGATGACGAGCAACTTGAAGCAGGTTTTGTGCTTACATGTGTTGCATATCCTACATCAGATCTTACAATACAATTAGGAGCAGAAGAAGAACTTTATTAATGGGATACGATTTATTTGGAGATCATGGAAGAAACTTACCCACTCCTCATGGTAGTGGCACAAGACCTATGTACGCTGACATGGGTAAATCATGTGCACCAGATCCAAATCGTAAAAGAACTTACCCAGAAGTAATTGCTTTGTTTTGTCTCGACTCACACAACACAAGTTACTTCTTCAAAAGGGAAGATGGGACATACTATTGGTTACATGCTCGTAAAGATAAAGATGATGAGTATGTGGATGTAGATAACCTACAATTAGAAATGTTTGAAGATCCTGTTCTATCTAAAGAATTTATTATGAATGCTATAATGTAGGTATATATACTCACATGAAGCACATCAACACATTCGTCTTAGATATTACAATCTATATCTTAGACTTCCTCTACAGAGGTAGAGACTTTCAAAGGTTCTGGGTTCTTGAAGTGATTGCCAGAGCACCTTACTTTTCTTTTATAAGTGTGTTACACTTTAGAGAATCACTGGGACTGAGAGGAGAAGATCATGTACACTTGATGAAGGAACATTTTTATCAGGCACTCAATGAAACAGAACATCTTGAAGAAATGGAGCTTAGAGAAGGTAACAGGTATTGGATTGACCGCTTCTTTGCCAAACATCTTGTTTTACTTTATTATTGGATTATGGTTGGGTACTATCTTCTTAGTCCTAAGAACGCTTATGACATCAACTTGAAGATAGAGAAGCATGCTTTTGAGACATATACAAAGTATCTTCTATATCATCCAGAAGATAAAAAGATAGCAGAGATAGCACAGGATGAATTAGAACATGCAAAAGAACTACAACATGCTATGATGATGATATGATATCAGTACATCAACATTGGGATCCATTGAAGGTATGTGCGGTTGGTAGATGCTACCCACCGCATTTCTTTTCTAGGATAAAAAATAGTAAAGTTCGTAATGCAATGGAGAAGATTGCATTCGAGACTGAAGAAGATTATCAGAAACTAATAAGCAAATTAGAAGAGTTTGGTGTCACTGTTTTGAGAACAGATATAAGTGAAGACCCAGAGGTATATGTAAAGGATCAGAAACAACAACCTAAAGGTCAAGGACATGTGACAAAGTATCCTCCCATGTTTCCAAGAGATTATACTGCTATGATAGGTGGCACATTCTTCATGCCATCAAGAAACTATGGGCAGAACATTGATGTAGCAAAAATATTTGAAAGATTATGTAACTCAGAGATGTCAGACTTGACTCATCGTGAGAGACTTATGGCAAAAATGCTAGAAAATATGCTAGAACCTCAGAAAAATTTGTCTACATCTATGTCATTATTCAAGTTTCGCACTCAAAAGAAATATCACCATAAGGTAAAAATTTTAACAGGTCTAGATTTTGATTATATGATAGATGAGATAGTCAAAGCAGAGACTATGCAGATAGGTGCACCTAATAAGTGTCCTAACCACAGTGAATTTTATCCCTATGCTACTATAGAGCAGTGGTTGAAGGATAATAATGTGCCAATCATATATGATCAGTACATAAACTCTGCCACTATGTTCAGAATCGGTAAAGATTTGTATTTTAGTTTCTGTCATGTCATCAATAAACTCAATCAAAAGAGTTTTGACAGGAAACTAAGAAGATTATTCCCTGATTATCGTATAAATTACCTCGCTAACACAGGACATAGTGATGGTAGTACATGTGTAGTCAAACCAGGTCTTGTAGTTTCACTAAAAGACACCGAAAATTGCAGTAAATTATTCCCTGACTGGGACATATGTAGTATAACAGGGGAGTCTTGGGACAAAGTAGATGGTTTTCTTAAGATGAAGGAGAAAACTAGAGGAAAATACTTCGTTGCGGGCGAAGAAGACAACGATGACTTGATAGAATACATGGATAGTTGGTTATCACACTGGCAAGTATACGTTGAGGAGTCAGTTTTTGATGTAAACATGCTAGTTATTGATGAAAAGAACATCATATGTAATGGTTATAACGAGAAAGTGTTCAAATATTTTGAAAAACATGGGGTCACTCCACACATTGTAAATATGAGACATAGATACTTCTGGGATGGAGGTCTACATTGTGTAACCTCAGACTTATCTCGTGAAGGAGAGCGAAAAGACTACTTCCCTGACAGAAATTATGTTTCAGATCTTATAGCATGAAGGATTTACTCCAAGATTGGTTTGATTTTTTACAAAAACCGAACAAATCATTTGATAATATGCCACCTTGTCCCTTTGCTAAGTCGGCATTCCAAAGAAAGAAGATAGAGATAGTAGAATACAAGAATATGCTCACAGTTATAGAGTATATGATGAAACCATGGGAGAAAGAGGTGGTTATATTTGTACTACAGGACTATGGTGCAGCATATTTACAGTGGTTAGCAATGAAATTGGGTATCATGTACCCTGATTTTATATTCTTAGAGGATCACCCTGAACTAGAAGAGAATATTGACGGTCAAATCATGAATAGTGGTAAAGTATTGCTCTTAGTACAGGAAAGAAAGGAGTTAGAGGAGGCAAGAAGGGACTTGATGAAGACAAAATATTACGATAAGTGGACGTTGGAACTCAAACAAAGGATATTCGATAGGTAAATATATGTTATACTAAGTTTTTATGGAGGGTCTATTGTCTGAAGAGGTAAATGATCTGTGGGATGACATGGGCACACTAAACTCATTGTATAGTGAAATGTGTTGGAAAAATGATGAACCTATTGAGTTTATTCCCGATTACAAGAACGATTGCATCATTATTAGGCGAAAAAAATGGAACTAAAAGACTGGTTGAAGTCTATCAACGAGACTAAAACCAATCTTATTGATAATGACTCTACACTTGAACCAAAATACTTACCCTATATCGTGAACAGATGTATGTCTGGTCAGATAGACAGTTTGATGTTTGCAAATGAGATGAACATCAGTACCCATCTAGATAACAAGTTACAATACGACTTTTTACTATATACTTTGAGGAAAAAGAAGAGATTTTCTCCTTGGATGAGAAAAGATGAACTGTCTAACCTTAGTATTGTGAAGGAATACTACGGGTACAGTGATGAAAAAGCAAGACAAGTTCTACCTCTACTTACCGAAGACCAACTCAACATTATTACACGACGGTTGAATACCGGAGGATTGAAATGACTTTTGAAAACGAATTTGCTTGGTCTCCTGATAAAATGGTTGAGATAGTACTCAAAGAACCTGATGATTTTCTGAAGGTTCGAGAGACTCTCACCAGAATTGGAGTGGCATCAAGGAAAGAGAAGAAACTATACCAGTCATGCCACATATTGCATAAGCAAGGTAGGTATTACATAGTACACTTCAAGGAATTGTTTGCTTTGGATGGCAAACATGCTAACTTGACAGAGAATGACGTACAAAGACGTAATAGAATAATCAAATTACTTGTCGATTGGGGTCTAGTAGGTATATCTGACTCTGGATTAGAGTCAATATCTAATATGTCATCACTAAATCAAATCAAAGTCATCTCATTCAAGAACAAAAAGGATTGGGTGTTAGAAACCAAATATAACATAGGCAAAACTAAAACAACTACTAAATAAAAACGTCACCATTCGTGCGTGACACGCTACATACGGATATACGCTACCAAAAAGGGGGTTTCCACGACCCCCTTTTTCATGTCTGATTATATAATTAGTATTGTCGCCTACGGGGACATTACAATTAGACGCTTTAGGAGGTCACCATGTTCGGAAACGGATCTATAACTTTGTCTGTGCCTGATACACAGAAGTATCTTGAGAAGATACAAAGAAACATGATTGGATTTGATGATTGGTTCAATGAGTTCGATCAACACTTCGTAAACACAAACTACCCACCTTATAATAGTATAAAGGTATCAGAAAACCAGTATAGGTTAGAGGTAGCACTAGCAGGATTCAAGAAAGACAACATCAAAGTCTTCACACAGGAAGGAAAACTTACAATAGAAGGTAAGAAAGAGGATGGTGTTGCACATGACTATGTTCATAAGGGATTAGCACAAAGAGCATTCACTCGTACTTGGGCATTACCTGAGGAACTTAAGATTGATAATGTAAAATTTGAAGATGGTCTACTATTAGTAGAGATCAAGAAGGTTCTACCAGAAGGACAACAACGTAAAGACTGGCTCTAAATAATACTACAACACGGTAGTATTGAGTGTACAAGAAAGTCTTACATCATATAAAAGCGTCAGATCTACGGGAAACCGCAGGTCTGACTTTGCGTTTTAGGGACGAATTGAATGATAAGTTCTGGGTAAATGGTACTTTGAGACCTCAAGTTCGTAAATCTATTATGAACTTTGCCAAAGCATTTGCTGACTACGTAGATCTGAATGACAGAGCAGTAGTTGATGTGCTTATGTTAGGTGGTAATGCAGGATATAATTATACAAAATATTCTGATATAGATGTGCATCTGGTGGTAGATACAAACTATATTCCAAAGTGTGACCCATTATTTCTTGATGATTATTACATGGATAAGAAGACATTGTGGGAATTGACTCATGATGTAAAGATATATGGTGTCCCAGTAGAACCATACATCGAAAGACCAGGTGTTACACGTAAGAAATGTCAGGGTGTGTATAGTGTATTGAAGGGATACTGGTTACAGGAACCAACAAAGTTTGAAGATGACTTTGATGAGAATGAGTTGATGAAGAAGGTGAATAACATCAAGAATAAGTTAGACACACTAATAAAATCTGAGAAACCAGAGGCATTGAAAACAATTGTGAATAAAATAAGGATGGCAAGAGCATCATCACTAGATCGATATGGTGAATATGGTTTTGAGAATCTTGTGTTCAAAGAATTACGTAACAGTGGGTACATAGACAAAGTACGTAGTTCTATGCTATCCTTGAAGAACAAAAGTCTATCCTTATTATGATAAAGGTTATATTATTCAAGAACAATCTCGTTCTTATCTCTAGATTAGAAGAGGTAGGGTCTGAGATGGGTGAACCAGACTGTAAACTTATAGATCCTTTTGAACTCAAAGGTGAGTTCTTAGAATCATGGCCATCATTCACTATGCAAAGAGAAATGATGGTACATTCAGATAGTTTTCTTACCATATTAGAACCCGACAAAAAGCAGCTAGACAAATATCAATCGATGACTGCAAAGAATGTCACAGAAGAAGCTTAGAATACTTTGGTTATATCCTAATCAGCATATGAGAGTCACACCACCAGGTGGTGTTGCTATTATATCTGCTTGTTTAAAACGTGCTGGTTATAATAACATGGAACTGTTTGATGCCACATGGTATCCTATTGATAAGGAAGATGTGCATGCTAGACCTGATAGAGATAGGGAAAGAAGTAAGAGGGGAATGTTTCCTGAGTATAAGTGGGAGAGAGATGATATAAAATTAGAACTAGAAGAGATCGACATGTACACAGCATGGAGAAATAAGGTCTTGGAGTTCAAACCAGATGTAATTATCTCATCTATTGTTGAGGATACTTATTACCTTTGGAAAAATTTTATGTCTAAGATTGAGGACGTGAATTTTATCAATGTTGTTGGTGGTGTCTTTGCCACATATGCTCCTCAAGTATTTGAAGGACAAGTGGATTACATATGTCGTGGAGAAGGAGATGAAGCAATACCTGAGTTGATGGATCTTATTAGTGAAGGTAAGACAGGACATCATATTGCAAATATACATCCTAATCCGATGAGACCGGCAATGGATGTCAATGAATTACCACCAACAGACCATCAAATATTTGATGAGAGATCATTATACAGACCATTTCAAGGTAAGATAATCAAGATTGCTACTGTAGAAACACAGCGTGGGTGTCCATACAAATGTAAGTTCTGTAACTCACCATCCAATGCTGGAATATACAAAGAAGAAACTAACAGTGCATTCTTTAGAAAGAGATCTGTTGAGAGTCAGGAAAGAGAACTTGTAGACCTTATTGAGAAACATAATATAGAAGTTCTCTGGATAGTTACTGATACATTTCTCACTATGTCAAAGAGGGAGTTTGATAAGTGGGCAACGATGTATAGTAAATACAAACTACCATTTTTTACACAGACAAGACCAGAGTTATTGACACCTTACCAAGCAAGAACACTGAAAGAATTGGGATGTATCAAAATGAATCTAGGTGTAGAGCATGGTGACCCACAGTTCCGTAAAGATGTTGTAGGTAGGATATATCATAATGATGTAGCGATAGAAGCGTTTAGGATTGCAAGAGAAGCAGGACTATCTACTACATGCAATTTTATTATTGGGTATCCATATGAGACTATGGAACTTTGTATGAAGTCAGTTGAATTAGCAGCACAATTACATTGTGATGATACGAATGCCTTCATGTACACACCATATCATGGTACACCACTAAGGGATATGTGTGTAGATGCAGGATTTATAGACAAAGATTTGATAGTTGAGATGAGAAGTGATGATCAAGGTTCGTATCTAAACATGCCACCACCATACATGAGTAAAGAGGAGATACAATACATGTTCAATAATTTTGTGAGGTTGTTTAGAGAACGGGAACGTGCTATAGTGTCGTCATGAGATATTACACTAACGTCCAGATGGTTGGGAATGATTTTCTCGTCCGTGGATATGAGGATGGCAAATCGTTTACTACCAGAGAGAAATATAACCCTACACTTTTTGTGCCAAGCAAGAAGAGGACAAAATATAAAACATTAGATGGCAAATATGTACAGAGTGTCAAACCTGGTTCTGTAAGAGACTGTAGAGAATTTTATAGGACACATGGTGAGGTAAAAGGATTTGAAATATTTGGAAACAACAGATACATCTATCAATATATCTCTGACAAATACCCAGAGAAGGAAATAGTATTTGATATCAACAAGATCAAACTTGTAACGATTGATATTGAGGTCAAATCAGAGAAGGGATTCCCTACAGTACAGGCATGTGATGAGGAGATGCTTTGCATCACACTACAGGACTATGCTACTAAAAGGATATTGACATTCGGTGTAGGTCCTTATCATCACAATGACAAGATGGTCAAGTATGTACAGTGTAATGATGAGTATGATATGCTCCAGCATTTTATAACATACTGGTCAGCAAATCCACCAGAAGTTGTGACAGGATGGAACTGTCAGTTATATGATATAGCATATCTTGCTAAGAGAATTACCAGAGTTCTGGGTGAGAAGTCATGTAAAAAATTATCACCATGGGGTCTAGTAACTAATGAAGAAATTTATCTACAGGGTAGAGCACATACTGTATATGATATTGGTGGTGTCACAGTCCTAGATTACCTTGACTTATACCGTAAGTTTACATACAAAGCACAGGAGTCATACAAACTAGACTACATTGGTGAAGTAGAACTGGGTAAGAAGAAGTTAGATCACTCAGAGTTTGATACCTTCAAAGATTTTTACACTAAAGCATGGAATAAATTTGTAGACTACAACATCCAAGACGTTAGACTTGTTGACGCTCTGGAAGAGAAGATGAAGTTGATTGAACTTGCTGTGACTATGGCATTTGACGCAAAAGTTAACTTTACAGACGTGTTTTATCAGGTTAGAATGTGGGATATGATAATATATAATGACCTTAAACGTAAGGGCATTGTAATACCACCTAAGAAAGATGAATCTAAAAGCGAAAAGTATGCAGGAGCGTATGTCAAAGAACCTATACCTGGTATCTACGACTGGGTTGTTTCTTTTGACCTCAATAGTCTATATCCTCATCTTATTATGCAGTACAATATATCTCCAGAGACTCTTCTGGATGAGAGATATCCTAATGTAAGTGTTGATAAGTTACTGAATGAAGAGGTAGACCTATCTGGTTTAGATGGTGTGACTGTGTGTCCTAATGGTGCCATGTTTACTACAGAGAAACAAGGGTTCCTACCTAAGTTGATGGACAAGATATACAGTGAACGTGTTGTCTTCAAGAAGAAGATGATCAAAGCAAAGAAAGCATACGAGAAGAACCCTAGTAAAGAATTAGAAAGAGAAATATCTAGATGTAATAATATACAGATGGCAAAGAAGATACAACTAAACAGTGCTTATGGTGCTATCGGAAACAACTATTTTAGGTATTATAAATTAGAGAACGCTGAAGCTATAACGCTAGGCGGTCAGTTCTCTATTCGCTGGATTGAGAATAGAATGAACAAATACATGAACAAAATTTTGAAAACTAACGAGGTTGATTATGTCATTGCTTCTGATACCGATTCCATTTATCTCAATATGGGTCCTCTGGTCAAAGTTATATACGAGAAACGAGAGAAGACTACTGAGGGCATTGTTGGGTTCCTTGATAAGATCTGTGAAGTGGAACTTGAAAGGTATATTTCGAGTTCTTACCAAGCGTTGGCCACGTACGTCAATGCCTTTGAACAAAAAATGTTTATGAAGCGTGAGACGATAGCAGAAAGAGGTATATGGACAGCGAAGAAAAGATACATTCTAAATGCATGGGACATAGAAGGTGTGAGGTTTGCAGAACCTAAGTTGAAGATCATGGGAATAGAAGCAGTCAAGTCTTCTACCCCTGCTCCATGTAGAGAAATGATTAAAGAAGCATTAAGAATTATCATGAGTGGTACAGAGGATAATGTGATAGATTACATTGATGACAGTCGTAAGAAATTTAGGCAGATGGATCCCAGTCTCGTTGCCTTCCCTAGGTCTTGCAACAATGTAGACAAATATCATAGTAATTTTTCAATCTATACAAAGGGAACTCCCATACATGTTAGAGGATCTTTACTGCATAATCACTACGTCAAGAAGTATAAATTAGAAAACAAATACTCATACATACAAAATGGGGATAAGATTAAATTTTGTTATCTAACAAAACCTAATCCGATTCAAGAGAACGTAATATCTTTCAATGGTGATTTTCCTACAGAACTAGGACTGAACAAATACATCGATTACACTCTGATGTTTGAGAAGAGTTTCGTGGAACCTCTCAAGGCAGTCTTAGATGCAATAGGATGGTCAGTAGAAAGGCATGCAACACTTGAAAGTTTTTTCATGTGATGCTATAATATAATTTTACATCATGTTATGGACTTACCTATAGACGACAAAGAGTTTGACTACATCGTACTTGCTCTCTGGAAGTGCAGGAAATCTGAAAATATGTGTGGTGATTTGTACGAGAAATTGAAGTTGGTAAAGGAATACAAAGATCAAGGTTTACCTTACAAGAAAATACTCAGAGAAAAACACGGTATCGTAGCATGAGAATGAAATTGTATGGAGCAACAGGCAAGGGTAGACTTCCTACGTTAGGATCTCTAATCGATATAAAGAATCATCCTAAGTTTGATGCAGCACTACATCAGAGTAGGTGGCCAGTGGTATGGTGGGATGAGAAAGTCGAAGCAAGAAGAAATAAAAAACGCATTCAACAAGACAAGATAGATAGATTATATCCTAAGGTATAATGTTTTTTGAAAAAGTGAGTTTGGTCACGGGTGGGTTTGATCCTATCCACAGTGGTCACATACAATATTTTGCTAGAGCAAAAGATCTATCAAACTACCTAGTGGTTGGTTTGAATGGTGATCCATGGTTGACTAGAAAGAAGGGTCAGTATTTTCAGAGTTGGACAGAGCGAGCAGATATAATAAGACATTTGGATATGGTTGACGCTGTGATATCATGGGATGATGCTGATGATTCTGCCTGTGGTGCAATAGATAAGTGTCTTGATATAGCACAGGAAGTTATCTTTTGCAATGGTGGAGACAGAGGCAAGGGGAACACCCCAGAACTTGACAAATTCCAAAACAATGATAGAGTTAAGTTTGAATGGGGTATCGGTGGTACAGATAAAATGAACAGCAGTTCATGGATTCTCCACGGATACTTTGAAAGACAACGTAAACTTCTTGGCATATGAATTGCTGGCACTGTCAAACTGAACTCATCTGGGGTGCAGACTTCGATGGTGCAGACTATGGATGTGAGGAAGACTACTCGATAGTCTCTACATTCACATGTCCTAAATGTGAATCATATGTTGAAGTTTATTACCCAAATAAAAACTAATGGATTTTTTGAAAGACGTTATCAAGGAGATTGGAGATGATTACGCCACGGTTGCGAACAAAATCGATGATACGGAGAGAACGGTTGACACGGGTTCTTACATACTCAACGCTCTTGTTAGTGGCAGTGTCTTCGGTGGCGTTAGTGGCAATAAGATTACAGCCATTGCTGGAGAAACCTCAACAGGAAAGACTTATTTTTCCCTCGCAATCGTCAAGAACTTCTTAGACAAGCACCCTGATGGTGGTGTCATGTATTTTGACACAGAGTCTGCAATCACAAAAGGATTGTTAGAGTCTCGTGGTATAGACTTAGAACGTGTAGGTATTATAAATGTAGTTACAATAGAACAGTTTCGTAACAGAGCACTAACCGTCGTAGACAAATATCTTGGTTTGGAAGAATCAGATAGAAAACCTATGATGTTTGTATTAGACTCTTTGGGTATGCTCTCCACAGAGAAAGAGATCAAAGATGCACTGGATGATAAGCAAGTCCGTGACATGACTAAATCTCAACTTGTGAAGGGTGCATTTAGAATGTTAACTCTCAAATTAGGTCAAGCAAATGTCCCACTCATTGTCACAAATCACACGTATGATGTCATCGGAGCTTATGTTCCAACTAAAGAAATGGGAGGAGGTAGTGGACTCAAGTACGCAGCAAGTACAATCATATATCTCAGCAAGGGAAAAGAAAAGGATGGCACGGAAGTCATCGGAAACATTATCAAAGCGAAGACTGTCAAGTCTCGTCTAAGTAGAGAGAATCGTCAAGTTTCTATACGTCTATACTATGATGAACGTGGTCTGGACAGATACTATGGACTGCTAGATCTTGCAGAGAAGCATGGTGTTATAAAGAAGGTTGCTAATAGGTATGAAATTGATGGTAAGAAAGTATATGCTAAAGAGATATACAATAATCCTGAGAAGTATTTTACACCAGATCTAATGCAAGCATTAGATGAAGTATCAGTCAAAGAGTTTACATATGGAGGTGAATAAGTGACGGAAAGAGTTCCTCTTACCATCCTCAAAAATCTTATTCACAACGAAACATATACACGACAGGTCATACCTTTCATCGAACCTGATTATTTTGAAGAAAGGACAGATCGTATTGTTTTTGAAGAGGTTGCAAAGTTTTTGAATGAATATGATAAGACTCCTACTAAAGAGGTCTTACATATTGAGGTAGAAAAACGAGTCGATGTTACTGAGGATGAGTATAAAACTATAGAACAACTTATATCTGCACTTGATACTGAGGTATCAGAGTCAAAATGGTTGCTTGATACTACAGAGGATTGGTGTAAACAGAGAGCGATATACTTAGCACTTATCAAAAGTATACAAATTGCTGATGGACAAGATGAACACAAGAAACCAGAAGCAATCCCTGCTATACTGTCAGAAGCACTGGCAGTTGGGTTCGACCAACACGTTGGTCACGATTACATAGATGATTCGGAGGATCGTTATGCTTACTACCACAGAGTCGAGAACAAAATACCATTTGATCTCGAATACTTCAACAAAATTACCTCAGGTGGGATCTCTGATAAGACTCTCAATATCGCTCTCGCTGGTACTGGCGTTGGTAAGTCTTTATTCATGTGCCATGTTGCTAGTTCATGTCTTGTACAGGGTAAAAATGTCCTGTATATCACTCTTGAGATGGCAGAGGAGAAGATTGCAGAGAGGATAGATGCAAATCTACTTGACACAAATATAAAAGACATTGCAGAATTACCTGAGAAAATATTCAACAAAAAGATAACAAATCTATCTAAGAAGACAGAGGGTAAGTTGATTGTAAAGGAATATCCTACTGCATCAGCACATTGTGGACACTTCAAGTCACTATTGCAGGAGTTGAAGTTGAAAAAATCTTTCTCTCCTGATATAATATTTGTAGATTACCTAAACATCTGTGCTTCATCACGTTATAGGAGTGCAGTCAACGTAAATTCCTATTCATATGTCAAAGCAATCGCAGAAGAACTACGAGGACTTGCTGTTGAGTTTAGTCTACCAATTGTCTCAGCTACGCAAACTACTAGGTCTGGTTTTGCTAGTTCTGACCCTAATCTTACTGACACAAGTGAATCTTTTGGTCTCCCTGCCACTGCTGATCTTATGTTTGCTCTTATTAGCACAGAAGAGTTGGAGGGACTTAATCAAATAATGGTCAAACAGTTGAAGAATAGATACAATGATCCGACAATCAACAAAAGATTTGTCGTAGGCATTGACAGAGCAAAGATGCGACTGTATGATGTAGAACAGGGAGCACAACAAGATATTGTTGAAGACGTAGAAGTTGTGCAACATGTAAAAAAAGAACAATCACAATCCAAATCCAAATTCGATGACTTCAAATTTTGATAAGTATGTTCGTTTCGTAAATCAAGTTACGAGTGACGAATCTAAAGATGCTGTAGCATTCATGAACCGTATACAAGACCTGAAGGAGCAGAACACTGAAATGCATCGTCTTTTGACAGGAGCAGTAGGTGTATGTTCTGAAGGTGGAGAGTTTTTAGAGATAGTAAAGAAGATGATCTTCCAAGGCAAACCATGGGATGAGGCAAATATACATCATCTCAAGATAGAACTAGGAGATATCATGTGGTATGTTGCACAGTGCTGCATGGCATTAGATGTACCTCTTGAGGAGATAACTGACATGAATATTGATAAGTTATCTAAGAGATACCCTAACGGTATGTTCCAAGAGTACTATTCGGAGAACAGAAAGGAAGGTGACCTCTAGTTATTGTATAACTTGTCTTAAGATAGGCGACAAATTTGACCATTCATATGTGAATAATCTTTATGGTATGATAAGTCGCCAGTCTGATGCAGATTTTTATTGCTTTACGGATAATCCAGAGGGGATTGATCCTAAGGTAAATGTTGTAGAGATAGACGCTAGTGAGTATCAATCATGGGATAACTGGTGGGCAGCGTGGTGGAAGATAGTACTCTTCGTTCGTCCTGAGTTAGAACAGTATAGCAGAAAGATCTTTTTTGACCTAGATGTTATCATTCACGGAAATATCTCACAAGTACTTGACTTTGATAGTAACTTTGCATTAGTATACAGTACATGGAAGGGAGTTCCCTTCAAAATGAAGTACCCACACAAGAGTTTATTCAACTCAAGTGTTATAGTTTGGAAAGACGCTACGTCAATCTATGAGTATTTTATGCAAAACGCAAAACATTATGTGTCTAAATATGCAGGAACGGATGATTTTTATCACAACGAAAAAATCAAGAGAGAACAACTACCGCACTGCATATATTCCTACAGGGATGGAGAGAAACCAAATCAATTGAATAGTTTTATTTTGAGACAGAACAAAGCAATAGCACTCCTACATCAGAGACCAAAGAATCATGAGTTGAGTGAATCAGAACATCCAATAGTGAAACACTGGAAGGTTTATATATAAACGTACGAGGAGTGATGCTGCCTGTCTCAAAAAAGATCGTCGTTCAACAACTTTATAATCAAAAAACATTATGTCTTTTGTTAATCCTAAGTGGTTCGAGCGTTTTCCTCGCACCATTACTAAAGCAGTTACATGGCGTAGCTGGATGATGGTTACTAACAGTGTAATCGGTTGGATCGTTTCGGGTGATCCTTGGAAAGGTCTTACAATCGGACTTATGGCACTTGTCATAAACTCCACACTTTATATTCTACATGAGCGTCTCTGGAACAGAAACGACTGGCAGCGTAGAACAACTTCTGCTACAGAGAAAGTTTACATCTAATAAATACTATTAGTAAAACTATTCCTAAGGGGTAATTTATGAAAACAATTAGATGGGTTCTAGCACACGAACCAATTGAATTGTTTCTAAGAGCTGCGAGAAAGTTCAAGGCATCTATGGAAGCAATCGCACCAGGTGCTTTAAACATCGAAATTCTCACACTCTCTGAGTACGCTGAGAAGTATAATAACGGTGAGTCAATTACTAAGCACGACTTACTCGAACTAATGGCAGAAGGGAAGATTGAGGTCTCCCAGATGTATACCTCAACATTAGGTCGTAAGCACAACAAAGATTTCTGGGCATTAGATATGCCATTCTTGTTCCGTGATCATGATCACGCAAGTCATGTCTTTGAAGGTCCTATTGGTAAGTCACTACTTGATGGTTTAGCAGATCCTGCTAAAGGTGAAAAGGGCGGAGTAAAAGGTTTAGCGTTCACATACTCAGGCGGATACAGAAACATCCCTGCAAACGCAGAAATACATAAGATCGAAGACTTTGAAGGACTTGAGTTACGTTGTAACAAATCTCCTATCGCTATCGAAACTCTAGAATGCGTTGGTGCTAAGACAGTTCCAATCGAATTAGAGCAGATCAACGAAGGAGTTCAGTCTGGAATTATCGTTGGTGGAGAGTCAACATACCCTCGCTTCTTTGGATTGAAGCAGAATGAGTGTATGAATACAATCAACGACACATCACACAGTCTATTCCTTACATCAATCATTGTAAGTGAAGGGTTCTGGAACTCTTTAGACAAAGATCTTCAAGATAAGATCCAAGACGCATCATTCGATGCTGCTAGAGCAGAAAGAGTTTGGTCTGTGGAAGACATTGACTTAGTCAAGTCTGCATGTGCCGATGAGAACATCAACGTTGTCACTATGAGCGACGAAGAGAAGTCTAGATTCAAAGAAAAGACAGCATACATCTATGACAAGTATGCACACATGTTCCCAGAGGGACTTGTGGATTCTATAAAAGAAACAAAGTAAATTCCACAGTGCATGGAATTATGGGGAGTCTTCGGACTCCCTTTTTTTGTGTCTATATACTACATGGGATCCTTTTATAATGCAATTTCTTGAGTGGCCATCTCAATATCTCTCTAGTGCAAAGTATTTTGATACTCCTAGGTATCAAATGTTCTTTCTGAAAGAAGAGAATGAATTGAACAGATGGATGGGCATGAGATGTATATGTAGAGCAGGATTATTACCAACAAAAAGAAATTACACAGTTATATCACCACTACCAGATTTCGTAGACAATAATTTTCACACTGATATGACTATAGATGATTGCTGTAGAGATGCAGCAGATCTATGTGTCCAATATGCTGACGGTAGAACGATAAATCTCTTGTGGTCTGGTGGTATTGATAGTACTACTGTATTCTATGCCTTACACAACACAGGTCTTACCATAAATGTACACTGTGACCCTCAGGTAGAGAAGGAAGCACCATTCATATTCAGTAAACTAGGTGAGTATGTCAATATGAATGTTATCATGCACCACCATGACAATACTCAAGACTGTGCACCCTATGAAGCAGGGATGAGTGTAAGGAAGGGAGTAGAACCTTACATAAACGAGGACAATATATTTGTAACAGGTGAGATTGGTGATCAAATATTTGGTACAGGTAAGATATTTGCTTTTCCACCAGACAAATGGGACAGAGATTACAGGGAGAGTATACCTGAGAGGATAGATGAACTGACTTATGACACTATGCACTATGCCTTGAACAAAGAAGGTGCTAGTCTAAAGCAATGGATGTGGGCAGGAAGTTATATGTTCAAATATCAAACAGCAGCAGTCCGTAGCATCAGATACTATGGTGCTGTAGCACCGTTTGCTCCATATAATAATTGCTTCCACTTCTTTGATACACCTAACTGGAATAGATATGGACATACTAATCAAGATGAGAACAGTTCTTGGCAGAAACCAAAGGAGTATAAGATGCCACTCAAACAGTGGATATATGAACAGAATGGTGATGAATATTATAGAGATAACAAACTAAAGTTTCCATCATCTAATAGAAAGAGATTATATAACAATGATCTTGATGGTTTGCATGACAATGAGGAGTGGTTTGCACTTCAGAAGTCTGTCTTTGGGGGTAATATGTAGTGGGATATCAAGAACTAGATGAAAATATATTAGAGTCTATGCATCCAGACCGTAACAATCATTCATGGTCTGAAGATGGTAGTCTTGAACCTCCTTATGATTATAAATGGAGCACTGAATATATGCCTAGGGGTCTGAAAAACAAGGAGGGGAAGGGATGGTATTATAAAGGTAATTTTACTAACAAAGAGAACGCACTCAACAGATATTTTAGGACTAGATGTGTATGTAGGAGAGGTAAAATTGTACCCAAACACCCATACAAAATAATATCACCACTACCTACCAACCTTCACACTGATATGTCATTTGATAATGTGTGTGAGGATGCTGTCAACGTTATCAATGATAATTCTAATGGAAGAAAGATAAACTTATTATGGTCAGGTGGTATTGATAGCACCACTGCTCTATATGCTTTTGCTAGAACAAATATACCAATCAATGTACACTACGATGTCTCAGCAAAGAAAGAGTGTACAACAGGGTGGAATGATCTAGAGACAGGTAAGTATAGTAACATAACTGCTATCAATCATGGATACGTCAACGAAAGATTTGCTCTTAGAACTCCTCTGATTCCATACGTAAAAGATACTAACAATTTATTTGTCACAGGTGAGATAGGAGACAATATAATGGGTTCAGCAAGAGTATTTTTATACCCACAAGAAGTTAGAAATGGTCATTTCAATAAGGTAATTCCTGATTGGGTGGCAGAAATATGCCATCAGTCATTGATGTGTGTTCTGAACAAGAAAGATGTTAGTCTAAAGCAATGGACTTGGGCATGGTGTTTCATGATCAAGTATCAGTACTGTCAGGTCAGATGTCATGAACAATATAATATAGCACCTTATCCACCACTCAATAATGCGTTTCACTTCTTTGATACACCTAACTTTCAGAGGTGGGCGGTCACAAATCAGGACTATATAAACAGTTGGCAAGAAATACCTGAGTATAAGATGCCATTGAAACAGTTTATATACGAGCAGAATGGTGATAAGTTTTATAGAGATCATAAACTAAAGACCCCATCATCTAATAGGCGTAGGGTACAAGGAGGATTCAATTTTGAAGATCAGGTCACTGGACTTGAATTGAATGACGAATATATAAGAGTGATAAAGAAAACCTTTGGAGCAAATACTCCAGAAGTAAAGGGGTTCTCTAGAGATGAAAGAAAAAACATGTACTAATGATAGACAGAGGTAAACAATTTGAATTTGCAGTAATGAAATCTGCTTATAGTAGGATAAAAAATCCTAGTCTTACTAAGCAAGCCATGCTGGCATTCTTCAATGGTAAACCTATAGAAGCTGCTATACAAAATGCAGCAGATAGAATGGTGGATAGTATAGGTGGCAGTAGAAATACTATTAGAGGTAATGACGTATTCTATGACTCTTTTATATTGATGGGTGGACAAAGACCTGAACCAAAAACAGATATCATATTCAGAAAGAATGGTGTCAAACATAGATGCTCTCTAAAATATGGAGGTAGATTCCAATTATCTTCTGCTGGTATAGAGAGTTCTGTAAAGGTATTGAATGACGTACTAACAAAAGTATCTTTTAGTGGGGGTCTTGGTGGGTTGCAAGTAAAGAAAGTTGCCTCAGTGCTAACAGAACTATCAGAAGTATTTGACGGACCTAAAAGACAAGAGAAACCTATAATGGATAGACTTATGAGAGAAGCAAAGAAGGAGGGTGGTATAAATGAGACACTGCAAGATATACTAGGGTCAAGAAAAATGCCAGAAGGATCAAAAGTATTTCAATCATTCAAGGAGGAGTTAGTCAGGGAAGCATTGACAGGTAGAATTGCTTTTGGCGTCAATAATGACAAGACTGCTAACTTTATATTGACTGATAAGTATCTACGTAGAATAGATGCTACACTTGTAAGAGAGGTCACATCAAAGACCTATGTGGATATTCGACCCAAAGGTCGAGGACTAACTAAGGAGGGTATTAAATTAAATGAAGCAGTCGTCCGAATTGAATCAATTGATTGATGAGGTGATCGAGGTCTACAAGATACAGAAGACTCGTCGAAAACAGATCATGGTTAAAGAAGTTGAAGACTTCCAACGCTTTTTCTATGCTATAACTGGAGCCATAGATAAATATAAGCAAATGCAATATGTTGGACTCCATTATATTGAATCCAACAAGAAATCAATCTACGAAAAATTGAAGTGAAACAGTTCACACAATTCATAACTGAAGCAAGAACCACTAAAGCATCGCAAGAAGCGAAGCGTTTAGGTCTCGTTGGTGACGGTCATGGAGACTGGTATGACAGACAAGGAAACCTGAAGGCAAAGACTGTCAAGGGTGAACTTAAGATGTTCAGTGGTCAAGGCAGTGGTGATGATGAGATGGGTACTGCTGGATCAAGTGCAGCAGCAACAGTTGCTAAACGTGGTTCTGGTGATGACGGACCTTCACTTGCAAGTAAAGTTGCAGCAAGGTCAGTACAAACAGCACAACCTAATCCAAACTCTGCCAATGGACAGGCAAAGGCAGCACTACAGAATGTCAGTAGAGAGAACCCACTTACGATTGCGTTTGATAAATTTGACAAAGATGATGTCACCGATAACATACTTGCTACAGTAGAGGAAGTATCAGGTGGAGAATACTTCTACATATTTCCAAGTAGAGACACTGAAATTGAGGAACTAAAGAATGCATATCCTAAGATTAGCGAGTCCATCGTTGACGATGCAAACGCAGAAACAATCTACGACGTCTTACAATCCCTCTATGAAAATGGATTTGACGCAATTAATATCGTTGTACGACAGTCCAGAGCAAAAGAAATCTCAGAGCTAGCATTGAAAGCAAACGGTCAACTCTACAATTATATTATGATGAACGTCATACCTGTAGATGAACGTACTATAAGAGAGCAATATTTGGCAGGAGATATATTCAAAAACGGTGCTATGATTGAGTCACACAGTAGAGTAGGACAGATCTTTAGACGTGGTGCTAACCATCTAATTTGTGTTGATGAGAATAAAGAAATCTTTAGAGCATGGATATCAGAGGCAAAAGAAGTAGACAAACTATTCCTGCCACTTGATTTTTGATAAATAATACGATAAGACTTAGGAAAGAAATGAGTAATCCCTTTACACAAGTATACGATGATCTAAGATCACCTTATTTGCATGAGAAGAAAGCAAAGAAAGATTATGATGGTGATGGTAAGGTTGAAAGTGGTTCTAAAGAACATGCTGGTGTAGTTCATAATGCTATACAGAAGAAGAAAGGTGGTACACCAGATGGTCAGGACACTCGTTCAGAAGGTACAGCATATGGTATATACAAAGGAGATGGTAAAGTAAGGATTGGTCAGAAGCAGGAAGAAAAGAAGAAGCCACCAAGAACTGCTAAAGGTGCTATGGCATATGATGGTCCTAACAAGGCAGCATCTGAAGCAAGAGATAGAGTCATTGCTAAGACTAAGGCAAAGAGAGCGAAGTTGAAGAAGGAAGACTGGAGAGCAGACCTAGGGTTAGAAATAGTTGAGCATCATCAAAAGGATGAAGATGGTAATGTCATTGAGCATGAAGATGAAGCAGATGGAACACCTAGTTCAGTTGAAGAAGCAACTAAAGGTGAGAAGTTAGACATCAAAACAACTGGTGTAAAGAACAAGATCGAGATCAATCCTGAGATGAAAACTGAGGCAAGAGATAGATTACTAGAGAAGATGTCTCAAGCAAGTAAGAATGTGGGGACTACCCAGTGTTGGACAGGTTATAAGAGAGCAGGGACACAAATGAAGAAGGGAAAGGTTGTTCCTAAATGTGAAAAGGAATCTCTAATGGATAAAGTAGAGACTGACGCACTCAAGCTGTTCAATGCTAAATGAAAAAGCAGTCTCCCGAAAACAACAAAGATTCTTCGGGATGGTTAGAGCGGCTCAGAAAGGTGAAGCGAAAGCTACCTCACCTGAGGTTGCCAGAACTGCTGCCAGCATAAAGATGAAAGATGCAAAGAAGTTTGCATCAACTAAACATAAAGGACTACCTGAAAAGAAAATGAAAAAGGAATCTGTAAGTGAAGACGCTAAGATGAGGAGGCAGAGTGATGAGAAACTCGCTGCTGCTCATAAGAAGTTTAGTGGTATGGATCAGAGTCCTGCCAACTCTTTCATGAAGAAAAGAATAGAGAAGGAAATCAATAGAAGAAAGAAGAGTGTAAAGGAAGATAAGGATGCGTATCATACCATGTCTACTAAAGAGTTCAACAAAACTCATAGAGATTTCAAGAGTGGTTCAAAGAAGAAGGGTAATGCAAGAGTAACAAAGGGAGTTACTAATCCATCAGGTACTACTACACCTGTGTCCAGACGTGTAAAGTTTTCTGACGAGTACATATATGAATTAGACTTGAAGAAGATAGGTAAGAAGATAGTCAACAAAGCAAAAGAGGTCTGGAATAGACCTATTATGAAGCCTAATATTACTAAGGATCAGCACCTACAGAAGATAAGGAACTCAGGTGGAGACACATCACATTGGGAATCAACACAACAAGAAGGTGTATTCACTACAGGTGCAGCATTGACTGCTGCTGGTCTTGCTGCATGGAAGTTTTCTCAGGGTATGAAGGCAAGAAACCAGATGAAGAAATCTATCAACACACCTGGTACTAATCTTAATAAGATAAAATCTGCAAACGATCAGAAGAATAAACTTCTTCAGCAATTGAATCAATCACACGAACCAGAAGGTGAGATGACTGAAGGATTCTATCAAAAAAGATATACCACTGGTGGATATAAGACTGTGGGTAAAAATAAGAGGATGGATAAGTCAAATAAAAGATCTGGTGATAGTAAAGCACAGTATAGAGAACTACATAAAGATCTAGCGAAAATAAAAAAGGAAGAGACTATTGTAGAGAAGAAAAAGATGGTCAAGATCAAGGTCAATAGACCTATCAAGACTAAGGTAACTGACATTGGACCTGGTGGTAAGGAGTATGTTAGAAAGGATTGGAGTGAAGAGACTCTAACTGAGATAAAGTTTAGTTTTAGAAGGACATCTAAACCTAAGGCTAAGGAGACAGAAAAGAAACCACAGAAAGCACAAGACGCTGGTGCTAGAGGTAGAAGAATGCTCAAGAGAAGAGAGTATGCTGCTAAGATATCAGGTAGTGAGGACAATGTGCCTGATGATCTAAGAGATCATTATGAACTTAAAGAATACTCACCAAATGTATCCTACCAAGCAAAGGGTGGTAAGAAGTCTGGTAAGTTGAGTAAGTCTTCTGTTTATAGTCTTAAAGGAAAGGATGAAAGTAAGAAGGACTTTAGAAAATCTCATACAAAAGATATCAAAGATGGTCTATTGAAGAAGGAAGAAGTAGTCAAAGAGACATCTGTAGCACTAAAGTTTGGAACTGCTGGAACAGATCTTAATATTGGTGGTACATCTGTAAGAAATACAATCAGTAATGTAAAGACAGGAGTAAATGCCATCAAGAACATCAAAAAAGATGGTCTTGTAAAAGGTATTAAGAATACTTTCACTAAAACTAAGACAGAAAAACCATCTATAGCAAGTAACATTGACAATGCAATCAAGAACTTCAAGAAGGAAGAGATGCAGACTGAAGCAACTCGTCTAAAGAAAGAGAAGGGTTATGATAAAGGTGGTACCAAGAAACCTACAGGTCCTAAAGTAAAGGACGCTGCTCTTGATGCTGTAAAGAAAAAGTATAAGGGTCAGATAATGAGGAGTGGTAGCAACCAACCTAAGAAGGTGAAGGGTCAGAAGTCTACTGGTGTTGGTAAGTATCTTGCTAGACATAAAGAGAAGCAACAACTCAAGAAAGATACTAAAGAGATGGGTTATGGTAGTGATACAAAGTCTTATGTAAATGCTAGAGCAAGGTATGGTAGTAAGGAGAACATGAAATCTGGTAAAGGATTAGGAACATGAAGAGTTATAAACAATTTGTAACTGAAATGCCAGCACCTTATAATGATTACAAAGATCTTGCAAAGGATAAAGGTCTTGATCTTACTGATGCATATCAAAGAAGAAAAGCAATTAGAATGTTCAGTTCTATGCAGAGAATGGGTGTGCCTAAGGGTGTAAAGGAAGGTAATGTCACTGGTATCAATGACGGTGGTAAGAAGGATGCTCAGAGTCAAGCAAACAAGGATATGATGAACACTAAGTATGACCCTACAGAGGGTAAGAGACGTGGTAAGGGACTGTTAGATAGATTATTGAAAGGAGTGTAAATAATATCCTATATACTAAGGAACTTTAGGGATTATTATGTTAGGATTTTTACTTCCATTTGCTACAAAAATCATTACTGATGCTGTAGACAAGATACCTGACAACGAAGAGTTGGGTGAAAAACTAATAGAAGTGTGTCTAATCATTCTAGGTAAAGCAGTAAAGCTTACAAAGACTGACATGGACGATAGACTACTTGAAACAGTAGCTAAGGCAATCAAAGCCAAAGGATAAATAGTAAAACGTAAAACGAGGAAAAGAACGACATGGCACTCTGGGGAGCATCAGATTCTGATGAATCTAAGCCAAAGAACTTGACAACTGCTGAGAAGAAAGAAGTCTTTGCTAACGCTAGTGGTTGGGTAAGAGAAGCTGGTTCAGCACTTAGTGGTAATAACAACACTGACGCTGATCCTGAACTCTTAGTCGCTATTAGTGGACTAGCGGTATCACTAGGTGCTGCTGACATTACTGAGATTGAATTTATATCTACAGCGTTTGACAAGTCTGCTGGTGGTGTACTACAAGTTAGAGTCAGATTCAATGAGGCAGTTGACGTAACTGGAACTCCTCAGTTGACTATCACTAACGATACAGTAGCAAGAAACGTTACCGCTTCATATGCTAGTGGTACAACAACTAATGAATTAGTCTTTAGTAAGACCATTGGTGCTGCTGCTAACGACACTAACGCTGGCGACGTACTATCAATTGGAGCAAATGCTGTTGGACTAAACGGTGGAACTATCAAGGATACAGGCACTAACACAGCGTCTACTATCACTAATTCTGCTGCTATCGGTACTGCTGCTGGAACTTTAACAGTAGAAGCCTAAAAAGGCAATGAATCTAAATGAAATTTGATGAACTAAATGATGACAATTATGTGCTATTTGCTATAAAACATTATGAAAATCCTCATGCTGCCACCATGGAAGACTTTGAGGAGGACTTAAAAAGATTCAAGTATATCAAAAGGTTGATGAAGAAATATGTAGTATCAGGGGAACTAAAGCATCACCTGATACTCAACCATATGATTATTTGTTTTAATGTATTTGGCGAAGGTGCAATACCGTTATTCTTCTACAAGATTGATAAAGAGTATTGGTCTCTTATCAAAACTTTCTTACAATTCCTGAATCGAATACCAGATTTTCCTAAGACTGGTCTCGATAGTATACAAACACACAAGGAAGCATACGTTATTCTGAATTCTATCTAATGAAGGATTGGAAAAGTATAAGAGAAGAGATGATGTCCACCGATCCTGGTAGCACTGGGAAGGCAGGTTTCTCCTCGCAAGCAGATGACGAAGGTCCTGTGTCAGGGTATGACAAAGGGATGAAACCAAAGAAGAAGAAAAAGTATGCAACTGCTGGTCATGGATCACGTCGTAGATGGATGAACAGTGGACCCAAGTAATGCTGCTAATAATGCTATATTAGAAAGACTAGAGAGAATTGTAGAGTCCCTGCAAGAGAACTCAGTCAAGATGGGACAGTTGCTTGCTGTTCACAATGAGAAGTTAGATAAACAGGATAGGATAGATGCAGTACTGTTTGAGAAGATAGAACAGGTTGATGAGAAGTTAGATCGTCATGCAAAAGAAATAAAGAAAGGATGTGAGAGAGATATAATGCTAGTAGATAAGCGTCTTCGTACTATAGAGCAGAAGATGTGGACTATAGCAGGAGCGTTGACCATTATAAGTTTCGTGGTCTCACCTCTTGGACAAATCTTCATAAGAAACTTGACCACTAATACGACGTCTGCTATCATAAGGGAAAACTAAACCTTTGTAATGATTCACATTGATGCCAAGTATATAAGTTTGGTATCTGCTCGACTTGGTAAATTCAAAAGGACAAAGAACAATCTCTATACGTTCAGGTGTCCTTATTGTGGTGACTCGAAGAAGAATAAGAACAAAACTAGAGGATATCTGTACCAAGTCAAGACAGATTTCAATTTCAAATGTCATAACTGTGGTCTCTCCAGATCCTTCACAAACTTTCTAAAGGATCAAGACCCTCAACTGTATGATCAGTACGTTCTGGAGCGATATAAAGAAGGTCTGACAGGCAAGGCAACGACCACACCTGAACCAGACTTCAAGAAGATAATCAATAAACCTGTATTCAAAAAGAAAATTGATTTGCCTTTAGCATCTGAGAATGCTAGGGCAACTTCCTATTTAAAGAACCGTAAACTAGATCCAGACAAGTTCTATTACGCTGAGAGGTTCAAGCACTTCTGTAATACTATCAAACCGACATTTACTAATGTTCGTGATGAACATGCACGTATCGTAATCCCAATGTACGACTCAAATAAGAGATTGATTGGTCTTCAAGGACGTGCTTTGGACGGGTTCGTACAACCTAAATATTTGACCCTGATGTTAGTGGAAGATCACCCCAAAGTGTATGGGTTTGATACAATAGATGAAACGAAACAGGTTTATGTCACAGAAGGACCATTTGACTCAACGTTCATTGATAATTCCATTGCTATGTGCGGTAGTGACGTGGATCTTAGCGGGTATGGTGATTTGGAATTTACCTACGTCTTCGACAACGAACCAAGGAACAGGGAAATCGTCTCTAAGATTACTAAATCCATCGAGAAATCCCACAAGGTGGTGATATTTCCCACACAAATCAGAGAAAAAGACATCAATGACATGGTTTTAGCTGGACATGATGTTAATTCTCTGCTAGAATCCAACACATATACAGGATTAAAAGCCAAACTAAAACTACAAACTTGGAAAAAAGTATGAGCAACGGTATAAAAGTTGTAAAGAGAAACGGTTCTACTGAACCATTGAATCTTGAAAAGATGCACGTCATGGCAGAACGTGCATGTGAAAATCTAGCAGGAGTCTCCGCATCACAGGTGGAGATACAATCTGGTATACAATTCTATGATGGTATCACTACTGCTGAGATACAGAATATTCTAATCAAGTCTGCTAGTGATCTAATAACACTTGACAATCCTAACTACCAGTTCGTTGCTGCTAGACTTATGCTCTTTGCCCTCCGTAAGGGTCTGTATGGTAAGTTAGAAACAATTCCACACCTTCATGACCATATCAAGGAGTGCGTTGAGAGAGGTCTGTATGACACCACAGTGCTTGATAAATATTCTGATGAAGAGATCAATGAAATAGATGGTATAATAGATCATGATCGTGACTTCCTGTTTACCTATGCAGGATTGAGACAAGTCTTTGACAAGTATCTTGTACAAGACAGAAGCAGTGGTGAAGTGTATGAGACACCACAGCAGATGTACATTATGATTGCTGCTACACTATTTGCAAACTACCCTAAGGAAACAAGAATCAGTTATGTTCAGAGATACTACAACAGCATCAGCAAACACAAGCTCAACATTCCCACACCTGTCATGGCGGGAGTTAGAACTCCACTTCGACAATTCGCTAGCTGTGTTCTTGTGGATATTGATGACACCCTCGATAGCATCTTTAGCAGTGATATGGCTATCGGCAAATATGTTGCACAGAGGGCGGGTATCGGCATCAATGCGGGCAAAATCCGTGGCATCAACAGCAAAATCCGTGGCGGAGAAGTACAACACACAGGCGTTATACCTTTCCTCAAAAAGTTTGAAAGCACTGTCAGATGCTGCACTCAAAATGGCGTTAGAGGTGGATCAGCGACTGTCCACTTCCCCATCTGGCACCAAGAAATAAAAGATATAATTGTACTCAAGAATAATAAAGGAACAGAGGACAACCGTGTCAGAAAACTCGACTACTCAATCCAAATCTCAAAACTTTTTTACGAAAGGTTTATCCAGAATCAAGACATCTCGCTTTTTTCCCCTCATAATTGTCCTGACTTGTTTGAGAGTTTTGGGACCGATAGGTTTGATGAGTTATATTGCAGTTACGAGTTGGATGAATCAATCCCAAGAGAAACCATTGCAGCACAAGAACTCTTCCTCGCAATTCTAAAGGAGAGAGCAGAGACTGGTCGTATATACATCATGAATATCGACCACTGCAATAGTCATTCATCATTTATTGACAAGGTGTCTATGAGTAACCTCTGTCAGGAGATTACCCTACCTACTACACCCCTGCAACACATTGATAAGGAAGGTGAGATAGCACTGTGTATATTGTCTGCTGTAAACGTAGGAAAGGTACAGTCGGATAAAGAACTGGAGTCACTATGTGACCTTGCAGTCAGAGCATTAGATGAGATTATAGATTATCAAGAGTATCCTGTTGCTGCTGCTGAGAAATCTACTAAGGCAAGAAGATCTCTTGGTATAGGTTACATTGGACTAGCACATTACTTTGCAAAATTAGGGTTTGCTTATGATTCTCAGGAGGCATGGGACGCAGCACATACACTAACCGAGTCGTTCCAATACTTCTTACTAAAAGCATCAAATCAACTGGCAAAAGAGAAGGGTGCATGTGAATATTTTGACCGCACAAAATACTCTTTGGGACAACTTCCAATTGATACATATAAGAAGGATGTAGATGAGATTACAACAGTAGCATACCAACATGATTGGGATTCTTTACGGAATGACATCAAGGAGTTCGGACTCAGGCACAGCACGTTGTCCGCACAGATGCCTTCGGAGAGCAGTTCCGTTGTGTCAAATGCAACCAATGGAATCGAACCACCTAGAGACTACTTGTCCATTAAGAAGTCAAAGAAAGGACCTCTTAAGCAAGTTGTACCACAGTATAGTAAACTAAAAAATAACTATACATTGTTATGGAATATGAAAGACAATCAGGGATACATAAATGTTGTCTCTGTGATGCAAAAATTCTTTGATCAAGCAATATCTGGTAATTGGTCATATAACCCAGAGAATTATCCTAATAATGAAGTGCCAGTTTCTGTTATGGCACAAGATTTGTTGACCACATATAAGTATGGATGGAAAACTTCCTACTATCAGAACACTCATGACATGAAGAGTGATGAAATAGAGGAACCGGTAGCATCTACAAAAGATCTAATAGCAGAAATAGAAAACCTATCGGAAGAATCCTGTGATTCCTGTGCAATTTAGAGTGACTGAGTCTACACCAGTCAATGGTATGACTGTCTTCAATAAAGGACATGTCGATACAAAAGAACAACCTATGTTCTTTGGTGCACCCCTTGGTGTGCAGAGGTATGATTCATATAAGTATCCTGTGTTTGAGAAACTAACAAACCAGATGCTTGGATACTTCTGGAGACCAGAAGAGGTGTCTCTACAAAAGGATCGTGGTGACTATCAGTCTCTACGTCCAGAGCAGAAGCATATATTTACTTCTAATTTGAAGTATCAAATACTCCTTGACTCTGTACAAGGTCGTGGTCCTGGTATGGCATTCTCACCCTACTGTGCACTGCCTGAGTTAGAAGGTGCTATGAATGTATGGCAGTTTATGGAGATGATTCATAGTAGATCATACACTTATATTATCAAGAATGTTTATCCAGATCCAGCAGAGGTTTTTGATACCATACTGGATGATGATAAGATATTGGCACGTGCTAAGTCAGTGACTGCTGCCTATGATGACTTCATCAACATGGCACATCAATATGATCAGAGTAACTGGTGGAGACCTGACTGGAAGAATGCTAGTTATAATGCGTCTTATGAGGAGAAAGAACTAAAACGTAAACTTTATCTCGCTGTATCTAATGTCAATATACTCGAAGGTATTCGTTTTTATGTTAGTTTTGCTTGCAGTTTTGCATTTGGAGAACTCAAACTCATGGAAGGTTCGGCAAAAATCATCTCACTTATTGCAAGAGATGAGAACCAACACACAGTCCTCACTCAACAAATGATCAAGGCATGGCAGAAGGGAGATGACCCTGTCATGAGTGAGATAATGAAAGAAGAAGAGCAAACTGTCATTGACATGTATAGAATGGCAGTGGAAGAAGAGAAAGAGTGGGCACAATACTTATTCAAAGATGGTAGCATGATAGGACTCAACGATAAGTTACTTGTTAAATATGTTGAGTGGATCTGCAATAAAAGAATGAGAGCGATTGGACTAGATCCTATATATGATGCACCCATAAAGAACAACCCACTACCTTGGACAGAACATTGGATTAGTTCTAAAGGTTTACAGGTTGCACCACAGGAGACAGAGGTAGAAAGTTATGTCGTCGGAGGAATCAAACAAGACGTCAAGAAGGACACGTTCTCAGGATTCAAACTCTAGGAGTAGATGGGATCCACCTTTGAATAAAGATGGAACCCCTTGTTTGAAAGGTAGAATTATAAACCTAATACAAGTAGTAGTGGTAACACAGTTACTGATAGTTGCTGCTACTATTCATGGATGTCTTATGCCAGGTAGAGAGTGTAACTCAGAAACTAAACAACATATTGCTAACATGATGACTGTTATAACTACCTCTACATTTGCTTTATATGCTGCTGAGAAGTGAAGTTTTATTTTGATGGTTGTTCTTTCACTGCTGGTGGAGGATTCAAAAAGTTTGGGCACGAAAATTATAAGAATTTACTATGGACACACCATGTCTGTGACCATTTCAATGCAGAAGAACATAACTTTGCCATAGGTGGTGCTGCTAACGACACCATACTCAGAAATTTTTTCGTCAAAAATTATGATGAGTTGGAAACCTATGACTGTTTCTTTATGCAGACTACCATTACTGCTAGGAGTGAGTGGTTTGATGATATAAAAAATATTTGGAGGAGATATAAGTTCAAGGCAAAGGTTTATAAAGATCAACTCAGGAAGGAAGACCCTGTGCTAGAGGAATGGATTGACTACTATTTGAAGAGAATATACAGCGATAAAGCAGGACGAGTGAAGGAAGAGGTGACATATAGGAGCATAGATTCACACCTAAAAGCATTGAACAAACCTGTGTTCTGGTCTACGGTTATAAAAAATAAAGAATCTCGCATGGATTACCACTTGAACTTCAAAGATCCTAATCAAACTACCAATCTTCCTAAGACAAGGTATGACAGTTTCCCTGATGGACACCCAAGTGTTGAAGGACATAGGCAGATCGCCAAAGATGTTATAAAAGTAATAAATAGTAACACTATATTCAAAGGAATAACATGTCCGTAGATTTAAATTCATCAGCTAAAACATATAACCTAGCAGTCAGAGCAAAAGGTAGACTATCTGCGGATGGTATTATAGAGTTCCCAAAAGCATGGGCGGGTAAAGTAAAGACTAATACTATCTCTATTATACTTACTCCTTACAAATCATATCAAGAATTATATGTTGAGTCTATATCATATGGAAGTAAAGCAATAGTAAAGAATGCAGCAGGATCTCATATTCAAGGATGGTATTTTCTAATCGCTAACCTACAGGACGATGTAGAAATAGACACCAGCACAGGTAACTACAGTAATACTCAAGCGTTTGAGTAATGAATGGTAGAGGTGATGGCCGCAAACTAAAAATTTGGGGTGAGATATACCATAAGTATAGAACAGATTCAGGTAAAATTTACATCCAAGAGGAGGGACAACCAATGGCAAAGAATCGAGGGGATCATGCACCAGTAATAGGTGCAGTCAGAGTAAAGGGTGACATACCAGACAATGGGGTTATAAATTTCCCTGCTGATTGGAAGGGTAAGATAGACATTGACAGTATTATCATAATGGTTACACCACATGGTGCATTCCAAAGATTATATGTTGACTCTATACAAGGAGAAGTCTCAGCAGTTGTAGCGAATGCTATTAGCGGACCTATCAAGGGTTCATATATGATAATCTGTAATCTAAAAGGTTATCCTAAAGTGTAAATTGATACCTTTATTATTAAATTTTGGAACTGCGTACTCTGCGACCAGTCCATTGTGGCGAACTCTACAAGATGATACTAAGTATCTGCACACTGGACATCGTAAGAAGACTCATTGGTTATGGTTACTAAGGAATCAAGATACCAATGTGGAGAGGAAGTTTGTTCTCACACCAGAACCCTCTGCTCAAGCACCATCAAGACAGCATATAAAATTTACTAAAGAGGAGGAGGACTATTTCTTTTCTCTTCCTACATCTATAGAGAAATATATTCAATATTATAAAAGGCATTGGGACTATCTTGATGGTGAGTTCAAGTCGGTGGGTGACTTCTGTAATAAGATGGCAGTGGCAGATGAGGAATATCTTTGTTTTCTACGTGACAAGTTGTCTGAACACTTTGATGTTAAGATAACTCTGATATTCAGAGACCCTGTTCGTAAGATATGGTCTGAAGCACGTACAGAATACAGTAGAATGTACAACAAGAAGGGTGGTATAAGACGATCAGCTTTATATGGTGAGGTGTATGAGAAGTATGCTAGAGTTTTTGGTGAGGAGAGAGTGTTACCAATGGTTATGGAAAGGATATGGGAAGACCCTAGTGAACTGTCAGACTTCTTAGGACATCCTATTCCAAAAATGCATAGGAATGCATACTATCCAGAGAGAGGTACTAACATAAAAGAGTTCCCTGAGTTCTGGGATCAATGGAGAAATGAAAAGAATCCTATAGACTATGATAGGTTGAGAAAGGAGTTTGATTTATGCTATGTGGATTATAAAAGAGTCTTTGGAGATGTACCTGTAGAGTGGGGTAAAAAGGATATAGATATAGTATGAAATTTTATTTTGATGGATGCTCCTTCTCACATGGTTATGCCATGAGTGAGTATGGACATGATTTCCTAGCAAATCGTTGGACAAAATTAGTTTCTGATCACTACGGTGCAGAAGAATTCAACTTGTCATCAGGTGGTGCTGCTAATGACACCATACTGAGACATTTTTTTATGGGAGAGAAGTTTAGAGAGCACAATGTGATGAAGAATCCTATACGATTCGATCTCAACGACTTTGATTTATTTTTTATACAGTCTACGTCACCTAGAAGAGGTGAGTATTGGAATAGAACTACTATGAAGTGGGATAGATATAAGTTTAGAGGTGTCAAGAAAGAAGCAGAGAAGAGAAAGAAAAATCCTGAGTTGCAGAGGTGGATACAGTACTGGTTGACTGACATATATGACCCAAAACAGGGTGCAGTTTATGAGACTGTGATGATGAAAGCAATTACATCACATCTTAAACTACTGAAGAAACCATATATAACTCTTACGTTTATGAATCCAGAGAGTGCTGTTATGGACTACGACATATATCTAAACGCTGCAAGTAAACACTATGTGACTGAAGAGATAACTACAAAGTATGATAAATTACCTGATGGACACCCATCACCACTGGGTAATAGACAAATTGCTGATGATATTATAAAGTTGATAGATGAAAAAGTTTTACTTTGATGGTGACTCATGGATGAATGGTGGAGGACTAGAGTTATGTGGTCTTCCTAGAAAATCACGTTGGTCTACCTTAGTATGTGAACATTTTGGAGCAGAAGAAACTAATTTAGCAACTGGTGGTGCTCCTATTGACACCGCTATGCGACATCTATTTACTGGTAAGTGTAAAAAGAAAGAGATCCCTCTCCATGAGTTTGATATGTTCTTCATACAACTGTCTTACCCTCGTAGAAGAGAATACTTTTGTGATATTGAAAAGAGATGGAGGAGATATCATCCAGATAAAGACAAGTGGGCAGAGGACTATCTCAAATACAAATACAGTGAGGTACAGGGGAGAGTTATAGAACAGATTGCAGTCAAATCTATAAGAGCATACTGTAAAGAACTTGGTAAACCATTGTTCCTGTGCACTCAATGGAAAAATGCAAATAAAGATTTAGATTATGACCTATTTCTCCATACATATGCTAGACTACCTGATGGAGGGCATCCTTCAGTCAAAGGTCATCGTCACATTGCTGATGATGTAATAAAATTTATGACAAATGAACTACATTTTTGATGTTGATGGCACACTGACTCCTGCTAGGAGACAAATGGACTTGTCTTTCATGGCATGGTTCATAATATTTGAATGCAAGCACCCTGTGTATCTGGTGACTGGTAGTGATAGACAGAAGACTATAGATCAGGTGGGTCTTGATGTGTATAACAGAGCACGGAGAGTATATAATTGTTCTGGTTCAGATGTGTGGGAGGGAGATCGTAATGTTTATAGAGACGATTGGAAACTACCTCATGATGCCAATGCATGGTTGATGTTAGAACTCAAGCAAAGTAATTTTACTATCAGAACTGGTACACATATAGAAAGGAGACCTGGTTGTGTCAACTTTAGTATCTTAGGTAGAGGTGCTAACTTTGAGGAGAGAGAAGTATATAAGCAATGGGATAAAGATGAGAATGAGAGACATCAAATTGCTAGGAGATTCAATAGAGAGTTTCCTGACCTCTATGCTACTGTTGGTGGTGAGACAGGACTAGACATAGCACCACAAGGTAGAGATAAGAGTCAGATACTTAGAGACTTTGATGGAGATGTAAAATTCTTTGGTGATAAGATGGAGAAAGGAGGTAATGACTACCTTCTTGCACAGACAATAAGAGAAAAAAAATTAGGTGCTACCTATTATGTGTTTGATTATAAGCATACTTGGGAGATATTACAGTACGAAAATAAATGAAATTTTATTTTGATGGTTGCTCCTTTACATTTGGTCAAGGAGTGCCAGCAGATAAAAGATGGAGTTACCTTGTAAGTAAACACTTTGGTGCTGAAGAATTTAATATAGCAAGTAGTGGTGCCACCAATGATACTATCATGAGGCACTTTTTTACAGGACAAACTATGAATGAGTATGTTCCTAATATGACATTCAATCTACAGAATTTTGATTTCTTCTTTATTCAATTTACTTTTCATTTAAGAAGAGAGTATTATGATAGCAGTGCCAGTAGATGGAGAAGGTATAGGTACAATGATAATGGTGCAGGGTGGTCAAAAAGACACCTTCAATTCTTTCAACACTACAGTACAGAGATACACACCAAGTATCAGGAGAAAGTTTTTGAGGAAATAAATCATACTGCTATAACCTCACACTTGAAGTGTCTGAATAAACCATACTTCTTAGGACACTTGGGACAATCCTTTGGTATGACATATGATTATGATTTCCGTACACCAGTAGATCTACTGCCATGCCACCACCCATCAATAGAGGGTAATAAAGTGATAGCAAAAAAGGTTATAGATATAGTGGAGCAAAAATTATTATGAAACCGCAATCAGCGAAGGCAAAGGGTAGGAAACTACAGCAGTGGGTGAGAGATAAACTTATTGAACATAGGGAAGTACATCCTGAGGACATAGAGTCTAGGTCTATGGGTGCTGGTGGTGAAGACCTCATCATGGCACGAGATGCTAGACAAAAGTTCCCTTTTAGTATAGAATGTAAGAACCAAGAGAAGTTGAACGTTTGGGATGCTTATCAACAAGCAATTGATAACTCTGGTGACTACGAACCTATTCTTATAATGAAGAAAAATGGTAAAAAACCACTGGTTGTCATGGACGCGGAAAGCTTTATCAAGTCCAAAGGCTGATATGGAAGACTGGCGTTACTCAGACGAGAGAATGTTACTGAGGGCAGAAGTCTTTCGAGCATTGCAACATCATTTAGCAGACCATACACGTGCAGTGTATGAGTTCTGTACTCTTTGGGTAGATCTAGGAAACCCTTCTAACAAAAGTATAGAAGAAGCATTCCAAGACTACCTACGTAAATTAGCAGAGGATTCTTATGCAAAAACTAATTAATGCAGCAGCACTATTCGCTGGTGCAGTATCACTCGCTGTCGTTGGTACAGCAGGGTATGTATACATCAGAAAAGACGCAATCATTGAGAGTGTCAAAGAGAAAGCACTTGAAGCAGTGATGGGAAGCGTTACTGAGTCACTACCTAGTGTTGATCTACCTGATGCTACAGGACCAGCAATACCTTCACTACCTACACCTCCAGCACTATAAATAAAACTGCCTAGCAGTTTCTAGATGGAAGATAAGAAGGACAAACCTAAAGGTCCTATAGGTAAACTACAAGAGTTTGCTGAAGATAAAGAAGAACAGTTAGTAATTCTTAGTACATTTGTTCGCCTTGGTATTCTGGTGTGGTCCGGTGCAATATTAACATTGAACTACGTCACAATACCAGGTTGGGAACAAGACAAAATAGATCCGACCTTCATAGCTTCGGTGTTTACGGGAGTTACAGCTACGTTCGGAATCCAGACCGGTGGTAAGAAAAAGAACGGTGAAAATGGTGGAGGTGTTAACATAACCAAGAAGGATATGGAGATGCTCATCGCCAAAGCAGCAGAAGCAGCACCCACTCAAACAATCAGGTTAGAACAGGGTCCCGTGACAATATCAGCGAGTCCAAATAAAAAGTCATCATAAGATACCTGTGGTATAGTACATAGTAATGTAGTAAATAATACAGAACTATGAAACACTATGTCGTAGGTTATCATGACATGATGAACAACGTTATAGAGATCTGTGAGTACGCAGAGGATGCTTTCCAAGCACTACAGCAAGCAAAGCATGACATCCCAGAACTCATAGGTCACCCAAATGCATGTGAGTATTGTTACTTAGAAGATGGAAGAACTTGACTTCATACACTCTCCAAGTGTGAATAAGATAGAGGTAACTATACCTCCTATCAGAGTTCTCAATGTGCCAGATGTAAAAGTATTCAATGCACCCTCTGTACCTAACGTAACAGTCCCAGTTACAGTGTACATTGGGAAACCAATAGTAGATTTACCAGGTTGTGTGGAAGCACACCCAGAAGACGAAGGAAAAAGTCCCTCACTTGTCACGGATGACAGTGATGGGACTGTTGTTTTATGTGACGGTCAGTATCCATCCTTTGATGCGATGGACTATGTACCAGAAGATATAATAATAACGACAGAAGCACCACCACCAAATGTACAACCACCACCAGAACCACCAGGTGCACCAGAGGTTCCTGAGACTACTGATCTAGGTACAGAGGAACAACCATGTCCTGCACCAGGTCAACCAAGAGTCGGTGATTTAACTGCGAGTGGAGATGAGAAGGTTATAGGTCATGAACTCCAAGGCACGACCTGTGTAGTATTATATGAACCTACTACTGCTGTTGAAAAATTTTTACCATCAACAAACGTGGTTACTACCACAGCAGTCATAGCAACAGTTGCTACTGCGTCTGCCCTATTTGCAAAACCCCTAGCGGATTTGATTCTGAGGGCTGTGAAACCTCTAATAAAGAAGGCAACTGATACTGTGAAGAAGAAACTGGGACGTCATCGGACTTTGTCTCCTCAGGAGGTGAGATCAAATAAGTATCGGGAGAAGAGGGGTCTACCTCCTTTGAAGGTTCCGAAAAAGAATAAGAAGACGAAGGGATAGAGTGAGTGTGATTTGGTAATGTATTTGGTGGGTTTACCAATACAACATCAGCACATACAGAGTAGTAAGGAGACTTTGGATGGAACATAATTCCAGCCTTCATTAGTTCTCCACAATTTTTTAAACGAGCGATCTCAAAGTCCAATCTCTTGTTGGCATTTGTCTGCTCGATGAATGCTATCTGCTGTGTTGCTGCCTCTTTACATAACTGAGTCAATTTCTTATCAAGTGGCCAACTTATAGTACCACTGATACCTATTGATATATTCTGGTTGTTCTTCTGACCTGTTCTTGTTGGTTTATAAAATAAAATTTCACCTGGATTATCGGGTACACCGTCATCATTGGCGTCTAGCATGTTGTACACTGGATCCATCCAATAATCTTCGTAAGGATGCTGCTCGCTGAGACTCCCAGTGAAGAACGGAGTAAGGTTCATGGTAGCACCTTGACACTGTATACCATTACTATAAGTGTTGGTAATATAAGGTCCTTGTAATACCTGTATAGCTTGATTGGTTACTGAGCCTGAAGAGTTGGCGACTGGATTAGCGGTAGCAGAAACTCCCCCCACGTCTGTGTTTGCTAAGACTGGGGTAGTTATGGTAAAAAGACTAAGGACGGATAGTACTGATGTACTTATTGACTGAAGATTGAGGTTGTATCTGTGACGCTTTGTATTGTTGTTGTTCTTTGTATTATTGTCTGTGTCTGTAAGCCTGGGCCATTGTAGTGCTCCGTGAATTGGAACGATTGTCCTACGTTTTGCTGTGTCCAGTTTGGTTTTTGTTCTAAGTCTAAACCAGTCCATGATGAAGTCACTCCATTCAAAGTATTAGATTGAGCACTCCCCACATCAGGAGATATGCTCGTGCCATCGTGTTGTACGTTTGTCCCCGTTACCGAGTATGTCCAGCCTGTCGAGTAATCCATAGAATTAATGGTCTCTGTCACGGTAGACGTCGTCTCCGTGTGGCTGGTCATCGAGCCCTGTGTGAAGTTAGGGACCACAGGGACTGCAATCGCAGTCGGTGCAGTCGCAAGGACAAGTGCACTGACAGTTATCGCACGATACAAGTTCATTTGTTACCATAACTCCTTATCTTATAGTAAGTTCAGTGACATGCTGTCCTGTAGCTGAAGTACCTGCACCACCAGCAGTTAGTGTCATAACCCCTGCACTGGTTATAGTTCCAGCGAGTGTGTCTTTTGTACCAGCAGCAGTTGAAGTTTGGTTACTGAAGTTTCCTACAGTACCTACTGTTGGTGCTGATGTTGAAACAGCATCTGCTTGAGTGTATGACTGGGTAAAGCTGAAAGCTGCACCAGGTACATCCTGAGTTGCTGCTATAGTACCAGGAGCATAAACACCTGAAGTTATAGTACCAACCGAAACAGTACCAGCTGTTGTACCATCTGTTGTATCGACACCGTTACCCGTTATCGAGAATGAGGATCCGATCCTCTCAACCTGTGTTGCTGCTGCGTTCACTTGTAACTGAACACTTGATGACAGTCTGTGAGTAATGTCTGCACGAGCAGTCATCGGAGCAGCTAACGCTAACATAATAAAAGGAATAAGTTTTTTCATTCTTATACGTAGCATTCTAGCCGTATTTATGATAATATATATCCAACGATAAAAATACCTAGAAACATGAGAATTTTTCTTGACACTGCTGACACAGAAGTGATCAACAAGCACTATGTCACTGGTCTTATAGACGGTGTCACAACAAACCCAACACTTATACGTAAGAGTGGTAGAGATCCCATCAAAGTCTATGAAGAGTTAGCAGAGTTAGGACTCACTGACATCAGCATGGAAGTTGGTGGTAATGCTATGGAGATGGTAGAAGAAGGTAAGAGACTCTCTACTCTGTTCGGAAAGGTTGCAACCATCAAGGTTCCATGTACTGTTGAAGGTCTATGGGTATGCAGAGAGTTGAAAAGAAATCTTATAAATGTAAATGTAACTTTGATATTCTCAGCAGCACAGGCAATCCTTGCAGCAAAGGCAGGAGCAAAGTATGTTTCTCCTTTCGTTGGTAGATTGAATGACAACTCTGTAGATGGATTAGAATTGATTCAAGAGATCAGTAACATATTCTCAGTACAAGGTGTGAGTGCTACAGAGATACTATCTGCATCTATTAGAGATGTGTCTGGTGTGTCTGGTTCATTCGCTAGAGGTGCTGACATAGTTACAATGCCACCATCAGTATTTGAAAAGATGTACAACCACATCTTGACTGACAAGGGGTTAGAACTATTCAATGCAGACCTAGAGAGCATAGCAAATGCGAATCATTCATAACGCAGTATCAGAAGAACTCATCGACAGATGCCTCGATGAGATGAATAGGAAGAGGAAGCAAGACGTATGGGGTATAAGTAAATGGAAGTGGGATGAGAAACTAACGAAAGGATTCAAACAGTATTGTTTCTCATCCAGACCAGAGGTCTATCAGTTCAATGACCTCCGTAACCAGTTGACTCAATACTTTGATCAAATTCCTACGAACATAAACTATCACTTGTGGTTACCAGGTTCTGGTATCAATTGGCATGATGATAAAGCAAGTTTATATGGTGCTACATTATATCTAAACACATGGGAACCAGAGAAGGGTGGTGTATTCATGTGGAGAGAGAAGTTGACTGGTGAATTGAAGTGTATTCACCCTCAAAGAAATATGCTTATGATAAATGAGCAGGGAGAAGATCATGCTGTGACACCTATCATGGTCAATGAATCATTTGGTAATAGAAAGAGTGTTCAGATATTCTGTGGTCTACCTAAAGAGAATAGTACTGACATACATGAGAGATAATATAATCTCAAAACATATAGGATTAGACTGGGCAGATGATGTAGAACTGCTCTGCAAGAAACTAATACTACAACATAAGTGGAGTAATAAAAACTATAAGAGAGGTGAATATGTATTTGATATAGCACCAAACAATCTAGGATTCTTTCAACCTCTGTTTGATATAATAAAACAAGAGGTTATAACACTATATCCTAAGGCAGATATACCAGATAGAATATTCAATAAGAGTTGGGCGTACGTATCTAATCAAGATAGGACTGTGAGTTTTATGCACAACCACATGCCTGAGAAAGTAAAGAAAGATATATCTACTGTCTTCTACCTACGGAAACCACCACAGTCAGGTGACATCATGTTTTTATTGGGTGGAGAAGAGTATATACATAAACCAGTGGAAGGTGAACTCCTTATCTTCCCTGCTACATACTATCACTCACCTTTGCCATCTAAAACAAAGGAATATCGGATAGCAATCAACGTCAATGTGGTCACTCTAAATGAGTATGATTACTTCCTTGACAACTGAGGTGAATGAACAGTATAATTATGTCGTTAGTTCAAAAAACAATGTCGAAGAAGGGATCTTTTCTTTCGAGATTCAAAAACAAATCTCAATTACTTGTATCTGCTGTTGAAAATAAGATAGACTTAGAGTATGATCATCCTAATCTTTATGATTCTCTAAAGTCTTTCTATCAGTCACAGGACATTTACTTTTACAATGATAGAGATAGAGATTACGATGTTATTATGGAGAACTTGGAGTATGATCTATTGAATACGGGGTTTATTGGATGATTGAAAAAGAAAGAAGACCATGGGGTTACTTCACTGTCTTGAGGAGGGGTGACAATTATTGTGTCAAAGAACTGTTCATAGAACCAGAGATGAGAATCTCTCTACAATTTCATAGGTACCGCACTGAGGACTGGGTTGTTGTAGAAGGTGACGGTATAATAACTCAAGGTAATCTTGAGACACCATGTAAAGTTGGTGATACATTCTTCATACAGGTTGAACAACGTCATCGTATACAGGGTGGTAAGAAGGGAATAAGAATTATAGAAGTACAAAGAGGTGACTGTCAGGAAGATGATATTGTAAGACTACAAGATGATTATAATCGTGTAGATCATTTTGCATGGGGTCACTACTAATGAATCCAGATGATTTCAAACCAGAAGACCCTGCACATTACCAACGTGGTAAGATACAAGTCTGGGATTTCATAGCAGATCAAGGACTTGATTTCTTCACTGGTAATGTAGTGAAGTATGTCTGTCGTGCAGGATACAAGGACGATAAAGTCCAAGACCTAAAGAAGGCAAAAGCATACATTGATAAACTTATAGACTTATGTTCCTAGTTACAGGTGGTGCAGGATTTATTGGCAGTAACTTCCTACACTATCTCAAAAAATATACTGGTGTAGATGATCAGGTTATCATCATTGACAACCTATCTTATGCTGCTGACAAACAATACATGCCACTCAATGATCAGTTTATATTTGAGTACTGTGATATATCACAGGAGGAGAATGTAAATTATATCTTTGACAAGTATAAGATCAAGAAAGTATTTCACTTCGCTGCTGAGTCACACGTTGATAATAGTATAACTAACTACAGACCTTTCTTAGAAGCAAATGTAATTGGCACAATCAATTTATTGAATGCCAGTCTAAGACATAACGTAGAGAAGTTCCATCACATATCTACTGATGAAGTGTATGGTTCTTTAGAATATTATGACAAGGTATTATTCAAGGAGACAACACCATATGACCCTAGAAATCCGTACTCAGCAAGCAAAGCAGCGTCTGACCATTTTGTCAAGACGTGGCATAACACTTATGGTCTACCTTACCTTATTACTAACTGCTCTAACAACTATGGTCCTCATCAACATGTAGAGAAGTTGATACCTAAAGTTATATACAATGCGTTTAGAAATAAGATTACATACATGCATCAAGGTGGACATCAAGTAAGAGATTGGTTATATGTTTACGATCATTGTTCTGCAATATGGAAACTGGAAGAGAAGAATATAATCAACGATCACTTCAACGTAGGTGGATCATGTGAGAAGAGAAATATAGATGTTACTATAATGATATTAGATATGCTGAAGAAACCACATGATCTGATTGGTATCAGCAATGAAAGACCTGGCATTGACAAACGATATGGAATGGATCATAGTAAGATTACACAACGCACAGGATGGAGACCTACTACAGATTTTGAAGTAGGGATTCGTGCTACTATCACATGGTATCTTGAAAAGTTAGTATGATTTCACTTTACGGTCACGGTTTCATAGGTAAGCATTTCAAAAACCTATACAAGGAACAGGTTGAAGTACAGGAGAGAGATGATAGAGTGCCAAGGCACAATGACATCCTGTACATGATCTCAACCACACACAACTACAATGTACATGATCAGATCACTTTGGATGTCGAAACAAATCTTCGAGTCCTTTGTGAAACACTCGACTTCTGTAGATCAGAAGACATCACATTCAACTTCGTTTCCTCATGGTTTGTCTATGGAAAAGGGGGAGCACTTCCCGCCACAGAAGTATCGGATTGCAAACCAACAGGATTTTATTCTATTACCAAGAAGTGTGCAGAAGATCTTATCATTTCTTTCGCTCAAACGACGGGGATGAAGTATAGAATCCTGAGACTATGTAATGTCATGGGTGAAGGAGATACTAATGCCAGTAGGAAAAAGAATGCTATCCAATGGATGGTAAATGAATTGAAACAAGATCGTGATATCAAAGTATATGATAATGGATCTCATTGTCGTGATATAATGCATGTCAAGGATGTATGTAGAGCAATGAAACTTGTTATGGACAAGGGTGAGTTGAATGAAATCTACAACATAGGGTCAGGACAACCCACTAAGGTTAGTGAGATTGTAGAACTCGCTAAACACTTCACAAGATCTCGTGGTGAGATTATAAACATTGATCCACCAGAGTTCCATAACAACGTGCAGACACAACACTTCTGGTTAGATACATCTAAGTTGAGGAAGTTAGGTTTTGCACAGCACATTACCAATGAATTTATTGTCAAAGATTTATGTATAACCTAGGAGAACAGGTCGACAACTTCATATTCAGTCTTGAGAAAGGTGGATATGATATCATGCCTTATCTTCCAAACAAGAATTGGAAACCAGGCGATCCCATTTATTACTCAGGTCCTTACTGGGACAATAGAGAAGTTACTGCTGCTATTACAACACTACTAGGTGGTAAGTGGTTGCCAGCAGGAGAGAATGTCAACAAGTTTGAACGTGCATTCTCTAAGAAGTTTGACTTCAAGCACTCTGTCATGGTCAACAGTGGTTCGTCTGCTAACCTAGTGATGATTGCTGCGTTGAAAAAATATTTTGATTGGCATGATGGAGATGAAATAATAGTATGTGCATGTGGTTTCCCTACTACTATCAACCCTATCATTCAGAATGGATTGAAACCTGTCTTTGTAGACATAGACATGGAAGATTTGAATTGGAACCTACAACAGATAGAAGATAAACTTACACCTAGAACTGTTGCTGTTTTCTCTTCACCTGTTCTTGGTAATCCCTATGACTTCGATCAGTTTTTTAAGATTCTTGATAGGAACAGATTGCATTACATCGCTGACAACTGTGACTCCTTGGGTAGCAAGTGGAGAGGTGAGTTGCTGACTAAAAAAGCCGTCGCAGCGTCTTGTTCTTTCTATCCAGCACATCATATCTGCACGATTGAAGGTGGAATGATCTCCTCTAATATCGAGGAGATAGTTCAGATCGCCAGATCGTTTGCTTGGTGGGGTCGTGGATGTTACTGTGTAGGTGCCCAAAATAAATTGCCCAACGGTGTCTGTGGAAAGAGATTTGATCGCTGGTTGGAAGGGTACGACCAAGATGTCGATCATAAGTATGTCTTTGGCGTCCAAGGATACAACCTCAAGCCTGCCGATCTGCAAGGGTCTATTGGACTTGTGCAGTTGGAGAAGCAGACAGAGATACATTGTGTCCGTCGTATGAATAAAGGAGCACTCACTCAGGTCTTCAACCAAATTCCTGGTTGCAGGGTTGTTGAAGAGAAAGAACATGCTGAGACCTCTTGGTTTGGAGTTCCGATAATATATAAGGACGGTAAACACCACCTTGTAAAGTATCTAGAAGATCATGGAATCCAGACGAGGAATTATTTTGCTGGTAATATTCTTATGCATCCTGCTTATAGGCATATCGAACCTGCATCAAACTATCCCAGAGCTTCAGAAGTTCTAGACAACGTGTTCTTTATAGGGTGTTCACCAGTTATTACGGTGGACATGCTAGACTACATAGATCATGTTATAATAAAATATATCAAAGAAAACAAATGAAAAAGAGAGCATTAGTGCTTGGTGCCGGTGGGTTCATCGGTTCACATATGGTAAAGAGATTGATAAGCGAAGGTTATTGGGTAAGAGGTGTTGACCTCAAACACCCTGACTTCTCTGATACTGCTGCCAATGAGTTTATCACAGGAGATCTCACAGACAGAGACTTCATGAGAAGAGTCATTCATTTTAGAGGAGAGACTGGAAATTTCTATGCTAGTGTCCCCTTCCAGTATGAGGAACCATTCGATGAGATCTATCAGTTTGCTGCCGACATGGGTGGTGCTGGTTACATCTTTACTGGTGAGCATGATGCTGACTTGATGCATAACTCTGCTCTTATTAACATAAATCTCCTATCATGTCAAAAGGAGATGAACGAAAGTTACCCACGTCTATTACAACCTGTACCTGACGTAGTGGGTAAAACTAAAATATTCTATTCAAGTTCTGCCTGTATGTACCCTGAGTACAACCAACTTGATCCAGATAATCCTGATTGTCGTGAGGATTCCGCTTACCCTGCTGCACCTGATTCTGAATATGGATGGGAAAAATTATTCAGCGAGAGGTTATATCTCGCTTACAGTCGTAATCATAATTTCGATGTTAGGATTGCGAGGTATCATAACATCTACGGACCAGAAGGAACTTGGTACGGTGGAAGAGAAAAAGCTCCCGCAGCTATCTGTAGAAAAGTGGCGTACGCTACCAGTGGAGACTCAATTGAAGTATGGGGAGATGGACTTCAAACAAGAAGCTTCCTCTTCATCGATGAATGTATTGAAGCAACACGTAGACTCATGGAAGGAACGTGGACTGCTCCCATAAACATAGGGTCAGAAGAGATGGTAACCATTGATCAGTTAGTAGATACTGCTGCTAAAGTTGCCAAGAAAGAAATTGGTAAGGATCATATTGATGTACCACACACAGGTGTAAGAGGTAGAAACTCTAACAACGATCTTATCAGAGAGAAGTTAGGTTGGGATTATAGTACAACACTTGAAGAGGGAATGAGTAAGACATACAACTGGATCATGTCACAGATTACTAAGGACATGTACCCTGTTGATGCAGAGCATGATATAACTGGTAAGAAGTATCTGTCTTATGGTAACTGTAGCAAATGAATACAACCTATAATTATGAAAAGGATACACTAAAGCATCCTTTCAGTGGACACACTAAAGTATTTGAAAATTACTCTCAAGCATATCAGGACTTGTTTGTTCTGTCTATGCTGAAGGGTAAGAGGAATGGTAAGTACGTTGAGGTTGGTGCAAACCATCCTCAAAGTATGAGTAACACATTCTTATTAGAGACTGTATTTGAATGGAGAGGATTCTCTATTGAAATAGAGAGAGCAATGTGTGAAGTCTTCAATGGAGACATGGCAAGACAGAACCATTGCTATGAAGCAGATGGTACAGTGTTTGATTACGAGGAAGCAATCAAGAAAGAGAAGTGGCAAGGTAGAATAGACTACCTTTCTCTTGACTGTGAACCACCTAACATAACATTTGATGTGCTGAAAAAGTTTCCACTAGATGAGTACAGATGTAGTGTTATAACCTTTGAACATGATGCATACAAAGATGGTTTTGGTATCATGGATGCGTCAAGAAAATACTTGACAGAGAAAGGATATGTGTTAGTATGTTCTAGTGTATGTAACGGATCAAATCCATACGAAGACTGGTGGGTTGATCCATACGTAGTCAAAGAGGAGACATGGAAACCATTTGAATGTATGGGTTCCGAAGCAAGAAACATTTTCATATGAAAATTTCTCATTGGTATGGCAGACTAGGTAATAACATACAACAATGTGCTGTTGGTTTGATGATGGCACAAGCATACAAGACCACATTTGAATCTATTCCACATGATGTCATCAAACAATTTTCGGTTAAATTTGGGGATGGTCGTAGTGACCATCAGTCCAAATTTTTCTATTATCAAGGACCGTACAAAGAAGTTACGATTGATTCTTCGTTGGTATACACTCAGATACGAGCGTTTTGTAAGGAGTTTATATACCCTCAGTTGGCACTCCCCAGTGTTGATGTTCCTGATGACACTCTTGTCATCCATATTCGCAGTGGAGATGTTTTTGACAAGAACGTCACTAACCCTGATCAATATGTTCCTAATCCCTACGTTTTTTACTTTACTTTGCTTGAAGCCTTTGAGAAGGCAATAGTAGTAACAGAACCTGATAACTATAATCCTATCATAGAAGAACTAAGAAAGAATCCAAAGGTAACTATACAATCTAAGAGTGTGGAACAAGACTTTGCCACACTAATCAATGCAAAACATGTAGCAACATCAGGTGTAGGAACATTTGGTACTGCTGCTGCATTGTGTAGCAAAAAGATAGAAGAATTATATTGTACTGACCTCCATATTACAGAGCACCTAAATTATAAGATGTTCTATAATACTGATGTCAGGATCAACCTTATGGAACTACCTGATTACATAGGTATAGGAGAATGGACTAACTCTGATGAGCAACGACAATTCCTTTTCGATTACAAGGCACAAACTTAAACTTACACATCAGAAACTCATAGAGAATCTGTGTAAGAAGTTGCCATACTTTTACTTTGATGATTGTGCTTATGGTAATTTTGAGCATGATCTAAAGACTGACATGCATCCTTACTTCAGTCACACATTATTGAACGAAGAAGGAGAGAAGTCAGAACACTTCCGTAAGTTCCCATGGATTCCAATTGGTCAAGCAATAGGTATGCCTAATAATATAATGATGAGAGCACACATGACATTACAATATCCTAGACCTGATGTCTTTGGTGTAGCACATAACTCACATATAGATCAACCTGATAGAAAACATATTGTGGCACTATATTATCCTAATAAAGCAGACGGTGACACATTCTTTTTCGACTCTGATCAAAAGGTTATACATAGAGAAACACCTGAAAGAGGGAAGGTTGTAGTCTTTGATGGGTCACAGTACCACTCAAGTTCTTCACCATCTAAGACCACTAGATTCACCCTCAATATAAATTATTACCCATGAAAATTTTTGACGTCTTTACTTTTTATAATGAACTAGATCTATTAGAACTAAGAATGAATATCTTAGGTAACTCAGTAGATTATTTTGTTATCAATGAGGCAAACATAACCTTCACAGGTAAACCAAAACCCCTATACTTTGCAGAGAATAGAAAGAGATTCAAGAAGTGGGACGATAAGATAATATATCATCTGACAGAGGACGACAATAAAACATACGAGCAATACTATGAGGGTGTCCCTTACCATCGTAGTATGATAGAAGAAGGTATAAAAGATTTACCAATACATTATCAGAGAGCATGCTTCCATAAGGACTCAGCAATCTATGGGTTCCTTGATATAGCAGAGGACAATGACATCATACTAACAAGTGATGCAGATGAGATTGCAAACCCAGAAGCGATACAGTGTATAGAAAGTTGGTTTGATCCAAAGAATCATTATGTATTGACAGGTCCTTTATATTACTACTACCTCAATGTGAAGTGTGAGGATCAGTGGATGGGAACAAGAGTATGTGATATGAAAACACTGAAGAGTATGAGTGTAGATAAACTAAGACAGTCACATGAATTAGCATACAAGATTGCTGATGCATCATGGCACTGGAGTTTCTTTGGTGATGCTGATACTGTTAGGGAGAAGATGGATGCATACGAGCATCAGGAGAATAATAAAGCAGAGTTCAGAGATAGTATGGAGGATAGGATAAAAAATAATCAAGATCCTTATGGTAGAAGTTATTTGTATACTCCCACAACTGTACCAATAGACGAGTCATTCCCTGCTTATGTAAGAGCACAGAAGAATCGTAAGATGAAGAAGTTTATAAAGACATTATGAATGTTATATCAGGACCTGCAATAGCAGACCACTGTGACTATGACTTTGGTGATCAGGCAGGAGTGGTAGGTCAGGTGTTGAATGCATTCATGAAGGATGCTAATACTGACAACATAGAGTTTATTACATTTGTAAACCAAAGTGATAAGGATGTCTTGACTCTATTCATAGATAATATTAGATTATATAATAGACAGATCAAATGCAACAACGATGCTGATCAGCGTTGGGTAGATGGTCTACAGTCTAAAAACGATCTAATGAAGTTATGTGCTTCACTAGACAAAAAATTTATAGTCTTTTGTAACAATGAAGATACTCCTATCAACAGTGATATTCATATACCTCCTAACGTATTGGGGGTCTATGGTGCTAATGCGATAGGGACTCACGAAAAACTACATCCATTTCCTTACGGAGTGGGAAGGAGGTTACATGTCCACGATAATAGACAAGATGTTCTCATCCATGCGATGGGAGACGATCCCAAACCTAGAAAACTTCTCTACATTAATCACTCTGAGCATACCAACCTATCGGTTAGAGGAAACATCAGGGATATGTTTTCCAACAAGTCATTTGCAACTGTCGGAGAAAGAAAGGAATACAGATACTATCTAAAAGACATTCAGGATCATAAGTTTATGATATGTCCTGAAGGAAATGCTGTGGATTGCCATAGGAACTGGGAGGTTTTGTATATGAAACGAGTTCCTATCATGAAAAGAAACCCATACCTAGAGAGGTTATACGATAACTATCCTGTGTTATGGGTAAATGATTATGGTACGATAACGAAAACAATGTTAGCAGAGCATGATGATCTGTTTGTAAGAGCTAGAAATCTTGACGTAAATATGCTACACTTACACAGTATATTCAATAGGGCGGTAAACCGTGCTAAAAATACCTGATGTCACACTGATAATACTGGCAGATTTAGACCTTCCAGATGCAGTGTACGCAATAAATAAATCATGCGAAAAGATTCAATGGGGTCGAGCAAAGTTTTTAGGTAGCAAAAAACCAGAAGGACTATGTGATCAGGTTGAGTATGAAGAAACCTATCCCATAGAAAGTATCAATGACTTTAATTTTTATTGTATTTACAATCTTACTAATCACGTCAGGACCTCGCATTGCCTTCTCATACATCCGGACGGCTACGTTATTCGTCCTCATCTTTGGGATAATAAATTTCTTGAGTATGACTACATTGGTGCACCGTGGAGAGATGACCCAACAGCGTACCTTGACCCGTGGGGAAGGAACCAACGTGTCGGGAATGGAGGATTTTCCTTACGCTCCAAGCGTCTACTCGACGTCCCCACAAAAGTCACCGTCCCTTGGGAAGTAAACGAGGGTACTTTTTATAAGCACATGAATGCCGGACTATATAACGAGGACGGGAACATATGCGTACACAACAGGCACATCTTCGAGGGACAGGGATGTGTGTATGCTCCCGTCGAGGTGGCGAGTAAGTTCTCTAGAGAAGAGATGCTACCAGACAGTGAACAAGAAACCTTTGGTTTCCATTATCATTTTCAAGAAATACGATGACTACAAAATTCTATCCACTATGGTGGAATCCGTGGGGTGACAAAGGACTTGACTTCAAAAAGAATGTAAGTATCTCAATCGATAATTTAGATTGTGATGAGAGAGCAGACTATAAGATATTATTTTTAGCAGAACCATATTCTATTCTTCCTACTGTTACAGAGGGAGCACTTCGTGGTGCAATGAAGTTCGATAAGATATACACATTTACACAGAAGATATTAGACCACTATCCACAGGCAGAACTATTTGAGTGGGGTAGTAGTTGGTTAGACTTCAAAGATTTGAAACTAAACAAGGGTAATAATGTCACCTTTGTTACCAGTGAGAAGTATCAGACACTAGGACACAAGTTACGTCTGGATATATACGAGTTACTCAAGAGTATTGATGTGTCTAATGGTCTACAATACTATGCACATAAGTCACCACCATTCCATGACAGAAGGAATGACTTCTTTGAGTCTGCTAAGTTCCACATCGCTGTTGAAAATTCCAGACAGAAGAACTACTTCACAGAAAAAGTAATAGATTGTTTTGCATCTAAGACTGTACCAATATACTATGGATGTCCTAACATCAATGAGTGGTTCAACATGGATGGTATAATAACATTCAATACAATAGATGAACTAGAGAATATATTATCAAGTCTTGATGCTAACAAATATGATGTCAGATTAGATGCTATCGAAGATAACTATCAGAGAGCAAAGAAATTTCATAGCGACAATGATGTCGTACCTAGACTCACTGATAGGATAGTCAAAGAGGTAAATGGATGACGGTCAGTTATTGTATACCGACCCATGATAGCAATCCAAAATGTCAATCCTACTTGTTTGATATTTTCTATGCTCTGTCCGAACAAACTGATAAGGACTTCAACGTGTGGATTTCCGATCATGGAAAGACAGACAAAGTTCTCAATGCTTGTAAAGAATACTCAGATCTATTTCATATAAACTATGTTAGAAATAAGACTAATCATGGGAACATTTCTGCTAACACTAATCATGCTCTTCGCAACGCAGATGGTGACATACTAAAGGTTCTCTTCTCTGATGATTTCATACTAACCAGAACCCTCACAGAAGATTTACATAAGGCATTCAAATTGGATGTCGACTGGGCGGTTACGGGGTTTGCTCACACCCTAGATAATGGACAGACACACTACAATCCAAAGGTGCCTGTTTGGAATGACCGTTTATTAGAAGGGGTAAATACTCTTAGTTCACCATCTATTCTCGCACTGAGAAAAGGTATTGAGGAGTATTTTGATGAGGAACTTGTTATGCTGATGGACTGTGACATGTACTATAGATTGTACAGAGATCATGGACAACCAGCAGTGATAAAAACTTATCACATCTCTAATAGAGAACACCCCAATCAAACACAAAGACAATACGAAGATCTCTTACCAAAGGAGATTGAATACTTGAAAGAAAAACATTCATCATGAAACTAAATTATGCTGTAACCATAGGTTACTTTGCTACTGCTATGTTGACAGGTGGACTTGTCTATCTTGGTCATAGTAATCATAGAGTATCAGCTAGTAATGATCGACTTACTGTAGAGGTACAAGCACTCATTGAAGCATATGTGACAAGTGATAAGGATTGTTATTTGTTAGCACCTAAACCAAAAGATTGGTTGATATGGGAAGAAATGCCTTACAAAATTAAATCATGACAATAGGATTCAACCACTTAGGAAGACATGGCAGACTGGGTAATCAAATGTTCCAGTATGCAGGACTACGAGGCATAGCAGCACATCGTGGTTTTGATTTTATGATTCCTGATAGTGACTTCAAAGATGAGTGGACAGACCATCAACTCTTTGAGGCATTCAAACTAAAAGGTTTGACTAACATAGGAACGTGTCCTGGCACCTACGTAGGAGAAGCACACTTCCATTATGATGCAAACTTGTTCAACAATATGCCTGACAATCATAATGTATATGCATACTTACAGAGTACAAAATACTTTGATCATATAGAAGATGAAATACGTGAGGACTTTGAGTTCAAGAATGAGATCAGAGAACCATGTGAAGATATGATTGCAACAGTGAATGATCCTATTGCATTACACGTTCGTAGAGGTGACTATATACAGAACTGTGATAATCATCCACCATGTCCAAAGGAATACTATGACGCTGCCCTATCAAAGTTTGATGCTAAACGTAATGTTATTATTTTTTCTGACGATCCTGAATGGTGTGGCACTGAGTTCCCTGATGATAGGTTCCTTATCTCAGAAGGTGGAGACAATCTTGCAGACTTGTGCATGATGAGTCTGTGTTCTGATTTCATTATCGCTAACTCATCATTCAGTTGGTGGGGGTCATGGTTGAGTAAGAATCCTAACAAAAGGATAATAGCACCTGACAAATGGTTCGGAGTAGGGTATACTAAGAATCATATAACATCTGATCTATACTGTAGCAACTGGGAGGTATTAAAGTAATGGCAGATAAAATCGTACAAGAGGGAGTAGAGATTCCTGATCTTGGTATGTACGAAGACCTACAAATTCAACCTATAAATTCGTGGGATCTAACAAGCACTACATTTATCATACCTCTTAGGTGTGAGACAGCAGATAGAATTAGAAATATAACTACCACATTGGTATATCTTCTAAAGAATTTTGACACTCAAATAATAGTAAAAGAACATGATAAGGAATCTGTATTCCTAAAGCAAGTTGTTCCTATGCTTGATGAGGTAGTACCTCCTATCAAGATGCATAATATACATCACATATTTGAGGAGGCAGATGATGTAATATTTCATCGCACCAAACTACTCAATGATATGTTGGAGTTGGTAGAGACACCAGTTGTATGCAACTACGACGCAGATATAATCCTCCCACTAAACAGTTACATACTCGCACAGAATACTATACTCAAAGGTTACAATGGTGAAGATATAAAATGTGTATACCCTTATGGAATAGGTGAGTTCCAATACCAGTTGTTTATCAAGGATGAAGATGTTACTCGTTTCATTAATTCTAATTTCAATTTCGGAGCGTTCCAAGGAAAAGCAAACTTATATGATGCCAAGTTTGGTTTCTGTCAATTCTTTGACACAAAAGAATACCGTAGACTAGGTGCAGAGAACGAAGGGTTTGTAGCATATGGTTATGAAGATGACGAACGCTATCATAGATTCAATACTTGTTCTAAGGTATTGAGATTGAATGATCACGTGTTCCACATGGAGCATGGTAGGACACCTAATTCATGGTTCAATAACCCACACATAGAAAGTAACAGGGAACTGTGGCAGAAGTTGAGCAAGATGACTCGCAAACAACTTGAAGAATATTATGCTAACCCTGAGTACTTAAATGCCCGACAAAAATAAAGCGATAAAAAAACTAGATGGTTTTCCTAATGTGTTGTGGATCAATCTTGATCGCTGCACAGAGAGAAGGAAGTATATGGAAGATCATCTATCCTATTGGGGAATAAAAGATCATCATCGTATCTCAGGTATAGATGGTGAGGAGTTTGAAGAGCACCTAAAAGGAACAGTTCCTGATCAGATGAATACAGGTGAGTGTGCTTGTGTCATGTCACACTTGAGTGCCCTCAAATATTTTGTAGAAGAGACAGATTTAGATGAGGTTTTCATCATGGAAGATGATGTAGATTTATCTACTGCATCTAGTTGGACGTTCACATGGAAAGAAGTACGTAAGAGACTGCCAATAAACTTTGATTGTTTGCAACTTACTATTATAAATCCTAATGGGATAACCTTGAAACTTCACCACAGATTTATCAATGACTTTTCTGCTGCTTGCTACCTTATTACTCGTCATCATGCAACTAAGTGCATCCGTCTACACCAAAGAGGAACGCAGTGGAAGATCGACCAGAACATCAGACCAAGAGCAGTCTCCGAAGACCTAATATTAGATAGTGGTAAGACCTATGCCACACCCTTGTTCAATTACAGGATGGACTTGGGTTCTAATATACATGAAGAACACCTTGACATTTTTCACAAAGGAAGCAATAATGCATTAAAGGAGTTCTGGGAATACCAAGCAGTGGATCATACCATTGATCAAATCATGGAACTTGATGAGTACGTTGGTAGAGTTCCGCCATCAGTATACCTAAATCAATTGAAAGAACAATGAACACATCTATTACACCACTTGAGAGTGACGAGTACGATCCTATTATCAAGGTACCACAACCAGTATTCACAGAGATGAAAGACTATGGTGCCATAGGTGTCTTTGAGAACTTTGTCAAACCAGAATTTTGTGACTCACTCGTAGATCTTTTTGAGTTCTGGTACACAAAAAAATATTTCAAGAACATACCATCAACACATGATGTGACTAAGATGGGTGACGATACATTTACATTGGATCATTTCAATGATGGTAAGACTCAGTTTCCACAGGGTGGAATGGGTAGAAAGGATCATCAACTATACCTAGAGATATGTGATCAGACTATGACTATGCAAGTCAACCAGTCTGTAGGTATGGCATTTGAAATGTATGTCAAGAAGTACTCAGGTCTTGTAGATGCAAGTGACCCTGTATCATCATGGACATGTAAGTTACAACGTACTGATCCTGGTGGTGGTTATCATGTATGGCATTGTGAGAATGGTAACTTCTTGTATAGAGATAGAGTTCTAACATGGATGATATATCTAAATGATATTCCATATGAGAATGGTGGAGCAACAGACTTCTATCATCAAGAGATATCCTTCCAACCAAAGAAAGGTACAGTAGTACTGTGGCCAGCAGCATATACTCACATGCATCGTGGTGCATTTCTAACAGGTGAAAAGTCAAAGTATATTGCAACAGGTTGGTTCATAAGAGAACCTGGTAACGTAACAGAGAAGACACTGAGTGAAGCAGCACGAAAATGATATTCTATACGTGTATAACGAACGGTTATGATACCGTTCCTGACGTATATTATGATAAAGATTGTCAGTATATTTGTTTCCATGATGGTACTATAGAGACTACTAAACCACTATGGAAATATATCAAGATAGATGTAGAAGAAGAGTGTCCAGTTAGAAGATCATATCATCCTAAACATTGTCCTCATTTATATTTTGATGAGGGTGAGTATGTTGTATGGGTTGACGCTGCATATAATATCACACAAGAACTTGTAGAGTTCTCTAAAGAATATGAAGGTGACTTTATGTTACCAACACATCCTGATAAGAGATCATTGACTGCTGAGTTTAATAAACTACATGCTTATGGATTCTCTACCAAAGATGAGATCATAGACATGGCACGTCTCATGCAGAGTAGAGGATATGATCCTAAAGACTACGATCAAACTATAAACTGTGTGATATGGAGGAGACTTACACCAGAGGTTATTGAATGGGGTAAGGTATGGAGAGAATGGTATATGGGTGGAGTGAATAGAGATCAAGTCTCTAGTTCAATGGCAGAGTATCTTGTAGTCAAGGCAGATAGAAACCCTACACCCATGGTGGATCTATCAAAACCAAATAGAATCAAACCATACAATCATTCATTTTGTATAGACAAACCAACTAATAGATCTATTGTAGACTTACAGACAGAGTTGAATGAGATTTTCAACTTCAAAGATATAGCAAGTATCATGATAAAATCTACAACAGATTCATTACCGTTTGAATTTGGATCTGATATTGATACACAACTAATAGTATTCACATGTATTACTGATAACTATGATGTATTCCCTAGGGAATCATACTACGATCCTAATGTAAAGTATGTCTGTTTCCATGATGGCACTATTGATACTACAGTAAAACCATGGATATATGTTGAGTTAGATTTAGATATAGAAGATCCAAGAGACTTTGCATTCTATGTCAAAGCAAATGCACATGAGTTCTTTCCGGAAAATTCTTACACAGTATGGATAGATGGTTGTTTCGTATTGACTGAGTTGTTTATAGAGAGAAGTATGAAATCATTTCCATTCTCTGCACTAAAACATGGAGGTAATTTCTCTTTACTTGATGAGATTATAGAAGGATATACATGTGCATTCTTCTCAGAGGAAACTCTCATGAATTTTATAAATGAATTGAATGATAATGGATATAATTTTAAGAACTATTCCAGTCCACAATGCACAATAGTGTGGAGAAAATTGACAGAAGAAATAAAAACATTCAATGAGAGGTGGTACATGTGGGGTAATAAAAAATACAATCGTGACAACATACCATTTGATGCTGCCATACAGGACACTGGAATAGAACCACTCTTCTATGGTGATAGAAATCAATCTGGTATCAAATTAGGATTCTTCAATAAGATAGGAAGGAGAGGTAAACATCCACAACATGGTGACAAGAAACAATACCTTAGACTACAAGAATTAATGGTAAAATTATATAAGATTACTGGACTGAACCATAGAATACATGCTAGATATAAACACCATGATTTTTACATGAAGTATTTCAATATTATATGAAGTATTATACAGCAATCACCAACGCATACCATGAACTACCACCTAATAAATCAGGTGAACATTTTATATGTTACCATGATGGCACTGTAGAGGAGCAAGAAGGTTGGGAACTAAGAGAGATACAATACTCTCATGATGATCCTGTCAGAGTGTCACGTCATCCAAAAATATTGTGTCCTATAGAAGGTAAAAGTGTTTATATTGATGCATCTAAACTTCATACTGTTATATCTGCAAGACATACCTCTGTAAATTTCTTTGAGTTGAGTGAGAATATATTGAATGACCATAACTTCTTCTTGATGCAGCATCCACATAAGTATTACTATCTTGAGGAGTGTGCTGAGTATATTCATAGAGGATTCATGGAACCATTTGACATTATAAACTTTACAAGAGAAGTAAAACAAGAGACTGAGTTCGACTTCTCTAAATTTTTCTCACCATTAGGTACAGTATTGTGGAGGAACTCTGAAGCATGGATGCCTAACATGGTGTGGTGGAAGTGGTATATGAGAGGTGGTAAGAGAGATCAAGTATCTTTATCTGTCGCACTACAGACATCAGGAGTGGAGTATGGTTGGGATGAGTGTAGACATTGTGTTGGTTGGTGGTCTGATGCTAACCCTGTTGATGGTAAATGGTGGAAGAATAAAGGTGGTAGATATGGTGGTAAAAGAATTGATCCTACTGATACAGTGGAGCAACTAGCAAAGATTACAGGACTCAGCATGAGGATGAGATATCGTGCTGCTATTATGAAGGAGACAGGAGACTGGTTGTTTGGAGATAGAACAGGTTATTGGGAAAAGAATGACCCTAAGTTAGTGATAGTGAATGGATTCTAGGATAGTAATATACAGTTGCATAACCAATGGGTATGATGAGATACCTGATGAGCATTACTATGATCCTGATATCAAGTATGTTATGTTCACTGACAATACTGTGAAGAAGAAAGGACCTTGGGAGTTCAGAGAGATACCATGTGATCACCCATGTCATAGGAGAAGGTCAGCATATGTTAAGATCAATCCTCATAAAGTATTTCCTTATGGTACTAAGACTGTATGGTTAGATGGTTGCTATGTAATGACACCTAAGTTTGTAGACAACTGTAAGAAGTATCTGGAGCATAGGTTTACTATCATGAGACACTGTGAGAAGTTCAATTACTATGAGGAAATACTTGAAAGTTTCTTACCATCAATGTGTACTTTTGATGAGGCGATAGAGATATCAAAAACTATAAGGGACGTGGGATATAACTTCAAGGAGTATTGTAGTCCTGTATTAGCATCTATATGGAGAGTATTAGATCAAGACATGTATACCTTCGGTGATTTGTGGTGGAAGTATTCTCTCATAGGAACTAACAGAGATCAGATATCATTTGACACAGCAAGGCAGTTGACTAAGACAGAACTACAGATCATAGAGAATGCATGGATAAAAAAGGAAGCATATATTGATGAGAATAATATTAAAAGACATAAGCACCTAGCAGGAGAGGTAGGTATAGTCTTTGGGTATCAGGGTAAGAAGTATAGAAGGAAACTTCATCCACAGAATGGACACAAGCAACAATGGAGACAGAAGAGAGAGTTATTGAACGCACTCCGTCCTATCACTGGACTGCATCCAATCATTGCTCGCTTCAACTTTGATGAGTTTGTAGATAGGAATGTTCTTTGTCCTCAACTACCTATTCAGAGTTGACATCCTCGTAACATTTTGTTATAATAAATAAACCAGTGAGGATTTCCTCACTTATCATGCTCCCCTCAAACCAAGACCTATAGGGAGAATAAATTAAGTCTTTTTATACCCTTCATATACCCGCACTCATTTTCAAATGACAACTATTTCACGTAAGCGTGGTGGTTTGCTATCTGGATGGGACGAGTTTTGTGAGTGGGTAACCTCCACTGACAATCGCTTGTACGTTGGTTGGTTTGGTGTTCTAATGATCCCATGCTTACTAACTGCTGCTGCTTGTTTCATCGTAGCATTCATCGCTGCACCTCCTGTCGACATCGACGGAATCAGAGAACCAGTTGCTGGATCTCTACTCTTTGGTAACAACATCATCTCTGGTGCTGTCGTTCCATCATCCAACGCTATTGGATTACACTTCTACCCTATATGGGAAGCTGCTACTCTAGATGAGTGGTTGTATAACGGTGGTCCTTATCAGTTGGTAATCTTCCACTTCCTAATTGGTATCTCTGCATACATGGGAAGACAGTGGGAACTATCATATCGTTTAGGTATGAGACCATGGATCTGCGTAGCATACTCAGCTCCTGTATCTGCTGCTTTCGCTGTGTTCCTTGTATACCCATTCGGTCAGGGTTCATTCTCAGACGGTATGCCTTTAGGTATCAGTGGTACATTCAACTTCATGTTCGTATTCCAAGCAGAACATAACATCTTGATGCATCCTTTCCATATGGCAGGAGTAGCAGGTATGTTTGGAGGGTCACTCTTCTCTGCTATGCATGGTTCACTCGTTACTTCTTCTCTTATCAGAGAGACTACAGAAACTGAGTCACAGAACTATGGTTATAAGTTTGGACAAGAAGAGGAAACATATAACATCGTTGCTGCACACGGTTACTTCGGAAGACTCATATTCCAATATGCTTCTTTCAATAACTCAAGAAGTTTACACTTCTTCCTAGCAACATTCCCAGTTGTATGTGTATGGTTGACCTCTATGGGAATCTGTACAATGGCATTCAACCTCAACGGTTTCAACTTTAACCAGTCTGTAGTTGATGCTAACGGAAAGATCGTTCCTACATGGGGAGATGTTCTAAACAGAGCAAACCTAGGTATGGAAGTAATGCATGAAAGAAATGCACACAACTTCCCACTAGACCTTGCTTCTGCTGAGTCTTCAACTGTTGCACTTGTTGCACCTTCAGTCGGTTAGTCCGATCACAGAGACCTCTACATAGTAGGGGTCTTTTTTTATGCCTTGAAATATCTTACTCATCCTCTGACCGTCTGCAACCTAATCATAGTAGGGTCTTTCGCCTTCATAGAACTAATGCATATAAGATATCACCAAAAAGAGTTGACACGTAGTGAAGAAGCTGTTATAATAAATACAGATGAGTGACTGATCATCGCTCATGGAAGTGGCAGAATAACCCTGTTGGAATTTGGCGGGGTAATGCATCAAGTTAGAGGTGGTACTCGCCCTCCCTAAAGGAGGTGAACCTTTACCAGAGGAACTTGAGTTGAGCAGTACAAATTTTCGCTTTAGCGATTCCCTGTTCATGTCGGTACGATAAGTAATCCTTCCTTCCCCTTTTCGTTATAACATAGGAGACCTTTCGGGGTCTCCCTCCTTTTGTTATTACTTCGATATGTAAGACCCCTTTACAGGGGTCTTTTTTTATGCTAAATTATCATGATGACACTAACTACCGAACAACTCCTTCGCATATACATGAAGGCAAGAGTAAAGAAGGATCCTTATCCTCCTCGTAGGCACTACAACGTAGCGACCTACGGATGAAAGAGTTCTGGAAGGTCTGGAAGTATGCTTTAGGTTCTTTCAATGATGAGACAACAAAGAAGTATGACAACTGGATCTGTATTATCAGAACCTTTATCATGGTTCAACTTGTAATCACCAACTGTTTTATTGTTGGTGGTAATATCAGGCACTGGAATGACCATCACATTCCTCCATCTTATGATAAATCTTATAAATAAGTGTAGAAACAAACAGATAACAGATGTCTATAGCAAGAAACGCAGAGTTTGATAGCTCTGTTAGCAACACACTTAAAGAAAAAGACGGTGTACTTTCTGATGCTGCTGATGCTACTGCTCTTGATACATCAGGGTCTAATCCACAGTGGAGATTTAGAGAAAGACTTCTAAAGAAGGTTGATAGAGCTGCATTTGATGAGAGGATAGACTACTGGAGAAAGCAGGAGATAGCGAAGAAGTTAGTCCTAGCAGACAGAGATTACATGGAGAAGCAGAAGACCATCACTGGTTCTTATCCAACGAGCTAATATAATAAAACTTTGTTATGATATTATGGACGGAACAGTTTGTTCTGACGGACAGTACTGTCAAAAATTTGAAGAACAGATACAGAGACCCTTACTTTTTGAAGGGTGATCCTGGTTGGGGTCAACATTACACAGGTTACCATAGGAATCCTAACAACACTGCTAACACAGTGGATGGTAACTTTGTAGATAAAGAACTACTTCAACTCTACATACCAAAACTGAAGGAAGTTCTACAAAAAATTGGAGTGTATAATAGTAAATCTATATTCAGTTACAGCAGTATTTGGGGTCAACTATATACAAGAGAACTCAGTGCGGTTATTGATGTCCATAATCATTACAGACATCCTAGTCAACTGGTTTCATGGGTGCATTTCGTTGATGTTCCGAAACAAAAGTGCTTCTACTTTATGTTAGGAGATCAGAAAGTATATCCCAAAACACAGAGAACAAATGATATAATATTTTATCCATCCTATGCACCACACGGTGTTGATAAGATGGTAGAAGGCAATGACAGGTTTGTTGTTGCAGGAAACATAGTACAAATGAATTCATGAAAGCAGTTCTATGGTCTAGAGATAACTGTCAGTGGTGCGAAAGAGTCAGACAACTCTTCGCTGCTGTGAAGATAGAATACCTAGAGTACAAACTGGACAAAGACTTTACTCGTCGCCAGTTTTATGAGGAGTTTGAGGAGGGTGCTACCTTTCCACAAGTTCAAATTGATAACAAACACATAGGCGGATGCAAAGACACACTACATCATCTCCAAAGACTAAAGATGATCTGAACAAAGGGTCGGTTTTTCTTCTCACAAGGAAGAGAAAAAGAAAACCTGTATTTTCTGTGCTATTATGGGGTATAAGAATCTCCCTACATATACACAGGGAGACATAAACAAATGGATCTAAACATTACAGCAGTTATCATTGCCCTCAGTGTAACTGTGCTCCTCCTAGCGATAGGAGTATCTCTTGTGATTGGTTACTTGTTACGTGCATATATACATGACGTGACACCTCAGTACACTCATCCTGAGATGTTTGACGAGAATGGTAACCCCATTGCTGATGAATTGATCGCCTTTCGATTTGAGAATGGCAAACCCGAACTAGATGATCTTGAAGACTAATTATGGCAAAACTACCACCTAATCCTCTTGTTTCTGAGATACTCAGAGCAGCTCATGGTGCTAAAACTGTTGAGAAAAAAGTAGAAGTACTTACAAAACACAAGAGAGATGATGTAAAAGCATGTTTGATTTGGAACTTTGATAAAGCAATCAGAAGTGCTATACCTGAGGGAGATGTCCCTTACAAACCTAATGATGCTCCAGTTGGAGTTGACGGAGGACACACACGTTTGATTCATGAGTGGAGATCACTCTACAATTTTATAAGAGGTGGCAATCCTAGACTATCTCAGATGAAACGTGAGACAATGCTAGTCCAGATGCTAGAGGCATTACATAAGGACGAGGCAGAAGTATTAGTTCTAGTGAAAGATGGAGAACTACAAAGCAAGTATCGCATCACTAGAAACGTAGTAGAGAAAGCATATCCGGAGATAGTTTGGAAGGATAGGTGAAGTTCCTAATTGATCTGACCGATCATTGCAACTCCAAGTGTCCTTTATGTGCTAGACATAAGACCTCATACAATGATGAGGTAGCGGTCTTGAAACCAGACCCATCTATGAATCGCTCTTCCATATCACTCGCTGATTGGAAGAGATGGTTTCCTATTGAGACTCTTAGAAAGACAGAACTGATATATTTTCAAGGATCATTCGGTGAACCCTCATTGAATGAGGATTTGTTAGACATATATTCTTACACTCTCAATGCTAACAGTAGTATAGTCTTCCAGATGAGTACCAATGGTGGTACACGAGACCAAGAGTTCTGGGGTAGACTGGGTGCTCTCATGGCATCATCACACAGAGATAGTTTTCTTATCTTTTCCATAGATGGTTTGACAGATACTCTACAACAGTACAGAGTAGGTGTAGATTATAACAAAGTTATAGACAGTGCTAGAGCATTTATAAAGGCAGGAGGTCCTGCTGTCTGGAGGATGCTAGTATTCAAACACAACCAACATCAAATCAAACGATGTAGAAATCTTAGTAGACTGATGGGGTTCAAAGACTTCAGACATACTAATGTAAACGATCTATATGATGCTAGTGGTAAGGGAGATGGTACATTTACATATGAATACAGGGGAGTGGTACATAAACTAGAGGGTGTTGATGGTCATGTGTTCCAGCAGCCACCCGCAGCAGAGGACACAGAGATTGACTGTAGGTATGGTCATGGTATAAAGAATCCAGGTCAACTTAGGATAGACAGTCGTGGTATTGTTCATGCTTGCTGCTTCCACCAGAGTAGACTACGCTTCTTCTATCCTGACTACTATATCAATGGTGATATAGATTCCCCTGCTATCTACAGGGACATAAAGAATCCTAATAAAGGTGTGGGTGCTGAGTATATGCAGAAGGTGTTCTACGATAGTATGATTCCACTCATAGAGAATCAGGGTGGATTGAAATCTTTATCTTTAAAACATAATTCACTTGAAGAGATATTGAACACCCCATTATTCCAGTGTACACTTGTAGAGTCATGGGATAAGAGACCACATATATGTTCGGATTACTGTGGTGTCAAAAGAAAAAATGTATCCGTTGATACTAAAAGGGTTGACTAAATATGGATGGTATGTTAGCATACCAATACGTTCATCCTGATACATTCAGGACGCAAGTAAGCCGACTCGGAACGGAATCGTTCATCCTTATGTACCAACTTCTTCTTAGTTTAATAGTGATTGGAGCACCACTTGATTGTGAGACTGCTGCTGAACTAATAGACACTGCAAGAAATAATCCTGATATATCTGAGCAATTAGAAATAACAAGGGTTGTGGTAGCACATACTAATCCTATGTGTTTCAAAACTAAGGACGCAAAAGACGACTGAAGGAACGGGGCTACAATCCCTACTACTTTGGAGAAACCAAATGGCACAAGTCACTTATCGTGGTGTCAAGTATGACACTGACAGAAACAAAACTCAGAAGACTAACAAAGTCGAACTAACTTATCGTGGAATAAGATTAGAGAAAGCTGTAACAGCATAGAACTGAGTACATCTGATACAAGGAGGGTATTGCACCCTCCTTTTTTTATGCTATAATTTTGTCATGGATAGAGACAAACTAAAAGTCATCGTCACTGACTTAGAAATGCTACTGTCTGCACTCAAGGCAGAGGTATGGAGTGACGAACAGTCCTATAAATATGATGACCTAGATCCAGTTGAAGTGGATTATGGTGATCAAATAGAGGACATATGAACGTCAAGTTAGTAACCATCACTCCTGATGCTGAGAAGATGATGGCATACATTGCCAGAGTATCTAACCCTAACAATCAGGAGAACGAGAAGTACGCTGGTTTGCTGAAGTATTGTATCAAGCACAATCACTGGTCAGTATTTGAGCAAGCGACCATGACTCTAGAGATAGAGACAACTCGTGCTATCGCTGCACAGATACTAAGACATAGATCATTTACATTCCAAGAGTTCAGTCAACGCTATGCAAGCACTGATCATCTAGGAGAGATACCTGTACCAGATCTCAGAAGACAGGACGAAAAGAATCGTCAGAACTCTACTGATGACTTGGATGAGTTTGTAAAACAGAAGTTAGAATTGCAGATAAAAACTTTGTTCAGTTCAGCAGAGGCATTGTATCATCAGATGCTAGAGGAGGGTGTTGCGAAGGAGTGTGCAAGGTTTGTCTTACCACTAGCGACACCTACAAAAATTTACATGACAGGATCATGTCGGTCTTGGATACACTACATAAATTTAAGATCTGCACACGGTACTCAAAAGGAACACATGGAGATCGCTAGGAACTGTGCCTGTATTTTTGCAGGACAATTCCCTGCCGTTGCGGAGGCACTAGGATGGGAACACGGATTGCAGGAATAAATTTATCTAAGAATGGTTCTCTTGCTATCATAAATGACGGTGAGGTTGAGTTTTATCTTGAAGAAGAAAGACTCAGTAGAATCAAGAGGGATCGTGGTGCAAAATTTTTGGTAGAGAAATACCTTGATGGTGTAGATGCTGTTGCTATATGTGATTGTTATACAAAGTATTATCCTAAGAAGTTTTTACAGAGAACTAAGGAGAAGGAAGCAGTTTGTAAAGTCATAAGAGATAAGAACATACCGATACTAGATTACAGACAGAGACATCATGAGTGTCATGCTGCTAACGCACGTTACGGATCACCATTTGATGACTGTGCTGTCTTAGTAATGGATGGTAAAGGATCAGTTCATGATCATAATGAACGTAGATTCTGTGAGATAGAAAGTATATTTGACAATGAGAATCCTGTCTTCAAACATTACTCTACGTTCTGGAGTGAAGAAGAATGTAGAAAAATAGAGAAACCATATTGGGAATCAATGAACACAGAGTTACTGTTCTGGGAGGGAGAGGACTGTCACAGTGAGAATACTGATGGATTTATACTCTATAGTGATAGGACTAGCGTTGGACAGGCATACAGAAGGGTCTCAAGAGAGTGTGGGTTTGATGAGTTAGATGCAGGGAAGACGATGGGACTGTCAGCATATGGATCTGAACGTACAGGATATGGATCTAAACGTATTGATCTATTCAAAGAGGAGTATGGTCATAGTTTTTGTAGCAAAGAATTATATGCCAAGGAGGATAGCACAGGATACTATGGTAACCAAGAACCAATAGACCTAGCATATAATCTACAAAAATCAGCAGAAAGACATGCAATATACATGGTAGCGATGGCAATAAACCTAACAAATAATAAGAATGTGTGTGTAACTGGTGGTTTCTTCTTGAATTGTGTAGCAAACTACGCTATCATAAAGAATGTAGATGTAAATCTATATGCTGACCCACTTTCTTATGATGGTGGTCTAGCAATAGGTTCAGCGTTACTAGCATATTATGAACATTTTTGTAACTGATCCATCACCTGTCAAGTCTGCTCAAGTTTTACCCGACAAACACATAGTCAAGATGCCACTAGAGACATGTCAAATGCTCTCTATCGTAGCGTCAGACAAGTGGGGTCATGGTTTTGGCATACTACCTAAGGTAGATGGTTCACCATACAATACAGAGAAGGGTGCTTTCCGTAATCATCCATGTACTATCTGGGCACAGACTAACTACAGATGGTTGATTGAACATGGTCTAGCATTGTGTGCAGAATACACGCATAGATACAACAAGACTCATAGTTGTCAGTACACAATAGAGTGTGCTGATATTATCTTTGACGACTGCCCACCACCCACGTCCTTTACCCGTGCAATGCCTGATGAGTATAAACATGACACAAGCATTGACACTTTTACTGCTTACAAGAATTACATTAGCAGCAAACCTTGGGTTGCATCTAATTATCTACGTGACCCATCCAGAAAACCAAATTGGATAGTATGACATTTTTATCTTGCCCACCAGTGTATTTTTTACCTGGTACATGGGAATTGAACTGTAAGGAACCATTGATTCCTCACTTGACATTGAATCCAAACATTACTTTTGGCATCTCAGTCCTTGTAATATTAGTACTCCTCTCAGGGTACGGTCTGTATAAATCCTTCTTTGATAACAAAGAACTAACAGACCCTTGGGACGACCACGATGATTGAAACACTTTACTTAGGACCTACTTACGACCTTCAAGATATAGAAGGTGACACCGTTACTTCCCACCAAGTAGCAGAGCTTTTGGCGGATAGAAATAGCGTTGCCATCTTTCAAGGACGGTCAGAAGCAGGACCTAGAGCACTAGGTAATAGATCTATCTTGTTTGATCCAAGAGACCCTGAAGGTAAAGACAAGATTAATTTAATCAAAAGAAGAGAGTCCTTCAGACCATTCGCTGGCAGTGTACTACTACCTCATGCACACAAGTGGTTTGACATGGCAGGACTTGTAGAGTCTCCGTACATGATGTATGCTGTGGATGCTTTACCACATACACATGATAAAATCCCTGCGGTACTACACATAGACAAGACTTGTAGAGTACAAACTGTTGACATGAAAGACAATCTAAATTACTATCAATTGATTGATGCTTTCTATCAGATTACTGATGTGCCTATGCTATTCAATACATCATTCAACATGGCAGGAGAACCTCTAGTGGAGACACCTGAGGATGCAATCAAAACCTTTGAGGATAGTGCAATAGATTATCTTTACTTCCCTGAGGTGCATAAGCTCAGGCAAAAATGACTTTTAGTTTACCAGAAACTGGAAAAAAAACTCCGGCAAAAAAATGGGTTGTAGGGTTCAACCTATCAAACAACGGGTCGGTATGTTTATTGGAGTATGGTAAACCAAAATTATATCTGGAGTCGGAGAGAGTAACAAGGAACAAGTGGGATCATAAGGTCAGTTCCTTGTTACCATATCTACCAGAAGGAATTGAACACGTAGCCTTGACTGACTCATACTGGACTCAAGGTGATAAGAGATTAGATAATATAAAAGACATATCAAATATAAAAAAGAAATATCCTAACGCTAGACTGTATGACTATAGATCTATGCATCATCTAACTCATGCTGCATGTGCTTTCTATAACTCTGGGTTTACTGATGCATCTTGTGTGGTTGTAGACTCTAATGGTTCTAAGACAAGCGAAGGACTAGAGATAGAATCTATTTTCGTAGCACCCACATTCGTAGAGACACACAAGAGATACTTCTCACCTGAGTTCGTAGGTATTGGTAGATTATTTGAAGAGACTGCTAAGACATATGATTGGGACTACAGAGATGCAGGGAAGGTCATGGGTCTGAGTGCATACAATCATGACCCTGCTGCTACCATACAAAAAAGATGGGAGAGAAGATATAAAGAACTAATAGAAATGACAACAGGAGATGTATGTTTGTCAGGTGGTTGCTTCTTGAACTGTGTTGCTAACTATAAGATACAAAAGATGTACCCTCATATAAATTTCTATATTGAACCTGTTGCTCACGATGGTGGCACTGCAATGGGTGCAGCATACCTAGCATATAATGAAACCTAGACTCAACATACTTGACGTTAGTTCTGCCATTGGTTGCAACCTATCATGTAAAGGTTGTAATCATTTTAGTAATTACTTTGCACCAGGCAGTAAATTAGATACAGATAAACTTCTGTATGATATAAAGACTATCTTACCAAGAGTAGATATCAATAGAGTGTCAGTGATAGGTGGTGAACCACTCTTGAATCCTAGATGCGAGGAGATATTTACTACATGTCTAGAGCATGCTAGTAATGATGTGTATCTTTATACTAATGGTGAACTGTTAGAAAGTAATGATTGGATATACAAATACCTTGACCACCCTAAAGTATATCTGAGATTTAGTTTTCATTTACCAGAGACTACAGAACGTGGTGCCAAGATAATAAAAACAGTAAGAGACTTTGTTGCTAAGACAGATCATGAATTGTTCATAGGTCCTGCTCCCAATCAGACGTGGAAGATTAGAGCAACAGAACATCATACTAATAAGGACAGGTGGTTCTATAGTATAAAGAAGAGAGGAGATAAAGTATATCCATACAACCATGAGAAACCTGATAAGAGTTTCAAGTATTGTTCATGTCCTAACTCACAATTATATAATGGTAAGTTGTGGAAATGTCCGAACACTGCATTTCTTAGGGAGATGTTGGACGTAACAGGTCAACGTGATGATCCAGAGTGGCAGGAATATTATGTTGATGGTGTCTCTGTTGACTGTGCTGACGATGAGTTGACAAAGTTTTGTGAGGGATCTATACTACCTGATAATGTATGCAGAATGTGTACAGCAAAACCTCTTCACTTTAGTGCTGCTCAACAAGAGAAGACACAGAGGAAGGTAATTAATACCTATAAATAAATCACTTACAAAAACACATGCCAACATACCCAATAAAGAATTTGAAGACAGGTGAGACTAAAGAACTCATGATGTCTATGAAAGAGTATGATCAGTGGAGAAAGGACAACCCTGATTGGGATAAAGATTGGTCACAGGGTGCAGCAGGTACCGTCAGTGGCACAGGAGATGCTTACAGTAGAACAGATGGTGGATGGAACGAGGTGCTATCAAAGGTAGCACAAGTACCAGGATCAAAAGTAAAACCACAAAAGACAGTACACTTCTAATGCCACGCAAAAAGAAAATGTCAGTCAGTGTAGGTGCTGGCATGACAGCAAAGCAATTACGTAGGAAGAAACCATATAACTCTGACATGATGGTTCCTATCGAACCTATCACACCTAATCAGACTACTGCATTTGCTCACTACAATGAGGGCAAGAACCTATTCCTTTACGGTGCAGCAGGAACAGGTAAGACATTCATCACCCTCTACATGGCACTGAAACAGGTGCTAGATCCTTTGACACCATACAATAAGGTAGTCTTGGTACGATCACTTGTGTCAACTAGAGAGATAGGTTTCTTACCTGGTGATCACGAGGACAAGTCAGCACTATACCAGATACCATACAAGAATATGGTCAAGTATATGTTTGAGTTGGCAACGGACAATGAATTTGAAATGTTGTGGGGTAATCTCAAAGCACAGGAGAGTGTGACCTTCTGGTCTACATCTTTCATCAGAGGAACAACACTTGATGCTTCTATTGTTATAGTAGATGAGTCACAGAACTTGAATTTTCATGAGTTAGATAGTATAATAACAAGAGTAGGTGAAGACACTAAGATTATGTTCTGCGGTGACGTAGCACAAACCGATCTCATTAGAACCAATGAGAAGAATGGTATCTTAGACTTTCAAAAGATCATCACTATGATGCCTGAGTTTGCTTTGGTTGAGTTTGGTGTTGATGATATAGTAAGGTCTGGATTAGTCAAGAGTTATATCACCAGTAAACACACCTTAGGTTTGTAATGTTCACTCATGTTGACTGCGAACTGCCTAAACTAAAGAGGCAGAATATAGATGGTGCTAGGTATTACACTGTCAATGGTAGACCCATGGTCTCAATCACTTCAGTTACCTCACACTGGAATAAACAAATCTTTGTTGACTGGAGGAAGAGGATAGGTGAAGCAGAAGCAAATAGAATTACTAAACGTGCAACCTCCAGAGGTACTGCTACACATGAGTTGATAGAGAATCATCTACTCAACAAGGAGGTAGAGTTTGATAAACCTAGTCCTAAGATGTTGTTCCTTCAAGCGAAGGAGACCCTAAAAAATATAAATAATATATACGCTCTTGAGAAAAGTCTTTTTAGTGAAGAGTTAGGTGTTGCCGGTACAGTCGACTGCATCGCAGAATATAATGGAGAGTTATCAATAATTGATTTCAAGACAGCAGAGAAACCCAAACCTAGGGATTGGATAGAGAACTATTTTGTACAGGCAGCAGCGTATGCTTGTATGTTCTTTGAACGTACAGGAATACCTGTCAAGAAACTTGTTATTATTATGACATGTGAGAACGGAGAGGTGACAGTGTACGAGGAGTATGATAAGATAAAGTATATGAAAAAATTAGTCCTTTACATTCAAAAATTTGTCGAAGAAAAAATCAATGAGTGCCAAAACAAAGATGCGTGAGATCCTGAAGAACAGATTGCTCTGTCAGGACAAGTTTACTAATGACATTGAGAATCTTGTTAGTAACAACAACGAGATGAACTACATCGAGGCAATCTGTCACTACTGTGATGTGAATAACATCGAGGTAGAATCTGTTTCTAAACTCATCACCAAACCTTTGAAAGAAAAACTCAAAGGCAATGCTACTGACCTAAATTATCTAAAGAGAACATCTAAGGCAAAATTCTTTAGCATCTAATGAAGATCAAGGAGTGGACATTCGGAAAGATCCACAACCAATTACCTGAGGAAAGACTCAGAGAGGTAGCGGTTAGTGTCGACTACGTGAGAGAACAACGTGGTTTTTGGATAAGTAATTTCAGACAGTGCACTCCAGAAGAGATCGCAGAACTAGAGAAGGAAAGACCTACCACTAGGTTACTCAGCATACATGTTATCAATGGGTGCAACCTAGCATGCAGAGCATGTAATCATAACAGTAGTCTGTTGGGTGTGAACAGTAGGGTAGATATTGATGCACTGAAGGAAGATATAAAGAACATACTACCAAAGATACATGTGTGGAGTCACATCAGTATCATAGGTGGTGAACCATTATTAGAACCAAGGACTAAAGAAGTTGTGACAGTCACAAGAGAAGTGGCAGAAGCAACAGGACAGAAATGTAATATAAAACTATTCAGCAATGGATCTAGACTAATACAGGAACAAGAATGGATTGCTGATGAGATGTTGAAAGGTGTAGTGTTTAGACTTACCTTCCACAAACCATGGTATACACCACAGGGATCTATCAATTGGGAAAACGCAGCAAAGTTTGTGAGGTATCTCAAGTCCAGAGGTGTGGACACAGAGAATCTACTAGAGTTTAGTGAAGCATTTAGATTACTTGATGGTAAACCAAGACAGTGGTTTGACATTGTCAAGTATGAATTCAATGATGATAGTATAAAGTACTATCCTTTTGAGGAGGGTGATCCTGAAGAGAGTTTCAAGCACTGCTCTTGCCCTAACAGTCAGTTATACAATGGACATCTATGGAAGTGCCCTATGATATCATATCTCAGGGAGTCTTTGCATGCTACAGATCAGGTAGATGATCCAGCATGGAAGAAGTACCTTGACTATAAACCCACAAGCATAAATGATACCGAAGAAAACCTAAGGAAATCATTTGATGAGGTGTTGAAACCCCATGACATTTGTACGATGTGTCCACGTAATCCAGTTTGGTTTACTGCAACGAAGCAATTAGATGCTACAATGAAGAAAAACGTACCGATGTATGCTGAAGAGACCTATGACACCGTTTGATACTTACAAAGAGTATCTTGCATTCAAGAATCACTTTACGAGAGAGAAGTATGACTACCATAAGTATGGTGGTAGATCGAAAGCAAAGATAGAATCATTCTACAAGAGGAAGGATCGATATTTCTTTGAGAAAACATCAAGGAAGTATAAGGACAATGAGATACATAATTTCTTCCTTGCTAACTTTGTAGCAACAGATAACCCTGAGGGTGTGTGGATAGGAAACATAATAAGATCAGGAGAGGTAGTATATAAGGATTGGATGAGGAGATCAGAGAGTTTGTTCTATGACTTCAAGTCTCAGACTAATACATTACTTGAGACATATAAGATTGACGATTTGTTTGACACCTCAGAGGGTCATCCACCATTACTAAAAGAACATCTTGCTGGTAGATTTAGTGTAGAGAACATGTGTATCTACGAAAGACTGTTCAAGTTCTGTGATGTGTTTGATAAGAAACTAGACGACCCTGTGTGGAAAGCAGTTGGTATGAAGATCAGAAAGTACTTACCATTCATGAAGATAGATCGCAAAAAATATAGAAGTTGGCTATTGACATGTGAGTGAAAACTATATAAAATATTGGAAGAAGTAAATCAAAGATGGCAGATTTTTTTGAGTCAGAGACAGTGAAGGAAGAGATGAAATACATCTATGACCTACAGAAAGATCTCTACTCAGTCATACTAAAGTTTCCATACATGAGTCCCGATGCAAAGTGGGAACACATTGAGACATTGAAGGAACTATTAGAGAAGCAACAGATAATGTGGACTAGGATGTGTTTGTCTGAAGATCCAGATGCAGTGAAGATGAAAAATAAATTGAAAGATCAGACTAAAATGTTAGGGTTTGGAACCACAGACATGACTACTATATTCAAGAACATGAAAGATACCCTAGATAAAATGCAGTCCCAGTTAAAAAGATGAATGAGGATGAAGTGGCAGACATGATAGGTATCAGTAGTGAGTCACCTTTCAATTGGCCGATAGAGTTATCAGACATTGATGATCAGTATGCTCATCATTTCAACCCAACACCAGAAACATGAACGAAGACCCCCATGCATGGAGAAAAGAGTACCTAGCACGTAAGGCAGGACTCAGCAAACGTCAAGTAGAATTACTTGAGGAAGGACCTCATAGTCTATCTCAGAGTTGGTTACTTCAAGCAATGTATATTGACTACAAAAAAATTATGGGTATCAAAGAACCACCTTCACGTGAGTCAGGATATCAGACTACCTTGAAGGAATGGTTCCAAAAAATGGACAAAGATTAGTACTTGACGACACCTAAATAATATACTATACTAAACTTGCGTATGCAAGGTGTTAATCCACCAATCCATTCAATACGACGAATACTACGAGTCAAACTTATGACATTTGCAAATCTAAAAAAACAATCTCGCTTGGGAAATCTTACTTCTAAGTTGACCAAAGAGATAGAGAAAATGAATACGACTGGTTCATCAAATGCTGATGACCGTCTATGGAAATTAGAAGTAGACAAAGCAGGAAACGGTTATGCTGTAATCAGATTCCTCCCTGCACCTGACGGAGAAGAACTACCATGGGCAAAGGTATGGTCACATGCTTTCCAAGGACCTGGTGGTTGGTACATAGAGAATAGTCTAACTACACTTGGTCAAAAAGATCCTGTGTCAGAGTACAACAGACTACTATGGAACAGTGGCATAGATGCAGACAAAGACCTTGCACGTAAGCAGAAGAGAAAACTTACTTACATTGCAAACATCTATGTTGTAAAAGATCCAACCAATCCTCATAACGAAGGTCAAACATTCTTATATAAATTTGGTAAGAAAATCTTCGACAAAATTACAGCAGCAATGCAACCTGAGTTCGAGGACGAGGAAGCAATCGATCCATTCGATTTCTGGCAGGGTGCTAACTTCAAGTTGAAAGCAAAGAACGTAGCAGGATACAGAAACTATGATAGTTCTGAGTTCGCTGCATCTTCTGCATTACTTGACGATGATGATGCACTTGAAGCACTATGGAAGAAGCAGTATTCTCTCAAAGAATTTACAAATCCATCTGAGTTCAAATCATATCAAGATTTAGAAACCAGATTGAATTCAGTTCTAAACAACAAGAGAACACCTGTAGCACCAGAAGTTGCTAATGAAGAGGAAGAGATCGTAACTGCAACACCAGAACCTGTTGTTGCATCTGCACCAGCATCAGTCAATGAAGATGATGATGCACTAAGTTACTTTCAGAAACTAGCAGAAGAGTAAGTGGATATCTTATCCTTCAATGAACATGTAGGGGTCTGGGATGGTAGTCTTACCGTCCTAGACCTTTCTCTTAGGCATGTAATGGAACTACATGAAAAAGATCCTAAGTCAGACGGATACTCTAACGTAGATGGTTGGCAGAAAACTGGACTCGATAAGATGCCACAGTTCAATCCTTTGAAAGAGATGATAGTAAATAATTGCTATGAATATCTACAGTCATATGACATAGTAAGACCAAGAGGTCTGGAATGTGTCCATCTTTTTGCTAACATAAACGGTAAAGGTGCATCTAATATGATGCATCATCATACTTATGGACAGATCAGTGGAGCATACTGGTTGAAAGCACCACCAAGATGTGGTGATCTTATTATCATGAGTCCATTTACTAATAGGTACTTGAATACAGCAGTTGTACCTAAATCAGATCATAATGCATGTGTTATAAAACCTAAAGCAAACAAAGGAGTTTATTTCAACAGCAATTTGATTCACTATGTTGATGTCAATAGGTCAGAGAAGTCACGAGTATCTATTGCTTTCCACATACTTATTCATGCCTAAGCTGTACCAAAAACGACTTTTTGTTTCAAAAAAAGGGCAAAAAAAACTCCGACCAAAAATTGACCCTTAAGGTTTTTTCATGGAAAACATTATTATCATAGAAGAGAATATTGACGTAAAACCGTTTTTAGACGAAATGGACTTAGATGACTGGGATTGGGTATCTAAGCAAAGAGGTGTAGGTGGCGATAAGAGCCCATATGGGTTTTTACCGTTAGTTTGGGCAAAAGTCGAAAAAGGCGAAGATCCGCATGATGCGATGGGACAAAGAAAAACACCATTATACGATAAGTACAAAAATGTGCATAAATTTTGGGAAAGGCATAATATAAAGGAAACAGGTAGAGCAGGATTCTTTCGGCTCAAACCAGGCGATAAAGTCCTAAGGCATATTGATAAGGGGTTATATTACCAAAACAAAGATAGATATCACTTATCGTTACAAGGAGTATACTTATATCAAGTCGGTAATCAGGAATTCTATGTTGCACCTGGCACTTTCTTTTGGTTCAACAACAAGATACCACATGGTGCTGTCAATGTAAGTGATGTTGACAGATATACTCTAGTTTGGGATGTTCCTCATAGTGAGAACAATCCTCACCATCTAGCGAGGAGACAAAATTCTTAGATTAGATCCTTTTTTCAGTTTTCTATTGACATATTGACTACTATCAGTATATGTGAGTAATTCCCTCATATCTTCTTTTATAACTTCAAGATAGTTAGATCTTACTACATTGATTGATCTTTTCTTATTATTTCTATCTTCTTCAAACTGTAAATTTGATACTGACGTGGTTCCAGTTTGAGTATACTTCTTACCATTCTCAGACCAAGAGAAGGAGTGATCTGCATCAACCCATATTCCAGACTGTTGTAAAAGAAGTCCTTTTGAGTTTCTTACTTCTTTTGACTCATAATGGTGAATTTGTGTAAGAAGTGTCGTTGAGTACTTATTATCAATATATCTTTTGAAGTCATATTGATTCATTGGCCACTCATCTCTCACATTTAGTATATTATTACTTATCAGAACTACCCAATCTAATGAAGAATCTCCATATACTCTAAATGCCACATTATCAGGTCTATCATCACCATTTATAGAAAATCTTTCAAATGCAGCTATGCTACCTATAATTTCTTCTCTTATTTTTCCTCTTTTGAATAAATTTGTCGAATTGACAAAATCAAGAGATGATCTCCTGTTATCAGCAAAGGATGGAAGTGATACTTTCGGAAAGTTTGTAAAATAAGCCATTAGAATCCAATATCCTCAATATTGATTTTATTATCCCCTTGAAGGATTCCTCCCTCACCTTCTGGTTTCATCAAGTCTGCTATACTTGCATTAGCTTTCTGTTCTTTTGTTCCACCATCTCCATTTGGATCTAAGTAATCCTCGGCAAATATTGGAGTCAACTCAGTAAATGCTAATTCCATGGTTGATCTAACAGGGTTAGACACTGCATTACTATCTGCATAAGACTGGTAAACATTTTCAGGTGTAAAGTTTGTTGATACTTGTGTCAAAGCACATATTTTATGTATAGGTAAACCTCTAATCCTATTAGTTCCATTGAAGTAACCTATTCTAAACACTCTAGGTGCACCAATAAAGATATTTGCGGTTCCTATACGTTGACCAGACTGCCTACCAGCATACCCAGTAGGTTGCATGCCTTGTCTGAACACTCTCATTATATGTCTAGACATTTTTGCGTCTTGCTCATCATTTGGTGCAAAATCAAATCTAAATGTGAAATTTCTCAACTTTGGACTTGAGAACAATAATTCTAGATTTGGGTTTATTGCTATTCCCAAAGAACGTGCAACAAATTGATTAGTGTCTACATTTATATTGATAGAAGATAACATCATCTTTGCAAGGAATGCTGTCATTGCTGTTCCACCACCTCTGTCATCATTATCTAAACTTTTAAATTCAGTTATGAATTTACCAATATTATCCATACCCTTGAATACGTTACCGAAACCACCATCTTCAACCTCACCAATTTTGTTTGTAGCACCTTGAAATGCTGCCATCTCCATCGCATTTGCTTTACCACCACCCCATTCAACACCATTACTTACTCTTAGGTCATTTGGAATAGGTAATTTTATTGTATTACCATAATCTCCAAGATTTGTAGATCTAGTTGGACCTGAACCCTTTATTACATCTATTACTGCTGGATTATCGTCACGTCTTCTTTCTTTATTAAAAGCACCTACATTGGGCGGTTTATACTTAAAAGTCTCAAATCTGATATAATCTTGACCACCAGCCCCATATGCAGCATCAGCAGGATATTTCAGAACAGGGAATAATTTGAATATTTCTCCTAATCCATTGTTTGTATCTAAATTTTCTACTGTTTGTTCTTCTTCTTCTCTTTCATTTATGACGGTGGTTTCCCCTTCTGAAGTTGATATTCTAACACCAATATTATCCTCACTATACTCATTAGTATCCAAGTCTTTATATTTGAATAACAGAGGAAAACTTGAGTTCCTTACATGTTCATCTGTGTTTATTTTATCCCATAAGTCTTTTAGATCACCGTCATCATTTCTTGCGATTGCTTCATTTGCTGCTTCCCATTGATCTTTTGATAAGACGAAGTTTTGTACTCCAGAAGTTTCTGACACATACTTCAATTGTGCTAATGTTCTAGTATATAACTCACTAAAATTATCAGATTTCACTAAATTTTTACCCAATTCTGTGTCTAAATCTATTACTTCACCACTCAAAGTTTCAATTCTTATGACTGATCCAAAATTATCTCCAGTGACATCTGTTGATAGTATTGGTTTTACATATACCTCTTCTGTTCCAGCACTTCCATCAGTCTCTGTTATATCTACTTCAATTCTATGATATCCATCATCATTTACTGCATCTGTACCAATATTACCATTTATACCCATCTCACATGAGTAGGTATTTCCTAAATCTCCTCCCGCGAGAGATCCACCTTCATATACACAATTTTGCATTGCGTAATTATTTGCTTCTTTTTGTTCTTCTGCTAATGACATTACTTGTAAAAACCACCTTTTTGTACTGTCGCTGCGTCGACACCCAACTCTACAGAACCTATAACTCTACGGAATTCTTCCATACCATAGGATAATGCTTTGTCCCAGTCACTCATACCAAGTACAATGAAAGGGGTATCCATATAAGACTTTAGGTATTTATGGTACCCACGAACCTTTGTCGGATCTCCACCATTATCAATATAACTCAGAATTGCTCTCCTGTTAGTAGGGGGGTTGTAGTGTAAGTTTAGACCATAGAATGCACCACCAGATGCTCCAAAAATGTAGCATAGTGGGTTTCTATCCCAATATGGGAGTGTTTTCTTATATTTTGCACCATATCTGAAGATAGAAAGGGTGCCAGGTTTAGGACTCCCACTATAAGTTGAGTCTGGAAATTCGTCGCTATATGCCAAGTTCCTTCTCCGTCATTACTTGAAATTCCCATTTACGGTCAGCACAGAAATCTTTTGCTGCCTTCCATTTTGCTTGATTTTTTGCATATTCTAGTGCTTCATACATATATTTCTTTGTTTTTTTCTTCTGAGTGGGTGGATTACATTGCTTCAATGGTTTGATTTCTATTACTTTTTCCACCACCTTACCATGTAGATTCTTGTACTTGATATAGAAGTCAGGAAAGTATCTCTTCACTTTTTTGGTAGTTGGGTCATAGTATGGTATGAAGAACTCTTCTGATGCCCATGTGAGAATTTGAGGTTTCTCATCACAATATACCATGAACTTTCTTTCCCAAAGTGACCTATAAATGATATTTTGGGGGTTGCCCTTATACTTTTTTGAGTTTCTGGGACGAAACTTCCCCTGATATGACATACATAGTATACACGTTCACGCTATATTTAGATGGCTAGAGTACCAAGTGTCTATAGAAATGATAGGCACCGCATGCCAACGGAAGAATTATATAGATCAAGAGTAGCAAATGGTGGTATTGCACCAGCCTTCAATAACATATATGATGTATCAATAAATTTTGAAAATTCTCAAAGTCTAGCAAGTTATCTTTCTCAAAGCACTTTATACGATAAACAAGCATCACCAGGTCAATTTCTATCATTATTCTGCTCAGAAGCATTATTACCTGGTTCACAGATTCAAACATCTCAGGTAGATGGGTTGAGACAAGGTGTTTCGCAGAATTATGCTACATTTAGGAGATATCCTGATATAAACCTTACATGGTATAGTCAAAGAGACTATTATACCAATGATGTCTTCAATGCTTGGTTAGAGTTTATATCACCTACTCACTTATCCAGAGGTGGACATGGATTCAATACCACAGACCGTATCAATGATATTCCATCATTTAGAAGGTTGCAATATCCAAGAACTTACAAATGCCCTATAGAAATTACAGCATTTAGTAAGGAGGTGCATGATAAGGGTAAGAGACTAGATAAATCTGATAATTTTGATGTTGCATTCAACAGATCTAATAGTATTACTTACTATCTTCAAAATGCTTTCCCAGTCAATATTATTGCTTCTCCATTAGCATATGGTAAGTCTGAACTCATAAAAACAACAGTCTCGTTCAAATATGAGTACTTTTATATTGACAGAACTGCATCAAATGGTAACGGATTCCTTACAAGTGACAAATTTAAGACTAGAGATCCTATAATAGATAAAACAATAAAACAACCCGTGTCTAGTAACATTGGAACTGGTAAAGAATATGACGATTACTTCATTGAGGCAGAAGAGCATGAATGGGGTCCTGATGGTCAACCTTCTGCTTCTGAGCAACTTAGAATTTATAATGAAGGATTAGGTTCTTAGTGCTATACTAAATAAAACGATTGAATTGAAAGATTATGCCATTACCTAAAGTTGTAGCACCCACATTTGAGTTGACGCTACTATCTACTGGTAAACCAGTAAAATATAGACCCTTTCTTGTAAAAGAGGAAAAAGCACTACTTATCGCTCTTGAGAGTGGTAAACAAAAAGACATTATCGCCACAGTGAAAAATGTCATAAAATCTTGTGTACAGTCTAGAATCAAAGTGGATGAACTTCCAGCATTTGATTTAGAATACCTTTTTCTCAATATAAGAGGTAAATCTGTAGGTGAGACTGTAGAATTACTTGTCAACTGTAATGATGAACCAGATACACAAGTTCCACTTACTATTGGACTATCTGACATCGGATTAGATGTACCAGAAGGACATGATAAGAAAATTGATATTGGTGGTGGGATTAGTATTCTTATGAAATATCCATCTATGGATGAATTCCTAAGAACTAACTTTACAGTCACTGACAAAGCTGATGACGATGGAGTTGATGCAGCATTCGATTCTGTAGCAAAATGTGTCGACACTGTTTATACAGAAGAAGAAGCATGGACACAGGATGATTGTACATTAAAGGAGATTGTCAATTTCATTGAGCAACTTAGCAGTTCTCAGTTCAAAAAAATTGAACAGTTCTTTGCTACTATGCCAAAATTGAAGTATGAAGGAGAGGTCATCAATCCTAATACACAGGTTGCTACTAAAGTTGAAATTGAGGGTTTGGCAAATTTTTTCGGATAATGCTATATCACACGTCAATAGATAATTTTCTAGAGACGAATTTTAGTTTGATTCACCACCATAAGTGGTCTTTGAGTGATATAGAGTCGATGATACCATGGGAGCGAGAGGTATATGTAAAATACCTAGCTAGTGCATTAGAAAAACAACGATTAGAAGTACAGCAAGCTAATGGCTGATATTACAAAGTTATCATCAATGATGCCTTCTTCGGGGGAAGTAAACCAGAAGGTAAATCTTCTGCTGGATGCACAGGCACAGCAAGAGACTAATACAAATGTAGTATCAGCAAAGGTAACTTCCATGTTCTCCAATTTGGACAGAATGGAAGAGAGTATGTCAGTTATAAGAAAGTCACTCAATAGAGATATAAGATCAAGAGAAAGATATTATAATGAAGAAGTAAAGTTACTAAAGAAAGAACTTAAGACTACAGAAAGTCTGAAGGGAAGTCTGATGAATGTAGCAGCACTTGTGGCTGGTGTTAGTTTAGCATCAGCGATGGGTAACTTTCAGCAAGGTAATTTTGGTGCTGGTGCAAGAGATCTAACTCTTGCCACAGGAGCAGCACTATCACAATATTTGCCTGAGGTTATAACAGGATCAGCGATTATAATATCACAACTATTAGGTTTTGGTAAGAGAGGAGGAGTAAAACCACAAACTGGAATGAGAGCTGGTCTATCTCCTAGAGCTGGTGCTGGTAAATTAGGACTCTTGTTACCACTCCTTGGTTTGATGGGATTGGGAGCACTTGCTGGTAAAGGAGGAGACGGTGATGCTGATAAGGTAAGAGGAGAACTTGTAAGAAAGCAGTTAGTAACAGATCAAACCATAAACCAACCAGATGTAGACAGGTTCAAAACACAGTTAGAAAGATTTTCATTCCTGATTGACAGATTACAATCAGATAGAGTTGATCGAGTAAGTCCTATCATACCTGGTGGTATTTCAACAAGTGCTGCTGATGGTACTAAAATAACATCTTCAGGGTTGTTCCCTAATTTGATGAAGAACAATAGATTGATGGAGTTACAAAATCTTCTTCAAGATCAATCAGGTGGAAGTTTGGATCAAATAGGTGGAAAGACAGTTCCAGTTTCTGACATGACTCTAAGTGAAATCAATCAATTCCAAACTGATTTAGACCCAGATGCAGAATCTGGAGTCGGTTTGTTCAATATTGATGATCCATTGGGTGCTGTAGAAGAGATGTTTGACGCAAAAGGTCTCAAGTTTGATGCTGATAAGATACTATTCACTGAACAATTGCAAAGAGAATTAGCATTATTTGAGATAAACAAGTCATTACCAGAAGGTCAAAAATTGTCTGCGACTGATTTGACACCATTTAAGAATATGGATGCGGAGAAATTAGGTGGATTCTTACAAGCAATGCCAAACATAAGACCAAATACATCAGAAAATGAAGTATTTGATTTATCACCTCTCTTTGAAGAGATTATAAGTGAAGATGATGGAGAAGGGAGTGGTGAGGATAAAATCAGTTCTAATACATTTGTGATGCCAAATAATCAGAAAAACGTTGCGATGATAGACGGTAACGCATCATCTGCTAGTGTAACTGTATCAACAGATTATAGTTCAAATGATGGTGTTACTATAGACAACTTCCACAACATTATTCAGTATGACTCACCAGCAATCTTCGGTGGAGTTACTGCATGAGTAATTTTACAGCAACAACCAAGTTGATGCAAATAGGTAGTGAAAGAGAGTCACTACTCAGTCTTAGAAATTTAAAGATAAAATCTAGACTTCAAAAAGATAGAGAAGAACTAAACAAAGCGTTCAAGGATAGGGCTGATAGGCAACAGCAAAGAAGACAAACAGGAGCTAATGCTTTACTTGGATTAGCTGGTGGTGGTGCTGGTATTGGTGTTATAAGAAGGTTTAGACCTAGAAAACCTAGTCCAACTACAGGGGGTGGTACAAGAAGGTTCAAGATATTCAGAACTAAACCAACTATATCAAGTGGTGGAAGAGTCAATACAAATATCTTAAGAAATGGATCAAAGCTAAATTCACTTCTGACAGTAGCATTTACTGGATATGATTTTTTAGATAGGAAGGCATCAGGTCAAACTAATGTACAGGCAGGGACTGGTGCTGTTGCCACAACAGGTGGTGCAATTGCTGGTGGAGCTGCGGGTGCAAAGTTAGGTGCACTCATAGGATCTTTTATTGTACCAGGTGCTGGAACGGTTGTTGGTGGTGCGTTAGGTGGTCTTTTAGGTTCTTTTATTGGTGCTACGTCAGGTGGTAACATTGCTGACTCTATAACAGGTGCAAATGAGGAGACTAGAAGGAAATTAGAACTGAAGAAAGTTGATTTGCAAAAAGGATCTACACTTTTTGGATCAGCACTTGACAAGTTTGATGTAGTCCTTGATAAATTTGAGAAACTTAGACAGGATGACTTTGATCGCACAAGAACAAGAGATAGTGATTTTGTTATTCCAGCAAGACAAGGTGGTTTAGGTGGTTTTATCAATAGGTTTGCTAGACCAAAACGACCTTTATCAGATACAGTTAGTGGAGATACTTCTAATGAAGTTGAATTTGACGTAGCAAATCCCAATCAAAAACCAAGAAATCTTAAGGAGACGCTTCAAAGGGATTTGTATATCCTAAAAAGAATTCCTTACGGAGAGATACTAAAAGAAAGTATATTACAAACTGGAAGAGATTTTGTAGATTCATTTACAGATCCTGTCAATATTGCACTGTTCATATTATTGAGAGGTAGAGCAAAGGGATTCGGAAAGGGGTTTATACCAAAGAAAATGATCAATGTTACTCCTGGTAGCACTGCTAATCCATTTCCAAATCTTGGTAGTAGTAAAATTGCAATACCAAATACAAGTAGTGGTAGCATTGTAAAACCAAATAATATACCATTCTTTGTCAAACCTCAGTTTATCAACAAAAATGTAACTAGAACTATAGAAGTTAGAAGACAAATTCGTAGAATAAACTACAAGACTAATAAGGTACTGGATGACAATAGAAGAATAGTAAGACAGGTTAGAAGTAAGAAATTTTTAGTAGATAAGGTTGACATATATGATAAAGCCATAAGAAATTTGATGAAGTTCTCCAAAGAGATGTCAACAGAAGCAGCTAAGTTCAAAAATAATAAAGAATTGACCAATGCTTACTTCAAATCTCAAAGAAGAATATCAAGTCAAATTGAAAGATATAGGAATAAAGTTACACAGATTTCATTACAAGAAATAGAACAAATGAGACAAGGTGAGGAAATAATCAATAAAACTGATATTGAGTATTCTAGATTTGAGTTGATGCAAAGTAATATGCTTAGAAAGATAGTAACTGGTGATCCAATGACTGATGCAGAGATGACACTTTATAGGTCATATAGAAATTTCTTAGAAAGGAGAGCAGCTGACCCCAAGTTCAAGGTAGATACTGAGATAATTGACTTCTTCAACTTAGGTCCTACAGATCTTCAAATCCCCTATCCTAAGGGTAAGGTCGTGCCTAAAAAGAAATTCCCGTTCTCGAAAAGTGATTTCGACATCCAAAAGTATTTCAATAGTCCACAATTCAAAAGGATAAAGAAATTCTATGAAAAGAGCAATCCAGTAAATACGAGTTTCAATGTACTTCAAGAAGGTAATCAAACAACTAATGTCTCAATTGATAATAGTAATACTATAGCAATGTTTGGTGGAGGTTCCTCAATAAATATGATGGAGATAAACGGGTATATGTCAGTATAATGTCAGAAGAAGTAACTGCTGGTTTATGGACAAGAAGTCACAAACTGATAAAGTTTGATGTGGCTGGAGATATTAAGGTGCCTGAGGAGACTAATGTAGCTCAATCTCTGATGGGACAGATGTTATTCTGTAAGTATTATGAGGGTTTTGGTAATACTCTAATAGTAAAGATAACTTGTGTGGATACTAATGGTCTTTTAGATAAGTTACCTATAAGGACTGGAATGTCAGTTGAATTGTCATTCAGACATGCAAGTTTAGAAAACGAGGAGATTTTTGAATTTAGTCAGGCAAAGAAAAATAATCTAATCATAGTCAATATTGATAACGGAACTCATCAAGACAAGAGACAAATGTACACTTTGACGTGCATTACTCCAACAACTCTGAGTAATCATACAACAAGAGTATCTAATAAGTACAAAGGTGCAATATCCAAGACAGTAGGGACGATACTTACATCAATATTAGGTGCTGATCCGTCTAGACAGGTTGTAAAGCCAACTTCAAATACATATGATTTTTGTGGAAATTATACAAGACCTATCAACCTTATCAATAGACTAGCAACAAAATCAGTAACACCTAAGGCTGAAGAAGAATCACCTGAGAAAGGTTTATGTGGTTTTATGTTCTTTGAGACTCAAAAAACTGGATATAATTTTAGGTCTATACGGGAGATGATGGAAAAAGAATCTGACTTCCCAGTCTATGAAAAGGTTGGAGCTAAAGATGCAATGAATACTAATCCATTCACACTTGCTTCAACACCAAAATTTAGAGAAAGTCAAGATCTCATCAAAAAACTTAGGGCGGGTCAATACCAAACTTCTAATATGGTGTATAATATAATGGATAGAAATGTAAATTTCTACATTCATAAGTCGGAAACAGACGGTGAGGTTGCTAGTTCAGCTGATGAACAGGTATCTCGTCGTATACTAAGTGTTCTTGATCTTGGGTCAACGACTGCAAAAGACAATGAGTTAGCAGAACTTGCTACGAAAGTGACTTGGAGACAAGCACATGCTGCTTCACAGTATCAATTACTATACTCTCAAATGCTTGATGTCACCATTCCCATGAACTTGAATCTTGAAGTTGGTATGACACTAAACTTCAAATTTCCCGACCTAAATACTGGCGAAGGCACCACTGCTGGCGTCACACCAAGTTCTGGTAAATATCTTATCGCAAGACTATCACATGAGTTTGGTAATCCTAGAGGAGATTTTACAGGACTTACACTTGTTAGAGAACACTATCTACCATACGAGGAATAATGAAATCTATTGAAGATCACATTGCAAAGGATAAAGAAATCCTAGCAAATCCTAAAACTTCTGAACCAATGCGTCATCATATTGAAGATGAGTTGCATGATTTGGAGGAATATGTCGAGCATCATAAAGATGAAATCGAAGCGGGAGATCACCACGACCCTAATGTATTAGAGGTATTTTGTGATGTTCACCCTGACGAACCAGAGTGTCTAGTATATGACGACTAATGGTACTTGAACAAGAGTCTATAAAAACGCAACATCTTGGACAAGATGGGTTCTACTGGTTCATTGGACAAGTAGTAATAGACTCTGCGTGGAGAAATGAAGAAAATAAAGAAACAAACGATTACGGATATAGAGCAAAAGTAAGAATAATAGGGAAGCATCCATCAACTAATGACATACCGGATGATGAATTACCGTGGGCACATTTCTTATTGCCACCCACGTTTGGATCAGGTATCAATCACTTTGGTTTCAGTAATTTTCTCCAAGGTGGCGAGACAGTTTTTGGATTCTTCCTTGATGGTATAGAGGCACAGCAACCAGTCATATTCGGTTCTCTAGCACAGCATAAGAATATGAAGAACCTCATTGACTGGAAAGAGGTAGAAATTGCTGCTTCATCAGGATTTTCCCCAATCTCGGTTGACCCCTTCATAACAGGGGGTTTGGGAGTAACTACGAAGGTTGGTGGAGGAGATTCTACATTTGAAGGTGGCACAATTGTTGACAATAATGATCAGATTTTAGCATCCAGTGGTAAGAAGGTTGACACCATTGGTAAGATAGAGAACAATAAAGTAGTAAAACTAACCAAAGCATCAGAGTGTAGCACACCATCCAAGGCATTGAAGAATATGGGTGGAGCACTTGGTGATTTGATGAAGGTTCTACAGAAATTAGAGAAGACTAAAGCAGGGTACATAGATCCAGTATTGAATACTGTGGTAAATGTAGACAAATTAGTGGATTATGCTGCCAAGAAAATGGCAGGAAGTCTATCCAATGTCATAGCAAATACTAGAACTAAGTTATTCAATAACATTGACGAAGCGGTAAGTGGTGCAATGGATTTTCTTGACCCTAACTTCTTAGCAAAACAAATAGGTATAGAAAAAGCAAAGGACGGTATCTATTGTTTACTGCAAAATATAATGAAAGGATTGAAAAATCTTATTACTAAAGCAATAAAGAGTTTGATTGGTAAGTTGTTGAACTTTCCTTTATGTGCTATTGAGTCTTTCCTATCAGGTATCTTAGGTAAGATAACAGATGATATACAGAAAGCAATCGCTCCATTGATGGCTGGTATCAAAGGTCTTATACCAAGTATTTCTTTACCCAATTTCGGAGGAATGTTGAGTAAAGCAATAGGTGCTATTCAAGGTCTTATGAAACTTCTTGCTTGTGAAGATTCTGAGTGTAAGTTAGACTTAGATGTTGAGTTGAACAAAGGACAGACAGGCAAGAAAGATATGGACTTTGCTAAGATGATTGGGATGACAAACCTTATGAATAAGACTGGTAAGGGTATTGATGGTATGATGGACAATATTTTTCCTGGTATGACTGGAGATCCAGGACCTATGAGTGAGATGGAGAAATTAGCAGGTCCTTGTAATCCATATGACCCTGAGACATGCCAACCACCTAGTGTGCAGTTCTTTGGTGGAGGTGGTTTCGGAGCATTTGGTCAGGCAGTTGTCAATGAAATAGGACAAGTTGTGGGTGTAGACATGAAAGATCTTGGATTTGGATATACTGAGACTCCATATGTATCTTTTATAGACAATTGTGAGAATGGTAGGGGTGCTACTGGTATAGCAGTTATAGAGGATGAAAAGGTTGTAGAGGTCATCATGATAGAGACAGGTGATGGTTATCTTGGATCTGGTAGTGCAGGAGAAGAAGTAGTTGGTGTAATTGAAGGTGCAGATATTGTCAGCACAGGCACAGGATACCAACCAACCGACACAGTATCAACATCAGATGGTTGTGTGATGACACCTGAGGTAATCAATGGTAGAATAGTAGGACTAAAAGGATCTTGCCCAATGGGTGGTGGTTTATCTGGTCTTGCTGTGAACAGTTCTACTGGTTATGGTGCAGTTCTAAGACCTAGAACAAAATTTGTACCAGTCAAAGAATATGCATCACCAAGCATACCAAGCACAAGCGTCCTTACTGTAGTGGATTGCCCTAGAGGTGCATAATGTCAGAGAATAAAGTACCACCAATTATAATAAATCATCCCCATGACGGTTCTCTAAGGATCGGTAGGGAAGATAAAGATGTACTGAGAAAAGCAGATTGCCAGTTAAAGGCAGGATCGGATGCAACCTTACGTTTATTCAGAGATGGTGGTTGGGAAATAAGATCCAAAAGAGGTATAGAGGTAGATAATCCTGGTTCTAACATTATACAGTCAGGATCAGGACCTCTTTGTATAAAGGTAGACGGAGACTTCAATATTGAATGTGGTGGTGAGTTCAACGTGAACGCTGCGAAGATAGTTATGGAAGCAACTGATGCTGAAGAAGGTAATATAAAACTAAATGCAAATCAGGATTTCTTTGCAGAAGCAAAGAAAACTGCTAAATTGAATGGTAGTAACGTGCAAGTCATTGCAACACAGAATCTTATAGCAAGATCAGATGCTGCACATGTATTGCAAGGAGGGTTTGTTCATGTACATGAATCTAACTCTAAGATCATACCACCATCACTCAAAGAATTCATTAGTAAAATACAAAAATGAATATACCAGATATTTTCTCAGGTAAAATCGTAATAGGACCTGAACCACATGTTGATCAATCAGTAGAGACTCTTGATGGTGACAAACCATACGTAGGAACTCTTTCAGCAGTAGGACCTGTGTTTCTAGGAGAGCATAGTGATATAGCGTTTGGACATATTAACATAGGTACAGATATAGGTCTTCAAAAATTTGAGCCCAAGATGAAGGGTAGAGCATTGGATGTAGAGGGTGACGTAAGTATAGTTGGTAATGGTGGTGGTGCTCAAGGTGTCAATGCATTAGTAATAGATGGTGATGTTTATGTCACTGGTGCGGTTGATTGTTTATCTAAAGGTAGATTAGAATCAAGACACAAAACTGCTGACAGTTTACCTAAACCATTTGATATGGTACATCCCAGTAAGGGAGAAGGACATAGACTTAGATATGCTTGTATTGAAGGACCTGAGGTTGGTGTATATTTCAGAGGTAGAACACAGGACAATGAGATTGTGTTACCTGACTACTGGAAAGACCTAGTGGTGATTGATAGTATCACGGTTCAAACACAACCAGTTGGATCAACACAGGATATTATAGTAAAGGAATGGGATGATAGTAAGATAACACTTGAAGGTGTCACTGATTGTTTTTACCACGTATATGCTGAGAGAAAAGACGTCAATCCACTCGTGGTAGAATATCAAGGAGAAACTTGGGAGGATTATCCAGATCCTAAGTATGACGATCCTAAGTATTCTAGGTAACGTATAAATACTGAAGTAATAATATATCAGCAAATGGCAGCAGAAGAGTATTCACCGAGCAAAGCCACTATTAGATGCAAAGGTAAGATTCCACCCGATGGACTCATATGTCTTCCTGATGCATGGGCAAACAAGATCAAACCAGAGTCAATGGTAGTTCAAATAACTCCATACGGTGTATGGCAAGAACTATACATTGAAGCAATCCTTTATGATGGCAGACAGGTTCAAATCAAAAACAACCTAGGTGCTGGTATCGCAGGACAGTATAATGCTATGGCAAACGTCAAAGACGGAGAAACCATAGAAGATTGACATAAGCAGTCTTCTGCGTTATATTAGGGAGAACTACAAAATCTCTTATGTACATTGAAGAATACGTCAGTAAAATCGAAATCAACATCCCAAGGGCATCTGTAAAGATCCATGGGTGTGATGGTCAGGTGCAAACAATTGATTGTGACGATGCTGACCACTTCTGTACAATACATCAAATGTCAAAAAAGGCAGTGGAGATTGATGAGGAGATAGAATTGTTATACATATCCTAAAGACAAAATAAATGATACAAAAATTAGTCAGTCAGATTCCAACTTCAGATGTGTTTGTGAAACTCAATCTTGAGACACAATACTACACAAAGCAAGAAGTGAATCAACTAATTGCCGACGCAGTTGCTGAAGCAAGAAGGATTGACGAGGAGTCAATGCGTAAGCATAACAGAGATGCCACTATCATTAGTATGATACTTGGTTTCACTACACTCGCACTTTTTGTTGATGGTTTACTAAGAATGTTGGGTATTATACCACCGTTCATGAACATTGATGTGGATATATTAGAGAAGATTGTACAGAGAGTAGAATCAGATATTTCACCTATCTTACAACGTTTGCCACGACGGTAATGGACTCCAACTTGAAAATCTACGATCAGCGTCTTTTGGAAGAAGAACCCGAAGATGTAGAGGATGAGGACTATATTGTACTGATACACACAAAGTTCAACGACGATGGCTGCTAAATAGGTTGAAGGAATTGGTGTCAGGATTTATAGGTAATGCCGTTAAGTAGACTTGAAAATTTTCTAAAAAATATACAGGGTAATGTTTTATACGTTAACCCTGAAGAATTAGATGCGACTGATGATATAAGCAACACAGGTAATTCTAGAACTAGACCCTTTAAAACTATCCAGAGGGCATTACTTGAGTCTGCTAGATTTTCATATCAGTTAGGTAAAGATAATGATAAGTTTGATAAGACTACTATTGTAGTAGCACCAGGTATTCATTATATTGACAATAGACCAGGCTATCAGATCAATACTGCGGGAGCAGTTACTGATGTCAATGGTTCTAGTCAGGCAATAAATGAATTCTCTATAGGTACAGAGTTTGATGTACAGAGCGATCAGAACGTTCTCTTTCAATTCAACTCTGCACATGGTGGTGTCATCATGCCACGTGGTACATCCATCGTTGGTATGGATCTCAGAAAAACTAAGGTAAGACCTAAGTTTGTACCAGACCCAGCTAATACCAACATAGCAAATAGTGCGATCTTCAGAGTTACTGGTGGTTGTTACTTCAGAGAAGTTACAATATTTGATGGAGATCCAGCAGATAGAATATTCAAAGATTATACAACATCAGTATATCAACCAAATTTCTCACACCATAAACTAACTGCATTTGAGTTTGCTGATGGTAAGAATCAGATAAGTGGTAAGGGTCTAACTGACCTAGACATGTACTATGCTAAGTTGACACTGGCATTTGGTAACAGTTCTGGTCGTGCTATCCCATCATATCCTAGTAATACAGACTTTGAGAAGGTAACAGACGAATCAAGAATCGTTGGAGAACTATCTCAGGTAGGTGCAATTGAGATTGAGGACATATATTCAGGTGTAAACCCATCATCATCCACTGCTACCACAGTTGTGTCGGTTCAAACTGCTGAGCCACATGATTATAACGTGGGTACTCCAGTTATAATAAGAGGCGTAGCCGGATCAGGTAACGTCAACGGTACAGAGTATGATGGTGTTCATATTGTTACTCAGGTATTGAGTGATACGTTGTTTACTTATAGTGTAACAACTGCACCAGCATCTACAGCAACTCCCAACCTGTCAGGTCTAGCTCCAACTGTTGCGATTGAAAGTGATACCGTAGCATCATCATCTCCATATATCTTCAACTGTTCTGTAAGATCAGTGTTTGGTATGAACGGACTTCATGCTGATGGTGCAAAAGCATCTGGATTCAAGTCAATGGTTGCTGCCCAGTTCACTGGTGTATCACTAAACAAGGATGATAATGCATTTGTAAAGTATGACTCAGTATCTGGAACTTATAAAGACCAAGCAACATTAGGAAGTTCTACTACACTACACACTGACTCGTTTGCAATACACAAACCAACTCATGAGAGTTTTCATATCAAGGCATCTAATGATGCTGTATTACAGTTAGTATCTACGTTTGCTGTAGGTTGTGGTAAGCACTTTATTTGTGAGTCAGGTGGTGACTCATCTATCACTAACTCTAACTCTAACTTTGGTGAGAAAGCGTTAGGTGCTGATGGATTCAAGTTTGATGCGTTCAATAAAGATGATAAGGGATATCTCGTCAACATACTTCCAGCACAGAAGAATTATGCTAACCAAGTAAACTTCAACTGGTTGAAGATAGATGTAGAAGACACAGTCGCAGCACCAAGTAATAAGTTATACATCAGAGGTTATAAGAACAAGGACACAGTTCCTTCAGATAAAACTTCAATATTTACTGTTGGTAACAAGATTGGTGAGACACTGAACCTTACCATTGCTGGTATTACATCAACAGCAAATGTATTGATGACAGTTCCTAGTGGAGTAGGACCTTCTGGTCAAAAAGTCCACATGGTAGGTAGAGCTGCTGGAATCAATAGTATAACAAGTGATGTTATAACACTACAAGCAGATCATAATCTATTCCAAGGTGAGTCAATCAAGTTCTTCAGTGATACTGGATCATTACCTGATGGTATAGAGCACAAGAAGACATACTATGCTATAACAGCATCACTTGCTGCTAACCAAATCAAGATAGCAACAACTAAGAATAATGCACTAGCAAATAATAATATTGCTGGCGTCAATAATCTTGGTGGTGAACTAACAGTCGTCTCTGATGTGGTAAGTAAAGTGCCAGGTGATCCTGGTCACCCAATACAATGGGATGAGACTGGTTGGCACGTAAATGTAGACTCAGGTAATAATTTACATACGTTTATAGTACAGAACCAGACTGGTATTACACCTGAGACAACAAACGTATTTGTTAGAAGACAGGTTGATAATAGAAGAGACCTAGAGAAAATATATCAAGCAACTTATATCATTCCTGAAGGAGCATCAAACGCTGCACCACCACAGAATGGTTATGTTATACAAGATAGTGGTGCTGTCATAGATGATGATAAGTTCCAGAACGACAATGTAGACCTTGCTAGTGATACAGATCTTAGAACAGATACTAACATCATCCATGCTTCATGGGCAAGTAACGTTGGTATCATCACGTCTAAGTTCCCACATAGGTTGAAGAGAGGTCAGACTGTACAAATCAACAGACTAAGATCAACGAATAACAGTGGTGGACTATCAAATCAAGGATATAACGGTGTATTTGAAGTATTAGAGATCAATGATAAGAAGACGTTTAGTATTGGTATAAGCACTAATCCTGGCGGTATTTCAACTATCACAGCTAACGTACCATATACATTACACAATAACAATATTGTTGGATCAGGTCGTACGTTCTCTCCTTACTTCGTAAGAAAAGATTATGGTAATGCATATCAAATCTTCAACCATCAAGTAATTCAGGAACACAGACCAGGCAGTCAAGATGGTATCTATAATCTAACTCTGTTATCTTACCATAGCATACCTGAGGTAGCACCATTTGATATTGGGCAGAACAGATTCCCACAAAATATCAATGACCTCAGACCACAGGTAAGTGTAGATAACCCAGTTGACGATCCAGAACCAACCAAGTCATATGCACTCAGAGGCACAATAGGTCAGGTAGAGGGTAGTGATCCTGCACATAGTATTACAAAAGAAACCAGTCTTAATATAATAGAGGACACTGGTGTTGGTCTTGGATTGACTGCCAGCAGCGTTTCAGGAACAGATGTCAGTATCTTTACTGAGGTTGACCATGGATTCAATGGTATATTGAATCTTGGTAACATAACTGGTGGTACACAGTACGGTACTAACTCAGGCTCAGCTGAATTCTACTTCAGTGTGGATCTAGTTGGTGGTACTGGTAAAGGAGCAACTGCTGACGTTACTGTCGCTGCGGCTGCAACTATCACAGCAATTGATTTAGTTGATCATGGTACAGGTTATACCGTAGGCGATGTTCTTACTGTAAAGGGCGTACCATTCATTACACCAGGTGCTGACTGTCAAGTAACTGTCACCTCAATCGACAACAATGTGGGTGATGTTATTCAGATTGTTGGTGTTGGAAGTGATCAGTACAATGGTCTTAGTAGGATAACCAACATCACAGATCCAAATAAGGTGATGTTTGAGAAGAGTAATATCTCAGTTGGATCTACAGGTGGATACATGTACCACGTTGGTGTGGCAACTGCCATCAATAATATTGTACATGATACTATAAGTGGTATTGCTACGGTTACATTACATAGAGACATAGGACTAAAGCGTGGTGATGAGATTGTAATTTCAGGTAACACAGGCGATAGGACAGTATTCAACGGAACATTCTCAGTTCAGGATAGGATTGGTTATGGATCATCAGTATCAGTCAAGATGGATGCTGGTACAGCTCCAGCGTTCCAAGCAGGACCTATAGCACATGGATCAGGTATTGGTTTACGAGGAAAGAATAGAGGTATAACAATATACGGTGGTACTACAACTAACCTAACATCAGGTCTTACTACCACAACTAATACATTATCAGTACAGAACCACTCCAAGCTCAGAAGAGGTGACTACCTACAGATAGAGAATGAGATTGTTCGTATTACAAGCAATGCTACAACTTCTATAGCAAGGGGTGCATTGGGTACTAATGCTACATCACACCCTGCTTATGCTGCTGCGGTGAAGATCAAAGTATTACCCATGGAGTCAAGACGTCATAGTACGATCAGGGCATCAGGACATACGTTTGAATACATTGGTTTCGGTCCAGGTAACTACTCAACGTCACTACCACAAACTCAAACCAGAGTTTTAGATGACGACGAGCAACTACTAGCACAGGCAACTACCTCTAGAGGTGGTACAATTGTGTACTCAGGTATGAATGACAAGGGTGAGTTCTTTGTTGGTAGGAAGAAGATAGATGCTATTACTGGTGAAGAGAAGTCAACTATTAGTGAGTTTGACGCTACTACAACCACTGCACTACCTAGCACACTGACACTAGATGAACTTACAGTCAACTCTAACTTCTATAGTTTAGGAAATACTGAGGTAGTTGACATTGAACTGAAAGGTAATAGGTCAGGTAATGTAGGTAATAGTGTAATCATCGGGGTGAATGGATCTAACCAGACTGCTCCTACATCATCTACAGATGAAGTTATAATCAACACAACGTACGATAAGGGTGGTTATCTTGGTTGGGTAAGAACATCAGATTCTAGCCAACCTTGGAAGAAGTTCAGCCCAATATCATACGATCACACTGACTCTTATTCATTCGATAGAGTTGCAGTTGGTATAGCTGAGAATACAAGTGGTAGAGTATTTGATGTAACAGGTGATGCAAGCATAGGTGGTAACATAACTGCTTCTGGTATTGGTACATTCCAAACTGGATTGGTTGCAGGAAGTGCACAAGTATCAGACTTGACTTCAGGTAGAGTGGTATTCTCAGGATTGAATGGAGAACTACAAGATAGTTCATCAATGATATTCTCAGGTGCTACACTCACAGTCAATACCTTAGTAGTTCAGCAGAATGCTACAGTTACAACAACATTACAAGCAGAACAGATAACATCTACGGATGATATCAACGCTGCTGATGACATCACAGCAGGTGGAACAGTTACCGCTTCTGACTTTGTTGGAAATGGTACTATACCTATCGGTGGTATTATAATGTGGTCTGGAACAGATGCCAACGTTCCAAGTAACTGGGCTCTATGTAATGGAAGTAATGGTACACCTAACTTAGTTGATAAGTTTATCGTTGGTAGAGGTAGTGCATATGCTGCTGACAGCACAGGTGGTAGTGCTAATGCAGTAGTTGTATCACACACTCACTCAACTACAGAGTCTGGACACGAGCATAACTATGCATTTGCTTCAAGAGATGGAAGCACCATTGGCAATAATTATGCTGGTAGTGGTATTAGTAATGTCACAGATCAAGGTAACATATCTGAACTAGAACAGTCTGGAGGACCTGATGGCGACAGACTAGCAGCATACACTGCTGATACAGAATCAGTATCAACTGGACTATCCGTTGATGCACAGGGTGTTAGTGGTACTAATGCTAACTTACCACCATACTATGCTATCGCTTACATCATGCGTATTAGCTGATAAATAAACATATCAAGGAGTTCTTTGTTAAATGGCGACTGTCAATAAGAAATTTGCGGTAGAAAAAGGTCTAGAGGTCGGAGATGACGCTCTAGTAGTTGATGCTGACAATAATAAGACTGGTATTGGTAAAACTGATCCCAAATACGGTCTAGACGTAGCAACGACTGCCAATTTTGATGGCGTTCTGGCAGCAAATCAGGTTGGGATAGGTAGCACCCAGCCAGGTAAAGACATAGATTTCAATAAAGATGTTATTATAAGAAAGAAATTATTTGATGGCAATGAAGGTGCTGGTGCAAATAATAATGTTCTTATATCAGTTGGAACTGGTGTTTCGTGGAGTGCTGGAGCAGACATTCAGACAGACGCATCGGGATTACAAACTCAAATACAGTACAAAAAATCCGACGGAAAATTTGGTGGTGCTGATAATTTAGTTTATGATGACTCGAATGATAGGGTGGGTATTGGTAGCACCCAACCTGAGTATCTCCTTGATGTCAAGGGTGCTGTTAGAATTGATGGTGTATTCCGTGATTCTAACGACACTGTTGGTGCGGGTGGATCTGTATTAGCAGCAGATAATTCTGGTGGTACACAGTGGGTTGGAGCTGGTGCTTCCACACTGAACATATATTATGTTGCAGAAGATGGAGACGATGCTGCTGATGGTAAAACACTATCAACTGCAAAGAGATCAGTCAAAGGTGCATGTGGTGTAGCAAAAGCAGGAGACACTATTAGAGTAGCAGGAGGAATATATCCAGAGAATAACCCAATCTTCGTACCAAGAAACGTATCAGTTGACGGAGATGATCTAAGAAATACACAGATCATGCCTACAAATATAGGGCAAGATCTATTTGAAGTACATAATGGTTCTTTACTACAGAACATGTCATTCGTTGGTGCAGCAAACACCGCAGCGATGGTAACATTCCCACCTGGTGGTGTTGTCAATAGACATAGATGGAATAAAGACACAGGAACACACATTTACAATGGTGGGACAGTAGCCAATGCATTTACGGTGACAGGTGGAGGAAGTAAGTCTGTATCTGGTGCGACTTATAATCCTTTGACTGGAGTTTTGGTAATAACAAGTGCAGGACATGGACTTGATACTAGCAATACTATCACCATTGGCGTAAACAAACTGTCATTTACATGTGATGCTGACAACCATGCTACCAGCCACACATATCCAAGAGCTGGAGATCCAGCACACAATACAGCACTTACTATATCAGCGTTTACCAGTGATACTATAACTGTCAATGTGGGTGCTGTGAAGGGTGTTGATAGTATAAAAGTAGGACCTAACTGGCATGCTGGTAATGCACTGACACCTACAGCGATATTATACGATCCAACATCAGGTGTTACTACTGTTACGTCCGCAGGACATGGTCTAAACAATTCAAACAGTGTAGGTATAGTAACATCATCACTCAATTTCCAGTGTGAGCAAGACTATTATGCTACCAACCATCCATATCCTAGAGCATCAGACCCAATAGCTGGTATATTCACTGCTATTACAGCACACACTACTGATACTATTACCTTCAACGTTGGTGATGCAGGAAGTCATGCAAGAATTGCTGGTATTATAACTCAGTCTCCATACGTCAGAAACTGTACAAACTTTGTACCTAACAGCGTTGGTATGAGGATAAATGGAGATCATGCTGATGGTACTAAGTCAATGGTTGTTGACTCATATACTCAGTACAACCAAGGTGGTATCGGTGTTACCATATCCAACGATGGTTATGCACAGTTAGTTTCGATATTCACCGTATGTGATGAGTATGCAATCAGTTGTGTATCAGGTGGACAGTGTGACCTCAACAACTCTAACGCATCATTTGGTACGTTTGGAATAGTTGCATCAGGTGTTGGTACAGTAAATCAGACAGGTATTCTTACAGCAACAGCAGAGGAAGAAGATAACACAGTTACAGTTTCTGGTCTAACTGATAGACCATACTCAGGTCAGGTATTATATCTTGGAGAGAAATTCAACGAGGTAGTCAGAGTCAACGTAACAAACTCTGGTTCTGGTTATACTTCTGCGAATCCTCCTATCGTGACCATAGGAGCACCTTCCGGACCTAACGGGGCTAACGCAGAGGGTGTTGCAGTTGTCAGTGGTTTTGGTAGTATAACTGCTGTCAATATGTTCGCTACTGGATCACAGTATCGAGCTGTACCTTCAGTGACCATAGCGTCACCAGGCACAGGAGTTACGGCTACTGCTTCTGCTGAACTTGAACCTACTTATTTTACTATAAATAGTGCGACACCTGTTACTGCTGGTGTTTCTACTATAACTATTGACCAAACACTTCCTGCTAATGTGGGCGTAGGGTCAACAGTTCCATTCGCAAGACAGTCTCTTATTCTTGCGTCATCATATACATTTGAATTCGTTGGTTCTGGACATACTATTCCAGCTGCACTACCTAGAAACGGTGGTGTTACCATTCCTGAGAATGAAACAGTATCTGAATTTGGAGGTAGAGTAGTCTATACGTCTACTGATGAGAGAGGAAACCTTAAGGTTGGCGATGGGTTCACTATCAATCAACAAACAGGAACTATATCTGGAGATGCTTTCAACAAGAGTATCCAAGCAACGCTTACCCCATTAATCATCGCTTTAGGAGGACAAATGTAAGATGGCTGCGATTCCATTAAATAAATTCAAGACTATTACGCATACCGTGACAGACGCAGCAGTGGGTATTTACACTTGCCCTCCTGGCGTAGCGTCACTTGTAATATTCGGCAACGTATCAAACGTTGGACAGGGTTCATCTATAACATCATTTACTGTACAGCACAGTAGAAGTGGAGTAGATACTGAACTTGTAAAGAACGCCAGAATTCCACATCAGGATGCTATGTCATTCATTGATGGACGTCTCGTTATGGAGACAGGTGATATCCTCAAAATTCAGGGGGATAACAATAATACTATGAAGTGCATTATTAGTATACTAGAGAACGCAAAGTAAGATGAGATTATTATCTGGGCGAGTTGGTGTAACATCATACGCTGGACTATCCACACACAGAAAACAGACACCAGGTCTTCCTGCTTTCCTTGGATTGGAAGAGGCAGAACCTAATCTTGGACTGCCCGCTAATAATAATATGGTACTATACGGTACTGTAGAGGGCGAAAGATTTTGGGATGTTCCTTCAGGAGCACCGTCTGGTAGTGTTGATGGTATAGAAGTACAGAAAGATGAGATAACTCCAACTGGTTTTGCTGGTTCAATTACAAAACTAAACTTCAAAGGTAATGGTGTTACTGTTACTCAGATGAAGTTAGACTTGGGTGGTGGTATAGAGGTTGGTATTGCTACCATGCAAATCAACAAGTCCACTAATGATGTAATGGACGCTGATGGATTTACGAGAGCGACAGGTATAACAACATTCAAAGTAGGTGCTGGTTTATCATTCTTCCCAGAACCAGGTCAGTCAGGTATTGTAAGTATATTCTCTGCGGCTGATGCTAGAACTAATATACAGAATGAAGATGGTACGTTCGGTTTTGGTAATGTTGGTACGATAAGAGTTGGTGCTGGTTTGACTGTAAACCAAGTATCAGTGGGTATCGCCAGCATTCAGGTGAACGGACAGTTTGAGCATGTGAATGCGAGTGGTATTATAACATCAAGTCTTGGGTTCAAGGGAGATTTAGCCGGTGCTGGAGTAACAGCTACTGCTGGATTCACTGGAGATCTAACTGGAGACGTAACTGGAGATGTGACAGGAGATGTCACAGGTAATGTGACTGGAGACGTGACAGGTAGATTGACTGGAAACTTCAATTCTGCTGGTATATCTACCGCAAATCAATTCTTTAGTGATACAATACAAGCAACGGGTATTGTAACAACTTCAAAAGGATTCGTAGCACCTGTTGGTAGCTTTGGATTCTTAGGGTCACTCAACTCCGTTGGTGTATCTACTGTAGCATTTTTCAATGGAACAAATATTAATGTATCTGGTATTGCCACTGCTATTGGTGGTTTTGTGGCGGGTATTAATGGAGTCGGAGGATCTGGATTCGTCGGAAGACTAAATGGGCACGTTACTGGTGACATAAACTCATCAGGTGTATCCACTGTAGGTCAACTTGCTGCTACCACAGTCAATGCTAGTGGTATTATAACTGCATCACATTTCTATGGAAATGGTGCAAACCTTACGGGTATTGATGCAACTGCGATCCAAACTGGTAACACAGTTGTACAGACTGCTGCACTGAATATAGTAAATTCAGTAAATGGTACAGCGAGACTTACGATAGAGACGGCTGGTACTATAACTGCGGGTATCGCAACTGCTACCACATTCTCAGGTTCAGGAGCATCTCTTACAAATCTACCTTCAGCACAATTATCAGGAGCATTACCCGCACTTGATGGTTCAGCACTCACAAGTGTGATCGCTGATAAAGTCGAGTTGACTGCAACTAACACAACTTCTGCTGATCATTACCTTACATTTGTAGATACTCTGACTGGTAATGAGGACTTGAGAACTGACTCAGATCTTAAGTGGAACCCAGGCACAAATGTTCTTACTGCTGCCACATTCTCAGGTAATGCTACTGGTCTTACTGGTACTCCTGCGATAAGTGTTGGTGATATTACGATGACTGGTAATATGTTACCAGACGTAGACGCTACCAGAAACTTGGGTGCAGCAGGAACACGTTGGCAAAACGTATTTACTGCCGACATGCACTTCAGTAACGTAGGTACAGGTGGTAATGACGTTGATGGAAGTGAAGGTAACTGGACATTACAAGAAGGTAAAGATAATATATACATGATAAACAACATTTCGGGTAAGAAATATAAAATCAATCTAACCGAAGTATAAGAGAGGGACACCGCACAACTCCCAATAGTAGTGCCATGCTATATAATTCAAATCTCTTATACTATGGTTGACGTCAATGTCTACGATGGTCTAATCAGTGAAGACATGCACAGCTCAATGTATGATTGGGCACAGAACGTTAGCTGGTACTGTAAATGGATAGGCATGACCCATTTACTAGACAAGAAAAAGAAACTACTCAGAACAGGAGAACCGAGGAGAGTTTCTATTCAGGAATACATACCTGAACTATCAGGTAAAAGTAGTAGTAAACATGTGTTAGG